ATCTCCTTCTCGACAATCTTTCCGCTTACAACTTCCCTCTCAGGAAGATACGCGCCATCGCGAGCAATCTGAGGAAGAACGTCGTCAACGATAAGCCTCCGCAACTTTCGACCTGTTGGCTTGATGAACTACCACGCACCATGCTAACGCATGGAGGTGGTTCCGTGCCTCAACGGACCAGTAATCTGGCACCTCCACACTTCGGACGGTTCCCGCCCGGATTGCTTGAAACCTCTCGATAGAATATTGATTGCGGCATTGTGATCGCGATTAGCCTCGAAACCACAAACAGGACAAGAATGCCACCTGTCCCCCAGCGACTTCTCGACATGCTCCCCACAACGGGCGCATTGCTGCGTCGTTCCACTCGGGTCTACTCGCTCAAACTGAGTGCCAGCTTCCACCGCTTTGTACTCAAGCTTTTGATAGAACATTCCCAGGCTTGCATCCAACATCGACCGATTGAGGCCGGATTTCTGTCTGATTTTACGACCCGGTTTCTCTAGCGTCCCCTTCGCCGACCGGATCATGTTTTTGATCTTGAGATCCTCCACAGCTATAAAGCAATATGCTCCGACTAGCATCGCAGAAATCTGATGAAGAAAATTCTTCCGTTGATTGGCGACTCGCCTATGAAGACGAGAAACCCTATCCTGAGCCTTGCTCTTATTCTTCGAACCGCGCTTTTTACGAGACGAATCTCGCTGAGCCGACTTGATTAGCTTCGAGGATTGGGCAAGATACTTCGGATTCTTTATCTCTATCCCGTTAGACAAATACGCAAGAACTTTAACTCCGCCATCAATACCTACTGAAGTGCGTGGATTTATCTCAGGGCGAAATACTGTGGTAATCGCGTGTCGATAACCAAACGTCGCAAACCATCTACCTTGTCGCCTTTGTACAGTGAGCGTTCTACGCTCTCCGTCCTCAAGAGGCACACGAGCCCTTCCTCGCATCGAGAAAAAACCGAGATTAGAAATCCGAAGTTTGCCACCTTTCTCCGTCCACTTCTCGACATTCCACCCTGCTGGATCAGGATAGCAAAACGAATCATAGCGCTTGCGGTTCCTGAAACGCGGGAAACCAGCCTTCCCAGCTTTCATTTTGACTCGACGGAAGAAAGCAGAAAATGCTCGGTCAACCCGCCGAACAGTCTCTTGGAGAGCATGACTCCCAAGCGGATTAAACTCTGGCCTGTCGAGCTTGATGGCGGGAAGCTGATTCTGCTGATCGTTGTACGTGACGCGAATACCATTCTTTCGCCACGCATCACGTCGCTCTTGAAGCGCAGCGTTGTACATCTCACAGTGAAGACCGAGCCAACCAATTAAAACTGATTCCTGTTTACTGGTTGGATAAAGTCGAAATTCGTAATTTCTAGTTGTGGTTTCCACTTTGCTTCCCTATCATAGTTTCAATGCTGCAACAAGACCTAAGATGCCATGCACACTGCGTATTTCGCATATTCTACCACATAGTCTTTGTCACTAAGTACCGACACAAAGCTCTTTCTGATCCAATCCTGGAACGTCTGGGCGACCACTTTCGAAGAGTTTGCGAAAATGCAGGCTGCAAACTCACCGAATACAATGGCGAACGTGACCATGTACACTTGCTCATTGATGCTCATCCAAACATCCAGCCGAGCAAACTCGTAAACACACTCAAAACAATTAGCTCTCGCGAAATCCGACGTGAGTTCGAAGGTGAACTCAAAAAATACTACTGGAAACCCGTACTGTGGAATCGGGCATACTGCGTGCTCTCGGCTGGCGGAGCCCCTCTTGAAGTAATAAAACGATATATCCAAAATCAAAATGGCGGCTAACTCCATCCTACGCTGCGCTTAGAGGATGGAGAATGCGCCGCCCGGATCCAGCTTCATCTCACCAATGTGGGCAATGCCAACACCGGAGGCATGCTCCATCCAATAATACGCCTCTTTTCGGGTTACCCCCCCCTCTTTCCACAATAGATCAAAAACCTCGTGTGCCTTCTTACGCCAGTCCTTGCCCTCCTGATTTGTCGGGATACCCAGCGGCCTCCCGTCCGGATGGCACCCAATAGACCCGTTGCACCCAGTTTCGAAGAAATTAACGCAACCGTAAAAATGCCTTCGATACCTCTTAGAGAACCGACGCTTCAGCTTCCCGTCACACATGGGACAGTCGAAGTCCTGCTCTGGGGCCAAACCTGGCCTTTGAACAAACTCTCGTCTCGGTATACGCTCTCCTGCTGCTTTGGGATTCAAACCATTAGGAAGATGGTCAATACGTGACATCCAAGTTCTTACCCCTTTGTCTCATCGCTGCCTCCGAGTCGTCCAACTGGGCGGGTCTAGCCCATTGCCTCGGCTGATGTAGCCTGCCGCTCCCACCGTCAGGACCAGGGAGCAGCTCATTATGCCACTCTATTGCGCGTATCGATTGTCTCATGCTCATATTGCATTCTCGGCACAGCCTTACGCGAACAATATCTCGGCTTTCTGACTCTGTGAAAAAATGGACGTTCACGGACCGCATCTCATCTCTCGGAACCACCACCCCGCATCTCTTGCACGCTGCATAATTCATACTCTGCACCTCTATCGGTGTCCTCTTTGTGCCCTCCCTTGATCCCCTGGTAGAACAACTCGATACCCAGGATCACAACTAAAAACACAAAAAAAACAACCCACCGAGACCTCTCGCCTCGGACACGTTCATCCTCCTCCCACGGGAGGACCAATTCTGCTCTCTTCATCTGTTCGCCCCTTCAACTCATGCAACATTCAACTTATAGCAGATTTTTAAACTATGGCGATAATGTCTCCCGCCACGACAGCACACAAATCCTTGTCGCCGACCTCGAAGTCAGTACCGACGAATCTGCCAATAACAACCTTGTCTCCAACGTTGATACCATCAACGTCCGGCCCTACACCTACGACACACGCCGTTTGGGGAGGCTTCTCGGCACTAGCCGGGAGAACAATCCCGCCAGGGCTCATTTGCTCGCTGCCTTCGGCCTTGTCGCGCTCGACGACAACATACCCGCCTAACACTTTCATCTCTTCAGCAACCGCTTCTCCGCATTTTGAATCACAACTACAATCGCTCATTGGTTCTCTGCCCTCCACTTTAGACATTTCTGACCTATTTCCATAATGCGCCGCCTGTCCTCGCGAGTGACACTCTGGGACGTGACGCAATTACAACCTCGTCTTTTTTTCGCCGCCGCCATAAAGGCAATCTCCTCATCTGAGAGGACCATCTCACCCACGGCCTCTGCAAGGCCAAACGACTCCAAGATTCCTACCACTCTCACCGAGTGTTCTCCAGAATTAAATCTGTTTCTTCGATTCCCTCATCTGGCAACAGAACCGATATACGGCCTTGGCCATCCCATCGGCAAGCCAGTCGTCCGACCGGACCAAAGAGAGATTCGTATACAGGTCCCCAGATGCTAAAGCTCGTCTTAATCGGACCAGACGCCTCCGCCTGCTGGACTCCATGAAATGGAGCCACCGCCCGTTCTGCCCATGCCCTAAGAGCCTCTGGGCCTGGTTCTGCTGTATTTTCACACCTCAATGATATACCCTGCTTTCTAAAGTGCATTCAAACACTTTCGCGCCTGACACAGCTTAGTTCCCGATTCACCGAAGCTGGTTTCACGAACAGATCACTGCTCGCCAGGGCCTTCTTCTCCACGGGCGTCACTTCGGGCAAAGCCTGCCCTAGTTTTTTCAAATTTACAGCGGCATTGATGTCTCGGTCGTGTGAAGATCCGCACTCCGGACAATCCCATTTTCGGGTGCCTAATGACAAAATATCCAGTTTGAACCCACAATCCGAACACGTCTTCGACGACGGATACCAGCGATCAGCCACTACTAAACGACCACCGTGATCCGCAACCTTGTACTCAATCTGCCGTCGAAACTCCCCAAACCCCACGTCGGAAATAGCCCGCGACAGATACCGGTTGCGGACCATGCCCTTCAAGTTCAGGTCTTCAATGACCACTGTACCAAATCGCTGTACTAACCCCGTTGTCAGCTTGTGCAGCGCGTCGTTGCGGACACACGACACTCGATAATGAAACCGCGCCAACTTTTGCTTGGCCTTCCACCGACGATTCGACCCCTTCTGCTTGCGGGACAACTGCCGACTCAACCTCTGCAACTTCGCCAATGACTTCTTTAACGGCTTCGGTGCCTCGAACTTCTCCCCAGTGGATAATGTCGCCAGCGACTTGATTCCCAGGTCCACCCCAACCACGGCTTGGTTCTCGCTCGTTGTCAGAGTTTTAGGAATATCCACCGCTATTGACACAAACCACTTGTGAGCTGTTCTTGACACCACCGCTGAAGTTATCTTTCCCGTGAAACGAAGCTCTTCCCTCATCCTTATCCACCCAATACGCGGAATCCGGATTCTCTGGCCATCTACTGCAAGTCTATCGCTCGACACATAGAAGCTATCACGGACACCTTTCTTCTTGAACCGAGGATACTTCCCTCTTTTTTTAAAAAAACTCTGATAGGCTTTTTCAACATTCATGAACGGCCGTGCCGTCGCATCACGTAACACTTCCCCAGTCCATGAAAAATCGACATGGCGAATGGCATTAAACTGCTTCCTCAATGCAAACCCACTTGGATCCCCGCCCAGATCATACTGCCTCTTCCACTCAGCCAACGCCCAGTTGTATGTGAACCGCGACACTCCGCACGCTCGCCGAAAATACCTCTCCTGACGAGGGGTCGAATCGAGTGCTATTTTATGGCTACGATTCAACTGCCCTTACCTCTTCATATCCTCTCTGAAGACTCCATCAGGAGCAATTATGTACCCCCCAGAGCGAAGATAATCCATCTCTTCTTCCGACGCTGACATAATACATGCTGGGAAAGACGTGAACATCATATACGCCAAAACTGGCCCAAACGCATCACCATCTCCAACCTGAAGCAGCAACTCTTTTCCGCACTTCACGGTGTCCACTTCAATAATAGATCCGGTCATGTGTTGCAGCCTCATAAAGATCGATTACCACGTCAATTCTAAAACGTCAACTTGCTGCATATCCCGGATTTAGCCACTGATTAGCAACCGTTCGACCGCCCTGGTCTGCCACGTACTCAGAGACAGACGCGCCCCACCTTGTTGCGATAGTGCTCGCCCTCTCCTCGGTGGTGAACACCCCGTATACAACCACGTCGACCCGCTGAATGGTTCCCGTGGAGCTTTTCTCTTCCGACGTCTTGGAAACAACATACAATGTCATACTGATCTCCCGGCGAACTTGAGTTCGCTACCGTTTCCTCTTTGCTGGCTTCTTTTTTGCCCTCTTAGGCTGCCTTTTTCGCCAACCAGTGCGACCGATCATTTTGTACCGATACTGATCGCGTATCTGAGCCCACATGAACTTACCCTTGCTTCTGGCGTTGATCATGTGGTGGTAGACCAAAAACGGGACATCGAAGTACTTGTAGATATTCCCCGAGACCTGAGATCGGCGAGTTGTGGAATCCTTCCAATATCGGATGTACAGGATCCCTTTTAGATAGTCGTACCCCACCGAATGGACGTTGGAACTCTCAACTTCCTGCATTGCAGGTATTGATTCAGCTTCAATCATTTTTGCCTCTATCAGTGCCCTCATGAATCCCATATTACATCACACGGGCTTGCAAGCAAAAATAAAAGGCGAGGCAGAAGGATGGATTACCCGCAGATTACGCCCGGCGCAGCAGCCGCCTCAGCCGCCTCAGCGGACTCATTGGCAATGCGTTGTTTCCGACTTGGAACCGGCGTCACGCATCCGCACGCCTCGCACTCAATGAAAAGATCCCCTGGGGAATTGGGGCTGTGAACCCCCTTGGTCTTGCTGGATTTACACTTCGGACAACCTTGACTCATTGCACCCTCCTCTTTTTTGGGTCTCTCTACGACCAAAGGGGAGTCGACTAGATAGCCGCTCCCCTCGGTTAAGGCAGGATTTTTCAAAGGCTAGACAGCCTCTTTCTTTGCCTCCTCTTTGATTTTGATAGTCGGAGCGCTAACCTGGGTGACCTCTCCCTCAAACTCAACCTTGCCCGAGCACGTTGTGCGCGGAACCTTGGCTTTCACACCCTCGAAAATCGCGGAGATTTTACCCTCCGGGTCCGCCTCTTTGACCGCTGCCTTGCGAGCAGCCTTGGCCTCTTTTTTCGCCGCAGCGCCCCCTGTCCATCCCTTGAGGTACTCGCTGGCCACTTCCTCGATAACCTTGGCCGCGCCGTCGCGAGTCACCCCGCAGCGCTGAAGAACGAGAATCATGAACTCCTCACTAATAAGCGAGGAAGTGGAAGCGCGAGTGTAGTCCTCGCCAACCGAGACTTCACCCTGGACACGGACAACAACATCGACATCGTATTTCTCGCCAGCGACGAGATCTTTGCGAGCTGCCTTGGCGACTTTGGTTTCGACGGCTTTTGCAACAGCAACGGTTTCAACAGATGTCAACATTTTCAACTCCTCAGTTTCGGGCCGGGGGTTTTCCCCGTCCTCTCACTATACAATTTACGTCCTGCAAAGGGGTTTGTCAACAAGCTGAGGAAAGAAAAAAGCATTTCTACAAAAAGAGTGTCTTATCGAAGAAAACGTGCATAGGGGGCAGCACCTCCACTCTCATGTCCGATCGCTCCATGAGCATTATCAAGTATTGAGATGTCTCTGTAACAACACCTCCCTTTTCTATTACCTTATACGCCGCCTCCAGGCTCTTCTGAGTCACGTCAATGTCTTTCTGCTTGCATCCATATGCCTTGAGCCGACTGGCCACAAGAGCCGGTTCTAGCATCTCTCCCGTGAGGTACTTGTACACCTCCATGCTGGCCCGCATCGATTCCATCTCATAGTGAGCCCGCGCCGATGTGCTAGTGATGTACTTGAACGGGAACTTCACCGGATTCTTGCGAAACTGAACAACGTGATGAGCCTCATGAGCTAGATTCGTAACCTGGCTAACCAAGCCCCAGCGCCCCGCCGCCTTCCCTATCTCATAGGGTATGTAAATCTTATCCCAAAATGTCACGGCGTACTTGTTCATAAAATCTCCGCGATCCTGAACACCGATCATTTGGAGAAAACTCCCAACCATGCGCATCGTGGATGACTTGTTCTTTCTCAGTACCTTGAAATTGAACTCCGACTGCATGTCGGCCCATAGCTTTACAACCAGATCGCCCGTTAATACCTTTGCCATCAGTCACACCCCCCTGGGAGACACGTAGACTCCCCGTCTGTATCCACACAGCATTTCCAGTCCGCCCCGTCGGCGCTCCAGACATCACTGCAATCCATGACCTCGTCCCAGTCGCCATCGGCGTTGCATATCTCCACCGAGTTCCCAGCGCACCTAGTCACTTCTGCCTCGCACCCCTCGCCGCAAGAGGTAAGGACAAGCACAAGGAACCCAAAGCACGTGGCGATGGCCATTAGCGCAAAAAAGGACAACACACCGTTATCAATTCTCATCTTCATCCTCCCATACTCCAAGGTTCACATAGGCGCTTCTCCCGCCCAGCTTCCTGGCCACCTCTGTGCGCTCACATTCAGAGCAGCGAATATCAACATGATAGACATCTCTCTCTGTCGAGAAAGCGCCCGACTCGGATCTCCTAGCTTGAATATCCTCGGATCCGCATGGACAGACGAGCTTAAACTGAGATGGGCGCGGGCCTCGACGAACGTTAACAATTCGTATCCTGTCTTCGGTCACCTAGCCCTCCTCGCGAACTCAAGTTCGCTGTGATAAAGCTCGCAAACCAGACCGTATATCAAGCGGGGATTTCTCCTCGATGAAATCGAATACATCCTTGCCGTCGAGTTCCAAGCCTGTCTGATCCCATCCCTCGCATTTGCTGCGAGCGAAAAGCTCAAGCCTCGGAACATCACCATAGAGCTGGACAATCCGATCTCTGACGGACTCCGGCTTCTCAGAATGCTTGCCGACAGGATCCATGACAACTGAATGAACACCCGCCGAAACGCGAGGCACCTTGCCGCGCAGCCCAAGCAGCACAAACTCAGCGCAGGCTCTTGTTGTATTTCCCATCCCCCAAAAAAGCGTCTTGGCTTTCTTGTTGGTCTTCACCCACGTGAAGGCTATGTTCTTGTACTTGAAGCCATATGACCGCATCAAATCGATAGCTTCCGGCATCAGAGGACTCGTGGCCCATAAGAAGAGCGCACAATTCTCCGCAGCGAGATCCCTTATTCTCATCTGCGAAAGATCTCTCATGCTCATAGTGCTGTATTTATAATCAACGCCGCGCTTGCCTGCGCTCGCCTTGTCCGAATATGACCACGGGAAGTCCGCGAGAATAACATTATATTTAGACACTCAACCCTGCTTTCAATATTCAACTTGGAAACACTCTACCAGAGACACCTCTTGATTGCTAGCTTGAGCCCTTTGGCTGCTGCGGAGTCTCCGGAAGCTCCATCTTCGTGTAGCCGTACTCTTTAATCAGCTCCGCCCCTTTTTTGGAATCATACTGAAACGCCCATTCTTTCCCGAATACCGCGAACATTCGATCCCTTGTCTCGTCCCCGGTCCCCTCTATCTCGACGTACCTGCCACGATTCTCGGTGCCCATACCAAAAGTAAAAATGTATTTGTCTCTCTTCAGAAAATTCATAACTTCAAACCTTTCAACCCTCATGCTTGTCCCAACACGCATTACACAACTGATTAATGGCTCCCCTTGCCCTGTCGCCGATCCATCTTGAAACCCCGCCTGGTCTGCCCAAGAGCCTCCTGAGCAGCCTCCCTCGTATATCCTCAGCAACCCTGTTGCCGCAACCAGGACAGCCCCAGGAAAGCTCGCCCCCTTCGCCAATCGGCACAAACTGATAATCGACACGAACGCATGGGCCGTCCCAGCCGAAAGGCCACCGAACCTTGATTATCCCCGTTACCTTGGGAGAGCGACCTGCCAGAGATGCTATCCCCGGCTTCTTCTTGTTCTTGACCATGGCCTTAGAAAGACGAAGCTCTATCTCTCGAACCCTCTCAAGGGCATTTTCTTTCTCAGCAGCCGGGGTGTCTGGGTGATCTATCAAGCGCTCCAGGTCCGCGAGCAAAGCCTTTTTATCAAAACTCATTCAGAAACCTTCCATCAACTTGCCTCAGCTACCAACATGGCCCAATCTTTGAGCCCCTCTTACACGCTAGCTTTTGGGTTTTCAAATCAGCCAAGCGGACGTTAGAGCCTGCTTACTGCTTTGTCAACCCATATATTGTTACCCTGGGGTATTCGCTTCTTCTTGGCTTTGGAAAGGAAAGAATTTTTAGGTGGAGAACAATATGCGCGATCATTTTTTGCGTGTCAATACCCTAAATTCAAATTCGTATTTCACCCGTGATTCCACATACATAGGTCACTTTTTGACCTGCGAACTTAAGTTCGTTTGCCCAAAAAGGGGCTAAAACCTGCGAACTTAAGTTCGCGGCTTACATTTTTTCAAAACAGGGCCGCGATCCTCCCTGTTGGACAGTTGACAAACCCATGCTATGCGTTATTTTTTAATAGAAACCAAGCCACCCAGGGAGAGGCAAACTGGAAGAAGCAAACAAGCAAGAAGTCGCTCAGGAAATCTTCCGACAGTTCGGCGGAAACCGATCAATGGCAATGATCGGTGGTACTCCCATTGCCGACGGCAACACGCTCCGCATTCGCTTCAAAATGAGAGCGGCCAACAAGGCTAACCTTTTCAAGATAACGCTCAACTCAATGGACACTTATGACCTGGAATTCGGTCGAGTACACGGGATGAAATACAGGATCATCAAGGAGTACAACGGCATCTACGCCGATCAACTCCAAGAGATCTTCCGGCAAGATACCTGTCTAGCTCTTAACCTCTAATTAAGAAGTAACAATCGCTACGACAACGGCGCTCGCTGGGCTCGTGGTCCCCATTGTCCCGCCAGCCGTGACCACAGCAAACGAAAGATTACTGAAGTCCATGCCGCCCGGACAAACGATCTGGCGAACTTGGTTAGCAGGCACACGGAAGACGTGATCGGGAACCGTGGTCCCTATTGTGGGCGCCGCGTCGTCGTATATCTTCATGAACGAAGAAGACGAGTTTGCAGCATTATCCACCTCGATCATGTAGATGGTCCCAGATGTCCCGGTGACATCATTGTTGGCCGTTGCGCCTGCGCTGGTCTCCTTGATTAGATTGGATCCAACTGGAGAAACTTGGGTGCTTACACTCAGTGTCATTTAATAGCTCCTTGCTTCTTACATTATCCCAGTTACGTCATAGTCGAAGCGATAACCACTGGCATTGCAACGCGCCCGCGCATACTCAAGACCCGCCTCATCACCAGACACGATAAACTTCCCCCTTTTAGTAGGGTGGTCATAAATCCTGTCTCCTCCAACACTATCAGCAAACGCACGTTTCACCCTCCCGTAGTTGTCAATTTTCCTGACCTTCTTGGGTGTCACAGTCCAAGTCTGCGTGCCTTCTATAAGCATCTCGATTTTTTCGATCAGCTTCCTCATCGCAGTCACCACCCGGCGTCTATGAGTAGTCGTTAAAGATGACAGCTGCTCGCTTGAGGCACTTTTGTGCGTCCGCGTAGCATTGCTCGATTTCCTTCTTGTGCTTGTCGGACATCTCGGATTTGCCAAAGCTACCCTTAATGCCTTTGTAGGTCGCCGCAAGCTGGCGTGCCAACTTGATGGACGCAGTCCAGTTGTTTGCAGCAAAACCAGCTGCCTTGTTAGAGGTTACCTCTTCGAGTTCCCCTTTGTCAGCCTCGGGTTTTTGCTCCTCGGCGGACTTTTCGATTTTCATTCGGTCGATCATTTCTTGAATTGTGGTCATTTTTTTGTTCTCCGATTGATAGCAACTATTACCCTGACAACAACCTGGGCCTGGCTACGACTAAACATCCCCTATCAAAACACCCTCGATCTCATCGATAATATGCTCGAACTCATCCTCTATCCTAGAGAGCGCCATGATAATGCGCTTGTTCTCTTCGGAAGTTAGACCAAAACGTTCTTTTTTCTTGAAAATCCCTACCTGGGTCTCAACCCAGCCCGTCTGCTTCTCGATAGCCTTGAGAAATGCTTTAGCCTGCTTCTTGCCGACCTCTTCCGCCGAAGAGAACTCTTCGAGGTTTCGCTTCTCGATCATTTCTTGAATGGTGGTCATTTACTTTTTCTCCATATCAGCAGTGACGGAAATCTCCACGGGTATCCAGATCTCTGTCCGTCCCGATGGCCATTTGCGCCGGGTTGGGTCTACGATAGCATCCCCGAGCTTAATCCCGGAGATGTTGACATCCTTCACGGTCCAATCGTTTCTCTCATCCCAACCGACTACTCGCCACACCCAATTGTCTTTCTTGGATAGCCACTTGTCGGCCTGGGATCCAATGCTACGCATGGCCTTCTTCGCAGCCGAAGAGAAAGCCTTCCGCAGGCCGTCTATGGCGGGCTTGTCCGTACCTGCAAGGTTGAAGTAATGGTTGGATGCAGCAGCCTCTACAGTGGCCCCTCCGCCGCCTCCACGACCCGGACGAAGAGTAATCACGAAGGTCGCCTTGCCGCCCTTGAATCGCTTCTTGGTAACGAGGACTTCCCCCTCATAACCGAGACGAATCTTAGGTTTGCCACCGGCCCATTTGGAACCGTCGGGAAGGATGCCTTTGGCGAAAAACGAAACACCGTTATTGCCCTCTTTAGACTCGGACAACTCAGACGCCTCAATCCCAGAGACAATCCCTTCAATTTGCTCGATCAAGTTCTTCATATGAGTGCTCTCTGTCTTCCCTGCGATTCCGCATGTGTGCTTTTCGCTGCTACAGATTTTCTTATAAATTGACGTGACGACCGCGTAAAACTTGTCCGGGTCGGATTTCTCCAGAGAATCACCGTACTCGTCCTTAACGATCTTCTTGGCCTTCTCCCATGTGACTTCGCCATCTTTACCGGCTATCCATTTTGGCATCTTATTGCCCACCATCAACAATGTCCTTGTCCAGGAAAGCCCTGATTTTGTTTGGGTTCTCCACCTTCCAACCTGGAGAAAAAGACAAAAAGCCATCAACATCCAAAGTGTCTCCGCGCATTAGTAGCTTCTTTCTCTTGTTAAAAAGCCACACAACATTTCTGGATGAATCGTTCAGATCGCTCATCCAGCGAGGCTTGGGCCTGTTTGCATAGAAATCGTTAAACTTCATAATCGCATCACGTATAGCAGAGGCACCACCGTGAGCGCAGGATACACTAAGGGCTTTGACCCAAGCCTCATAGTTCGACTTCCTGTACTCATCATCTTCTTTTTTCTTCTTCAATGCCCGCTCGGTAGTAATCTTGGCCTTGATCTTGTCAAGCTGTGACTTCTTAAGCTCACGAGGATACCCAAGAATCATATGCAGGTGATCCCCGCCGTAAGGAAGAATATCTCCCTCTTTCGTCTCAACCCAATATACATGCACAATCCTGCGACGGCACGACGCACAATTCATCGCATTGTCCCAATCACTCACTTTCTTAGAAACAAGACCATCCTCTTTCTTGCTCCAAACCTCATCCCACATCCACTTCCACTCGTACGCGATGGCTTTGTTGCCGTTCGGCCCCTCGACAACCTTGGACTTGGCAGCTTTTTTGACCCAAGAAGGAATGACAGATTCATGAAGCTGTATATATCTCTCGATCAACTCACGCATGATAACCTCTCTCAAATGGCAAAAAAACAACGCCCTTAAATAAATACCACACGAACAATACCATTGTCATTAAACGCGGAACAGGCAGCTAGATGGAAGAAATAACAGCTTTCATAACTTTACCAACAACGTGGCCAACATCCGTGAAGAATTTGCTAATCCGATCCTTCCGATCAGCCTCAAGCATCTGACGGATACACAGAATGTCATTCATGGACCATGGGCTCAAAAACGAAAGATCGGGGTTGCCACCGTCGGCCACCTCCATGAATGCTTCGCGAGCCAGCTCGACGCCGCTCCATCCATTCCTGGAGACAGAGTCCATGATGACGTTAATGATCGCCAATTGCCACGGGCTCTTGGCCACCTCCCGAAGGTAGGCAATCGCTCCGTTCGCTGCCTCCGTATCCTTCACCCCTAACTTCTGATGGGTCGCCAATAGAATGTCGTGCATCGTCACTGGGTGCCTCCATCCATGTTTCCTGTGCTTCTAGCGCCCCCATCATCCTCCGAGCAGAGCGTTGCCGAGTTCGGAATGACTGATGGATTCTCCGTCGGACGTTCTTCATTGATACCTCCCAGGAATCGCATAAAAGCCGCCCGCGAACTTGAGTTCGTCACGTGATCACTCCTATTCCAGGCGGAACCAGAGCAGAACCACCCGGAGCTTCCGTCACGGATACCTCTGCGTTAGCCACTATGTAGTCTATGATCGCCGCCGCCTCTTTGTTCAGAGCCGGAGCATCCTTCTCCACCCTGTAACTCTTCCCCCACGCCTCTTTGCGAGCAGCAGCTATGGCGCCAGCAAGACCAGTCCCCAATAAAGCGTCCCCTGCCTCAAGCGCCATTTTCTGCCTCCTCGGACTTCAATTGCAACAATTTCAAAGCGACGCTCATGACTTGAGCAACGGACCCGCCATGCTTCTTTGCAAGATCTTCCATCGCATTGAACGTTACCCTCGGAACGAGCATCATCACAAGCTCGTCCATGTTCTCTGCCTGGACACTGCCAGCGGTAGACGGCTCTCTGCTCGCCGGAGCAGGCTTCTGGACCGGTCGAGCAACGGGCTCTTCTCTGCTATCAGCAGTGCATTCTACAGCCTTCATCGCCATTACAACGCCCCCCCGCCCTTGATCTTGTTAAGGGGGCGCTTGCCGCCCTTGTTCACATTGTCGCTATTGGGGTTTTGAAATGCGTATCGAACCTTTGTGTTGTCGTCCAAGGCATGGCCAACAGCATACACAACCTTGTCAATTGGATCCTGATGAATCTGCCTAAATGTCAGCGATACGGACGCCTTGCGGGGTGTTCCATCCGGAAAGCACAATTGATAATTGACGTCGCAACCTGTCATAATGCAGTAAATTGCGTTCCCGCCTGTGGCGTCCCCTAATCCCATTTTGGGCATAGACAAAATAGCGACAGGCGGAGGATATGCAGTCCTGTAAGAGTCGACGTCCGCATAACATGGATAGCAAAACGCACGGAGCCACTTGATCTCTTGAACCACATCCACATTGTGTGGACGGTTGGTCTTTATAATGTCGTTCTCAGGCCGGTTTAACTTGAACGGATCGAGCACAGTCTCAAAGAAGTTACGAGTCTTAACGGGCTTCATTAGCCTGTGAAGATGAACCTCGAAAGCAATCGTTCGGCCCGAGTTCCCAGACCACTGGGCCAGGGCCGAAGATGCACCTGGTATATCCTTCCAGTTCCAGCCCACATCAATCGTGTCCGTGACCGTCTCCGGCCAATACTGAAAGGTGTGCTCTCCGAGATCTCCAAGAGGCTTGCCTGTCTTAGGGTTGATCCCAAGCATAGACGCAGCCTTGTAATCGGATCCTTCCGGACCATACATGATCGACTCAACTATTGATCCGATGACTCCAAGGGCCATGACTACTCCTCTTCTGAGATGTACTTGCCTATGATCGCCCTAACCTTGGCACCAGCGCTCCGATGCTCATCCGTAACAACCCGAACATCATTGATGCCTAGATTGCGATTAGGCACCATCATGGTCGCACCCTCTGGTAACACAAAATCTGTATTGCCCAGACAGGTAGATCCATCCGAGATAACCTCGTCAAAGGCTTCTCTCTTGTACGTGGGAGAAGCCGGAAAACTATCGATCTCTGCTGTCAGATCAGAATGCACACTGTCCAAGGCAGAGATAGCACCCTCTATCTCTGCAAAGAACTCAGGGCTCTCCGATTTCAGCGCAGGATCGTTATCCAGGACAGCCTGAAGAGCCTCTGATGTAGATCTCGCACGATTAGCCAGGCTGGACGCGACATTCCTGTCAGATTCATTATTCCGAGACACTGCTAACAACACCTTCCCCACTCTCTCCATCATTTTTTTAGCGTTACCCCGATGATCAACAGGATTGATCGTTTTCTTTTTTCTTTTTTTCACAACAATGCCCATGGAAGCCTCCTAAATGTTTTTCACATTTGGAATACGGAATATCCACCCAGCCATAGTGCCGGTTCCGGCTGCATATCCATCCAGCGTGTACCAGACATCCTCGCCGTCAAAAGCTATTGCCCCAACTGCGAGATCATCCGCTGCGACATTCGGCTCCTGCAAAGGATCGCATATCCCTATGGTCTCTTTCAGGAGGTCCGCATACGTAGAAGTAAAATTCGCTATATCCTGGACACCGCCCCGAACAGAAAGGCGATTACAGGCTACAGTGCCCTTTGCCGGATCGGTCGTGATATGCCAGATGTCCTTGCCATCAAAACAAGCCGGGCCAAACTGCTCATCAAAGCCAGTCATATCGACCACGTCGACTTCACCATTAGTTGTAAACCCTGATTGAGTGACACCGCCATCAAGCGAGCCAGTGACAGTGCTACCGGCAAACCCCCAAATATAATATCCGTCAAACACCAAATCTATTGCATTAACTGGAGGTTGACCATCTGCGTAATACCAGGAATACCACCCAGTAATGAGAGAGGGAGGAAGATGAGGATTGGCAATCTGACAGACACCAATGTTGATTCCAGCAATGCCACCGCCACCAGTCTCTTTTACGCAGCTAAAATATATATTGGAGCCATCAGAGGCAATAGGCCCCGAACAGTAGGACGAGTTGAGTGCGGGAATCGGGCTTGTCCCAGAGGTCACAAGATCCCCTGTGCCGTTGCCTATTATCACTCCGTCCGACTTGCGGATCACATAAACACCGCCAACGTTTGAGGCCGCCCCGTTAACCTCTGTCGTTTGATCGTTGGCAGCCAAGTAATTAAGATTGGCGTTTATAACATTGGCACGCTTAGGAATTAACGAACCAAATCCCGCCACGGTCCCGGCGTCGAAAGCGCCCAGCAATACGCCATTCGTAGGCCAGGCAGAATCTACTGTTAAACCGTACAGTAGCTTCAGAAGCCTGTTGTTGCCGGTCACTGAGTCGTCTGCGACTCTAATGTATATGGCATTGTCATCTACGCACAGATCCTGGAACACCCATTTTGTTCCGTCACTGGCCGGGAGAAATGACTCAAGCCTGGTCACAGTTGTTTCCCCAGTGGAAGGATCAACGAACCCTACAGCAGGCCCCCCTGTGGCCGGATAAGCATTATCTAGACCCACAACAATAACCTTCGCCCCTATGCCTCCAAGACGCCACGGTGCAATTTTGCGAACAGCATACTTATTGGCCCCAATATCGGCAAATGGAATCCCAAAATACGGAAACGTGTTCTCTATAGCAAACGGATGAGCATCAGCCGCACCCTGCTCATGAAATACAGTAGAGGAGATCTTATGCAGCGCCATGTTCAAATTGGTTGCAGACAAAGATCTGGCAACCGGGCCTCTTAGACGCCTGTGGAGATCATGCACTACATCCTGAAGACCATTCCGCTCATCATCCAAAGCCGTTGAAGTCTCTCCCCAGAGAGGAGGAGAAGACAAGCGCTTAACACTGACATTCTGAGCATTAGCAGACGGGTACTCAGCAGGACTCACTGGTGCCTGTTCCATTGTCCCCTGCTGTTTTTTCTTGTACCCAGCAATCGTGAATTCCTGCGTGAGAACCTGCTCGGTATCCATATAGAGCTGGAGTTGAGGATCCGTATAAAAACCCTCCGTATCGCTAGCAGACGACGGAGTCAATGCCGTCGTGCCAGCGGTATCCCATACCCTGATCGGCCTAACGCCGCCGTAGTCCAATGCAAACGAAGCATCGTATCCCATGACCGTTGAATCCTTGGAGTACACCTTAAAATACCGAGCTGCATCACTAGCTCGTGCGCCATCTCCGATGTACCAGTCTCCAGACAGGGCAATCTTCTGTTTGCCGTCAACGCTGGCTGTCGGATCAATAGTCACGTCATAGGCTGTCCACTCCGCTGTGTACATCCTGTTCGTGTCGTCCATTGTCGCAAACGGATTAGCAGCATCCGGAGAATTCGCATTCACCATGGCCTTCTTCTCGTCCACAGTAGGGGTCCGCCATGCGCTCAGGGAGTCGTAGTAACCCCAGAGCTTGTCGCCTGCCCCGAGATCCGTCAATAATTCCGCCGCAGTTGGAGCGGGATAGGTCCGAGGAGTAAGGACGTCCACCCAGGTTGAAGCATTAGAAATGTCAAAACTGATTGAAGTAGCCGCAGGAGTAACCGGTATCCGGCCAATCACAATAGTATCGACATCGTAATTGGAACTGACTGCATTGTGAGGATCCTCGTCGGAGACCCTGTACTCAACATCGGTCGTCTGACCCACCGCGTAATCCGCATACATGTACACGTACAGATAGGTTACGCCCGCAGGAATCGGATCAAACGCCGTCCCGGACAGCTCAATATAAATGTCCGTGGACTCCCTGATGGAAAGGGACCAGCCCTCTCCGGACTCATTATACCGGTTAAAGACAGCAAACGAATCCGTGTCATACTCGAAGCTCAAAGGGTCGATGTTTAGATGGATCTTCATATCCGGAACGGTTGAGTCCTCCGGAATGAACCCACGATAACACCCAGACGGATAAGCCAAGGATCGCTCGTTCTCACCCTCTGTCACATACCGCTCTCGATATTTAAGTTTTACTTTGTCGGGACTGACAGTGGTTCCATATACAGTCATTTTTACCTCTGATAGCGGGATACAGTAAAAGTGAAACGGACATCACCGTAAGTGATGCCTGCTGCTGCAATTGCCTCTATTTTTACATTGGCATTGTTACCAATGTCCGAAGTTACATCTTCATTTTCAGTCACAGTGTACCAAGTGGTTGCATCGCTAACCCCTGTCGTGTCCGTAGAAGTCCAAACCACCGATGCTGATTCATCGTAAAGATTGAACGTCTGAGTCTGAGACAAACTCATGTCTCCGCGCTGCTCAACCTTCATCAGTATCTTGGTAGGCATGGGCCGCAAAGACCCGTCTCCAACGGCACTGGGAACAGCCGTCGTTACACCCACATCGGTGTCTTCCTCGTTGGCATTTAGGACCACGGTGTCTATCACGTAGTCACCGTCGTTGGCCGTCGAGTCAACGATGGTAATCGTCTCGCCAGCCGCCAGATCCTTCGTCCTGTCGCCAGTGATCGTAAACGTATTCGTGACTGTGCTGGCAGCGGTAACCCCAGAAAGATCGTCCGAAAGGAATTCAGACGCCAGAGTCTCTTCTATCGTCGCTCCGGTATCCACGTTCTCAAGCGTCCATTCTTTCGAGACAGCCCAGTCCACTACACGAGTATGAATGGGAGCCAGGGTCGCTACAATCTTGCGCCGAAGGCGACCCACCGCCGCGTCCATGCTGACCCCAGATCCGTAATGCTCGTAAGCCTCAGCAGTCGGGGTGATCTCCACGCGCCGCTTGTAAGACAAGCAGAAACAACAATTCTCAAGATCCAATTCAGGCACATACCGGATAGCAATATCCGTCCAATGAACCTCTCCGTCGGCTCCAGAGTCAGCCGCAGGCCCAGGAGATACAACGAGGTCTGTGTTCACCCCGTTGAGAGTCGCAGAGATGACCGTGTAATCGGTGTCATTGGCCGTCGACCGAATGATACCAATGGAATCGCCAGCGGAGACAGTAGCCGTATGATCCCCCGAAATCTTAACCGTAGCCGATGCCGCAACAACAGACACGATGTCCGCGTGACCTACGACGGGACCATCGACGGCTACCCCAGAGGAATCCGTTCCAACTCCAATGACAACAGTCATCGACCCAACGTCGTCGTCCGATGGCGTCGCAGGAGAAGTCGGGTCGGACCATGCACTCAGCACACTATCAATCCAGAATATATCGTCCCCGTAAGCTGGTGGAACGCTGGCGGCCTTCTGGTATTCTGTGATACCAAACTTGCCCTTCACCCAACTCCAGTTCTCTGCCTGGCAACGCATCATACGAATCTCTACGAAATACCCGGCCTGCAAACCGTAAGACAGGAGCTGTTCATTAGTGAGGGCGGTCACGGATACAGCACCTGCCGGATCTCTCGGAATAGCAGACAGCGGATGAGGAGTATCGGCCACGTTGGCATAATACCCCTGCGCTACGTCGAGAGCGTACGCCAGCCCGACCGAATACCCGTCCGTGGAATCGTCCAAGTGCACAATCGCGTTGTCCACTAACGTGACCCATGACGACGTGTCCGGATCGTAAAGTTCTTCATCGGCGGCGATGTCGTCAAAACGCAGATACTTAGGCTCGATGTCCGTGTACATGGTCCCGTGATACATGAACGCATTCTGAACGGGTATAGACGCCCAAAAAGAAGAATCGCAAATCCTCCACAGCGACCGCACAAACACGTCGAACAGGCTTATCTCACCTCTGATCCTGTACGAATCCTGAGACGCTTTTAACCCAAAATACTTCGAAATATTGGCAATCGTAGATCTCTGAACATCCTCTGGGTCGTTCCGGTCGTTCTCGAACCCGAAGTCACGAGCAAGATGGTCAATTATCCGAGGGCGCTGCATGGATAGGTAATACCCGCGCACCGTGAATTTACTCGTAATATCGACGTCCGCATCAGCGTTCGTCGGGAGAGCCATCACAATCTCTCCAGTCTCGTAGTTGACAGTTCCGTATGAGGTGGCCGTAACGATGTCCGTCCCGGAAGCCGGATACATGTTCCCGGAGCCGTCCCACGGAACATTCGGGACATCATAAAGAGGCACGATAGACGAGGAAATCGACACGTTTATGTTCACCTTCGCGTTGGCAACGAGCCAAGGAGTTGGAGAATCGGTGTCATTGTACGCAAGGCGCAGAGGCTTGAACGGCAAAACCACGCTAGGCTCTTGAGAGTTGTCACCCTCTCCGATCACCACGTCTTCCCATTCAAACGGAATATAGAGATCGTCGCTCTTTATCCAGACCTCATTCCCAAGGGAAGAACCAGAGATGTACTGCCCCGGCCAATCGAAGTTCCTCGTCCTGACCTTGACTACTTCGTACCTTGCATCTTCCCCGGCTACCCCATCGTCGGTAACACCGTGCCATCGACACCACCACCACCGCGCAATCGAGGAAATAGGAGCATAAGGAAACCACGGATACCACTCATCAAGGACCGACTGGGTCGCCGACGGGGGATCCTCTTCGTCTGTCTCTGGCATCTGGGTATAATCAGGCTCGCCAACCAGACGAACAACTTTACCCCAGTAGTCATCCTCATACGAAAGAGCGCTCGTGAAATAGAACCATTCCTCCACGCCTTCTTCCGCTATCACCTGATAAGGATCTCTCTGAGACGGCAAGGCAGCGATTTGATTCAGGAAACTTTCCCCTTCGTCACCGAGAACCTTGAGGAACCCTTCCATCCACCCATCTACATCCAGGGCTTTTTGCTGCGTAGGGACATTCCCCCAGAATATCCGTCGCCCCCAGTAGCCTTTCCCAAAGAAGCCGTAACCACCTGGATCGCTAGATGACATTTTCGCTCCATTGCGAACTCAAGTTCGCGAGATTTAATCTGCCTTGGCGCCGACACCAGAAAAACGACCTGGATCGTTTTCTTTCCTCATATCCTACTCAACAAAAGCATGATTAACAAACAATATGAACTACTGCGCTGCAAGCCAGTATTTGATTCTATCAGACTAAGACTCGATGCAAAGGCATTTGGCGCTCGCGAGGACTAGGCTTGAGGGTGTTCTTCAGATGCGTCTGAGTCGGAACTCTCTGAACTCACAACGTTGTCATCCATCTCCATTATACCCAGCCTGATAAGGAAAAGCATCTCATTCCCAGAGAGGAGCCCCTCACACATGGACGGCTTAAGCTTGACATTACAAGGAACGTCAACCTCCTCTGCCAGCAGCATAATGACCTCTTGCTGGCGCTTAGTCTCGTTTTCAAGAAGATCTGAATGATCCTTGTTCAGATCCAGCACCTCTTTGTCAAAAAGCTCCTGATCCTTAAGAGAATAATGATCAACCCAACCAGCATGAGCAGGAACCTCTACCCGCCTCTTGATGGGCATACCCTGCTCATCCTTCACCGCATGCCTCTCGCAAAGTGCCGTATATTTACGCGAATACTCTTGATAGTCCGGATCCGGGGTCCTCGCCGTGGTCAGAGCCTCCATAATGGGATCGATCGCTTGTCCTAGCACAACAACTCTGTACGCCAGCAACGGAGACTTGTCGTTCCCTAGCGACCCAACAATCTTACTCAGCATCTCAACCTGCCCATGTGTCATCTTCATCTTTTCCTCCTGATTTGCTCAATTCTCAATAACCATGTCACAGCTATGACTCAAAATGAAATACTAATGTTTAATCTTCCAGGCAAGGCTGTCTTGACGGTCACTAACAATTATTAACATACGGCGACAGCAAACCCTCAAGTGCCAGCGTATCAATCCCGCCTGGCACTAGCTCTGTCAAAAACAACGAATAAGTAATGTCAAACGCGGGCGCGTAAATTTTACCGTTAGGTCCGAGGACTCGCCCATAAAACTTGTACTGAGACGCCTGATACCCAGTGTACGTGGTCGTGTCAGTCGAATCGTCGCCAGGGTCGATCACAAGGGCATTCGTAAACAGCATTGGAAGGCAATAAATCTTGCCGTTTGGAGCTAGGATTCCTTGGCAATATTTGTTGCTACCAGTAAGGCTAGCGATCGTCGATTCATCCTTGCTATCGTCACTCGGGTCAACTATCAAAACCGACGTTCCATTTCTTGGGGAAAAGTAAATCTTGCCATTTGGAGCCAGGCAGCCTTGTCGCCACGAAGACGCAGCATATGTAGACATCGAAGCGATCGTTGTGATGTCAGTACTAGGCGTATCCACATCGATAATCAACACACTGTTGTGATTGTACGGAGCACAATAAATCTTTCCATTTTGCGCAAGGCAGCCGCCGTACCACTTCGCAGCCCCTGATGGTAGCCCAGTGAGTCCAGTTGTCGTACTGCTAAACGTATTAGTTGACGGCGTGTATACACCGACGTTCTGAGCGCCAGACGGAATCAAATAGATATTTCCATTTGGATGCAAGGTCGCGCCGAGGTAATCAGAACTTCCGCCAACTCCTGTTTTGTGACTCGTGTTAACTTCGTGCGTTTCAGGATTTATAGACATTATTGTTGACACTGAACCGTAAGGAAAACAATAGATAAACCCATCATGCGCAGCGACCGCCCCATAGCCAGACCACGAGCCACAATCGAGACGCTCCGTTGTTCCAGCAATCGGATCAATAACGAGCACCTTGGTACTCCCCGAATTACTTCCAGGTATAAAGTAAATCTTTCCGTTTGGTGCTAAACAACCTGCCGAAAGAGAAGCATCTGATATACTTGAATTTGTATATTCCGCAACAGGCGACGCATAATCAAAAAAGTCACACACATTACCAGACGTGAGTCTGCCAAGCACGTCAAATTTATTTCTTACCACTGTAGACATCTTGGCTCCTCAGCTATTTACGTACGATGTTAAAATTGGCTCAATCGGGTATTTTGAAAACCCAGGGGTGATAACAATGACCTCTGAATACCCATAAAACGGCGCACAATAAATCTTCCCGTCCGGCCCGAGTATCAGAAAGTAATTTTTGTAATCGTAGGTAGAAACAGGAATGCTGGTTTGGTCAATAGTGTCGTTCTCCGGGTCAATTATCCCAACATGGTTCGTCGACAGGGAGCTGCAATAGATCTTGCCGTCTGGTGCTAGGCAACTGTCCCCATATTTGTCGTTACCTGTCAGGCCAGTAATAGAGGTTTCTTCTGCTGTGTCCGCACTAGGGTCAATTATCAACACCGTCGTTGCATTCCTTGGGGCACAGTAAATCTTCCCATTATGCGCCAGTGTTCCTCCGTAGTATTTTGCTGAACCCGAATTGACACTGATCGTTGTCGTGTCCATAGTCTCAGCCACAACATCTATGATCCCTACGTAATTAACGCTGTACGGTGTGCAATAGATTTTCCCATTAGATGCCAGCGCCGCACCTGAGAACTTACTCCCAGCAGGAGCCGTTATCGATGTCGTGTCCAATGTCTCATTCGATGGGTCGAAAATACCAACATGAGTTGCTGCGTAAGGAATCAAATATATCTTGCCATTCGGGTGCAGAACCGCTGCCGTATATTTTAGGGACCCTGTTATCCCAGTAACAACATCTAACCGTACCTCATGCGTATATGGATTTAGAGATGTTATGTTTTCGTAACTGAACGGGAAAGAATAGATCAAACCATTCGGCGCTGAAATGCTCGACTGACCATCGTACGCAGCGCCAAAAGGAATCTCAACCATCGTTGGACCATTTACACCCGGAGTTAACTCTAAGATTCTATAATCCGCAGCACTGACCGGCATGAAATAAATCTTTCCATTTTGGCCCAATGCGCCCTGCTGTGACTGTCTCGTGTATACTGATGGCGTAGTGAACGTTTCAGACCCTATAACATGCGATGCTTGTCGCATATACCCAGGCATGTTACCAGCGCTCAGACTCCCCCTGATTGCCGCATCATTTCGAATCTTGGTAGACATGCTGACTCCTTAACTGTTTTGGTACGGGCTTAACAGCGGTGCAATTGGGTACTTGGCAATCCCTGGATTGATGACTGTAAACTTGTCAAACGTCCCCTCTGGAGGGCAATATATTTTCCCGTTTGGCGCTAGAACCATGCAATGATGCTTAAAGCTAGTCGATGACAATCCTGATATTGTTGTTGTATCTGCCGTGTCTGTTTCTGGGTCAATTATCAAGATATTCGTTGCATCACTTGGGCAACAATAAATCTTTCCGTCTTGGGCCAGAACACTATTGCCGTACTTGTCCGTTCCTGTCAGCCCAGTGATAGAAGTTTCCTCGGCTGTATCGTCAGAGGTGTCAACTATCAAGACTTTCGTCGAACTTGTCGGTGGGAAATAGATTTTCCCATTATGCGCAAGCGTTCCAGGTGCATACCCTGAAGATACTCCTGTGATTGTAGTCCAGTCTGCTGTTCCTGCCTCTGGGTCAATTATCAAGACATTAGTTGCGCCACTTGGCGCACAATATATCTTACCATTCGGAGCTAAGACGCCGCCATGATACATGTAAGAACCAGTTGGCCCAGTGATAGATGTGTCAATGGTGTTGTTGCTTGTATCAATCACTCCTATGTGACCACTAGACGTTTGAACCCATGGCGCACAATATATCTTGCCATTCGGATGCAACGCCCCGCCTTTGTATAGCTCCGATGTAAGTCCAGTAATAGGGGCTAACACCTCATGAGTGTCAGGGTTTATTGTCATCACCCTTGTGTCCTGCAATGGGACGCAATAAATCAAACCATTCGGCGCAAGCGCACAATAGACACCCTGCCATGTATACGGGGCTCCTATTGAGTCTAGTGAAAGCTGTTCATATTCAAGCCCATTATCAGTAATGGTCACCGCGAACGGTTTTTTGTCGGTCGACACTGAATATTGAACGCAATACAATTTTCCGTTTTGTGCCAAAACTATTCCACTGTTTGCGTTATAGCTCGTTGGCGGAACGGTGATTGTTGTCGCGCTAACAACACACGATGCCAACCTGTTATAAGTTGATAGATTTCTGCCTTCAGCGTTTTCAGTTACCTCAACAGCGTTTCTGTAAACCGTCCCTGGCATGGCGACTCCTAAATGATCGTTTTGACCAGCCGTATTACATTGTAATTCTTAGTTGCAGTCGCTCTTAAGCGTACAAGACCTGAATCAATATCAACCGTGAACGTAAAATCGTCTGTATCCCCAATAGAGGTTACAGCAGAATCGTCTGATTCGTAAGTATTACCAACGCCATCCCAGTGTGCCCTTACAGTCCCAGAGCGTATGTTCGTTCCTGCATTCGAAATGAAATACTGGTATTGGACTGCTCCATTGACTGAATCAGAAAACGCATCAAGGGTTGCTGTGGTCGCATTCAGCGAAGTGTGTATCTTGCCTCCGGCAGTCGAAACACGAACCCAACCCTCCGTCGCCTCGGCATAGACAAAAGTAGCTGCGTCTCCTTTAGTAAGATACGGATCGTAAGCCGAACCCTCAACGTTGTTTGTGTTTCTGTTTACAGCGACATTATATGTCGAGTCGTAAACCTGAACACCTACAATGTCCCCTTCACTCGGGGATGCTGGCAACGACAATGTAACAGTGTTGCTCGCCGCATCGATTAGATAACCGTTACCTGAAGTTGCTGTAGTATTCGAGGTTATCCTCGACCAGGACATCCCACCACCGCCGCCGCCAGCAAAAGCGAGATTGATCGCGCCAATCAGAGATACTTCCCCGCTGCAATTCGATTCCAAGGACGACCATTCGGCACTCGAATCGGACAAGGTAATATAGGATTGACCCGTCCAAGTGGACCCCGATCGATACTGGTCGTCCAGGCGGATTTTGCACGTAGAGGAGCCCGCTAGGATATAGGCAGATCCGCCGCTTGCGTCCAATGATAGAACGCCCGGCCCCGTGCTACCGGCAGACGCTTTGATCTCGACTTCTGTCAGACCACCCGTTCCGGACCCGCTAGCCTGGACCAGTAATTCAGCCGTTCCATTGTTTGCGCCGGAAGACGTCAACCATAGCTGGCCTGATCCTGACGTGCCAGCGGCCTCGCTCTGAACTCTAAGAATGCTGCTCGTATCGGCGACATTCTTCAGATACACACCCAAAGCATTAACCGTAGATCCGATATACAACTCTTTATCCGACCAAACAGACTGCTTCCCCGAGCCCGTGCTGGTCAAGAATATCGAAGATCCCGACTCGGTCTGGAACGTGTCCAGATCGTTGATTATCCTAAGAGGGCTCCCCGTCGCAGAAACACCTCCGTCAGAGCGAGTCAGCTCAAGTGTATCCGTGGAATCATTTGCTGCGTTCGTGATCGCTACAGCCCCAGAATCAGCCGTAATCGTCCGACCAACGCCGGACCCACCCTGATCATATGCTCCATCCAGCGTGTTCCCACTACCACCAGCAAAAGCGAGATTGATCGCGTTAATCAGGGATACTTCACCACTACAGTTGGACTCTAGCAAATCCCATTCTGCGCTAGAAGCGGACAACTGGATGAATTCTTGACCTGTCCATGTTGATCCAGCACGGTTGTCGTCATTGAGACGAACGTCACAATCATCACCACCGATATTGACAGAAGCCGCCCCGCCACTTGCATAAATATCTACAACACCGGGCCCGGTGCTGCCAGCTGTGGCTCGCATCTCTATCTTGGATTGCCCACCAGTTCCAGCTCCAGCGGCCTGAAGAAGGAGATAGCCTGTGCTGTTATCCGCTGTTGCACCATTGGCCGTGACCCACATCACAGAATCACCGGTAGTGACTGCCTCAGCCTGCACCCTTAGCAGAGCACCGCCTGTGGCCTTGTTCTGCACATACATCCCGAGTACCGGCTCGCTAGTACCGATGTAAAGTTCCTGATCAGACCATATCGTTTGCGCTGCCGGTGAAGCAGCCGTCAAGAAGATGGACTTCCGGTTCGTAGAATCCGGGTATCCGCCGTAATCATTCTGTAGCTTCAGAACGTTGCCTGTCCCGACACTCCTTGACAACTCCAACACGCCTGTTGTGTCAGCAACAGCATTCGTGACCGTTACAGCCCCTGAGTCAGCCGTAATAGCTCGACCCGCTCCAGAGCCACCGTAGTCATACGCATCGTCGAGAGTGCCGCCGCCCGACGCCGCAGCCCAAGTATTGTCACCCCTTAGATACGTGGAAGCAGAGGGCGTCCCTGTGGCGCTCAAATGAGCAACCCCTACAACCCCGCTAGCAATGGACAAGGCTCCGCTTCCCGTAACATCACCCGTGTGCGTAGCGTTCGTAACTTTCGCCGTGTTGGCGGCCACGTCAGCTCCAACATTGATCCCGTCAACCGTGCCACCTACTATGATATTTCCGCCTACGGAAAGGTTGCTGCCGTCAAATGTTAGGTTCGAGTCGCCCTCGACTGTCCCGTTCCCCGTCCACACCGCAACCTGATCGTTCACAGGAGTCCCTACCTTGGTTACGTCTCCGCCCCCGCCACCAGACGCAGATCCAAACAACGGGAGAGCACTCCCGCCAGCCGTCAACTGAGCACCGTTCCACCATATGATGTTGTAGCTGTCATCCACGTAACCAAACGGGATAATATCTGGAGAAGTATCGATCCCGCTCATGAACGTCTGCCACTCTATGGATTGAGCACCCACCGCCCCTGGGGTCACAGTGAGAGCAAGGACGGAGTTTGCCGTTAAAGCAGTCGTGCCCACCGGGACCGTGATCGAGACACTATGCGTCCTCGAACGAATGACCAATGGACCGCTCATGCTCAGATTATAACCTGGGCCACTGGACACAATCGAAGCATTCGGAAGCGACTCAAACATGAGCCTGTTACCGTCAACAGATGAGAAAACAGTGGAATCCACATTGGTTACAAGGTCTCTGAACACGCCCTGCCATTGCTGCCAATCAGCGTTCCACGCAGGCACAGGCCATCTATATCTGGATGTTTCGTTGGTCATCTTGAACTCCTACGCTCAGAGCTTGAATCAGCCTTTTTAATTCTATCCGCCTTTGCCGACTCTAGATAGTTTTGTTCGTGACATCTGGGATCTAGCGAAATCATTTAGTTATTCATCAGCAACAACGATCCGAAAAATGCTGGGGGGTCTACTTGAAGCTCGTAGGCCCCCATGTCACTGTACGCAGGGGTCCCCGTTCCGGTCGTTGTAGTATCAGGATCGTCACACCGGGCACGCCCAAGTATGTCCGTAGTAGGATAATCTGTTGCCCCAGCATTACCTGAGTCAACCGCTTCACTAGAGCCCGACAGATCGTAAGGATCATCTCCGGTGCCCACGAAAAGCGGGTCATCGTTAACATTGCCGGTGCCTGTATAGGTGCCAGTGCCATCTACGTCAGAATACGTTACGGTTATGGTCCCGGTTCCATCAATCTGGTTAGCCACTGAATTAGCAGTATTGTCCCAGAAGATGCAGTTGGTTGCGACCAGGGTCTCAGTTGAGCCCTCTAGAAACACAGCGCCCCCGCCGCTTGCATCAGAACAGTCATTATCAGCAAGCGTACAGTTTGTAATGGTAACAGTGGAGTTCCAGCCCAAATATATGGCCCCGCCCTTGGCGTCCGATGAGCCCCCTGAGAACACAGAATTGATAATATCAGTGTCAGTACCGTAGTAAGTAAAGATGTGCCCCGCACTACTAATAGTCGCAGTATTGTTGATGAATTTACAATTTTCTATAGTGGTAGTAGTGGCCGTAAGGAGCATTGCGCCCCCCGTGCCATCGGTGGTCGTATTGCCTGTGAATGTGCAGTTGGAGATCGTAGCACTTGCCAAGGCATCGTCCGTGAGAGAGGTCGCAAGCGCCCCGCCGTGATTGTAAGAAGTGCATCCCGTGAAAAGACAAGAATCCACGACAACATCACACGAAGAGTTGCTGGAGAAAAACAAGCCCGCACCGCCGTCAGGAAACGAAAATTGCCTTGGGGTATCGCAGCCATTGAATTCACAATTGGAAATTGTTATCGCGCTTGTCCCTGTCGTCGTGACATATATCCCAGCACCCTCTGTGTCTTGAGTATAACCGTCCAGGAGCTTGAATCCATCAAACGTCCCTTCCCACCCAGAAGTCAGAACACACCTGTAGGTATCACCACCATCTAAAGTAGTTATATCGTTCGCAAGATCCCGACCCGCAACACTGCCATTCGTTCCTGTCAAATCAGTAGCAAATCCGCCGTAGAAATCCGGATCATTGGCGTTGTCAACGTCAAGCGGGGCAGTCAGAACTATGACCCTTGCCTTTACCCATACCTGATTCCCTGTAGACGCAGAAGCGTCCCCGGCAACCTGTAAGGACTCATACGCATCCTCCCAGGATGTTCCATCATTGTCTCCCGATGCCGATGGATCACAAAAGATAATAGCCATCGATTAACTCCTACGTCCATTCGCTCAGGTTTTTTGCTCCAAATGCCAGTGTGTATTCCGTTCCCTCTTTGACGATCATCAGGATGTCTTTAGCTCCCGCTGTCGTAGAGAAAGTCAACGAAGACCCGTCAGGGGTTAGAATCGTTCCACCAGAAACAGAAGCGCTCGTTATCCCGAAGGATCCCCCTGTGTTTTGCTCACAGATGAGCCTCCACGTTCCGTCGCCAATGTTCCCCGTGTCCACAATCGTCAATGCGATTGCCGCATTGCCCAACTTGACCTTTTGAAGCTGCCCGTTGCTCAGCGTGACCGAGAGGGCTGTTCCTGTGACTGTCCCATTGTCGTAGGCTGAGGTGTACCCAAGGGTTTTAACATTCTCTACGCGGTCGCTGTCGTCAACAGTGATGCCTGTGTCCTGCACACCCTTGGATCCGCCGTCGCCCTTGATCAGCGTGTTGTCTGTCATCGCAGCAGCCGCTGTGACGTCTCCATCGCTATCGAAATTCACCCAAGCTGAGCCCGTGTATCCCCGGAAATTACTACCATCCCACTCAGTGGCGCCAGCCACATCGGTATTCACCCAGCTAGACAGTTTGTGTCCTCCAGCCGTTTGATAAATATCGCCGGAGCCCTGGATGATTAGTGTAGTTGAACCGGCTGCCGTACCCTTTGCAACGGAGAATACGTTATCCGTGTTTGCCATCGTAGCTGAGCCAGTGCCGCCATCCGACTTACGGGCCATAAGATGAACACCACCGCGAGAGGAAGTGGTTGTAGTCGTCGAAGGAGTTTGAACTCTAGCATTGAGATTAACAGCAACCTCGTTGCCCGTTGAAGAGCAACCGGTGAGCTGAACACCACCAAGTGTCCCGCTCCACTTATTGAATGTACCGTACGTGTCAGCCTCTTCAGACCCGGTAAACGGATGCGATACATCCGAACTCTTCATGGTCAGGATCTTCAGGTCATTGGTCCCTTGTTGCAAGCAAAGCCCACCCGGATCACAGTCCGGAGAAGTCTCTCCGCCTGTGGAAATCTGGCCTGTGTCTGTGATGAGAACAGTGCTGCCCTGGACATCCCTTGAACCCCCGTTGCCTCTAACAATGGAATGATCTGCCACCACCGAGGCCGCAGTTACCGCTGTTCCGCTCACGCCGTCCAGATTGACCCAGCCAGATCCAGTGTAGCCACGGAAGTTGCTACCGTTCCACTCCATCACGCCCGCAGCTGCCGTCCCGCCAAATGCTCCGACCTTCACACCGGCAACGGTAATGATGTCGCCAGAGCCGCGAACAGTAACCTTAACGGTGCTGTTGTTCGCGTAAGTAAGTCCAACATCGGTATCAGCCAGGGCCGCGAGACCAGTGCCTCCGTCAGACTCCCTGACATTCAGAGCAATCACGCCTGGATTAGTATCCACTGCGTGTGGCGCCTGAGTAAACGCATCTAGCACTAGACCAGAAGAGTCATTCTCGGCAAACCCGCGAATATGCGCACCGCCCTCAGCGCCAGTGAACTTCCTGATATGGAAATAAGTGTCTGAATTAGCAATAGTGGTAAACGGGTGACTGATGTCAGAGCTTTTCAGCGTGAAGATATTCCCGTCGCCAGCGCCCTGATCCAGGATGATTCCACCAGGATTCACATCGATTGCGGTGTTGCCGCCAGTAGTAAGAATCGTATTCGCACCGAGAGTTAGACGATGGTTCACATCGTCCCAGGTCATATCGGTGTCGCCGCCGAACGATCCACCATTATTGTACTGAATTTGGCCGTCGGATCCACCGGGAGATGTGGCCGAAGTCTGGGCATCAAGGTTCACCCAAGCAGACCCGGTGTATCCCCTGAAATTCGACCCATCCCACTCTACCGCGCCAGCAGCCGCCATGGCTTGGTATTCGCCAACCAGAAGACCTCCAGCAAGGAGCTTGAAGTCTCCGTCGCCACTCATTGTGAATTTGTGCGAATATGCCGTTGCTCCAAGAGCGGTCGTCCAGAAATTAAATCCTGTCCCACTTTGCGTTAGAGACCACGCCTCTTCAGCTCTAGCCGTTACTAAAGCCGCAGTCCTTGCTGTGCTCGCGTCAGCTTGGCCTACGAAATAGATGTTACCCAGTGCTCCAAGATCAGCCGTAGCAATCGGAGTTCCTACCGTGCCCCTAGAGGAGTGCAATCCAAAAGCAGCCGAGTAACCAGAGTTACTATAGGCCCTGCAACCCATAAGAGCGTGCGCACCATCCACTGTATTGTGAACTTCGAGATCCCAAGCCGGGTCTGTGACGCCTAGCCCTACATGATCAGTCGAGTCATTGTAGTAAAGCCTTGAAGCGCCACCGAAAGCACCACCGTTGTTGTATTGAATTTGAGCATCTGAACCACCCGGAGATGTCGCCGCACCCTGAGTGTCTAGGTTCACCCAGGCCGAGCCTGTGTAGCCCCGGAAATTACTGCCATCCCATTCAATCGCACCAGCTACATCTGCGTTGACCCAACTAGAGAGCTTGTAACCACCGGCTATCTGATAGATGTCACCAGAGCCCTGCATGATCCATCTCGTGGCGCTGCCACCGGAGGACAAAGCAAACATGTTATCCGTGTTGCCTAGGTTCGCTGTGCCTGTGCCGCCGTCACTTTTCCGAGAATATATATGGACGTTTCCCCACGAGCTGGCCGTGGTAGTGGTTTGAGGAGCAGCCCCTTGAGCGCTAAGACCGATTGCAGGGTTTCCACCTGTCTCGGTTAACCCGACTATAGCCAGCCCGCCCACTGTTGGATTCCAACATGAAAGTGCACCAAAGGTATCCGCATCATCGGCGCTTGTGAATGGGTGTGAGACCCCTGAATTCTTCAGGGTCACTGTCCTACCAGTCTCTGCGCCCTGATTCAGCGTTATCCCGCCAGGGGAACAATCCGGAGCAGCCTCAGCCCCAGTAGACAACCTACCGTCTCCAGTGATCAGGAATCTCTCAACTGTGTAATCCCCAACCGTAGAAGACGACGTTCGAAAGGACATGTTGCAGGGTCTTACGTTGGTAGCCCAATCACCCTCTGCGTCACAGTAAATGTAAGCCGCACCCTTTAGGATCCCAGCAGTCTCGTACCCCGCAAAGTTCAGTGCCCCTAAAGTGTCTCCGCTTTTGATAGCCGTGGGAGATGCAGCCGTTCCTCTACCCCTGCACATCGTAAAGATGGGGAACACGTTAGTATCGTTCGTGTTGATCATCTTGAGGAATGTGTAGTTCGTGTCCTCCCTGGCCATATGGAGAGATGAATCTGGGGTATTAGTGCCAATTCCGAGATATTCGTTGGTCCCATCCCAATACAGATTAGCGTCGCCTTCGATAGTTCCGTCACCGGTCCAGACGCCCACCTGGTTATTTACGGGTGTTCCAACCTTGGTGACGTCTCCGCTCCCTGTCCCTGTATTGTCCAGGTTGACCCAGCTTGCGCCGTCGTACCCACGGAAATTACTACCGTCCCATTCGATAGCTCCTGCAACATTGGTATTTACCCAACTAGAGAGTTTGTGTCCTCCCGCTGTCTGATAAATGTCTCCAGAGCCTTGGATGATCAGCGTAGTCGAGCCAGCTGCTGTTCCCTTGGCAACAGAGAACACGTTATCCGTATTCCCCATGGTCGCCGAACCAGTACCGCCGTCGGACTTGCGAGACATTAGATGAACGCCACCGCGAGAGGAGGTAGTTGTAGTTGTCGAAGGGGTCTGAACTCGCGAACTTAAGTTCACCCCTACTTCGTTTCCTGTAGAGGCACAACCTGTAAGCTGGACGCCACCCAGCGTCCCGTTCCACTTATTGAACGATCCATACGTATCGGCCTCTTCGGATCCCGTGAACGGATGCGAAACGTCCGAGCTTTTAAGGGTCAGAATCTTCAGATCCCCTGTCCCTTGCTGCAATGTCAGTCCGCCAGGATCAACATCAGGAGATGCCGTGTTCCCAGTCGATACTCGTCCGTTTCCCGTGATCCTGAGTCTCTCAACCCCGAGATCGCTAACGGTCGAAGAGGACGTGCGGAACGACAGGTATGTTGGGCGGATATTTGTGCTCCAGTCACCCTCTGCAACACCGTAGATGTAAGCGGACCCTTTCCGGTTCCCCGTGCCATCTGCTTCGACGCCTGCCCAACTTATAACGCCAAGGTTGTCCCCGGTTTCCACTGCCAGGGGAGACGCCTCTGTGCCCCTTCCACGAGAGAAGGAAAGGCTGCCGTGTTCTCCAGTGTTGTTTGTGTTCTGGAGGATAATATCAGACGCATTCGCGTCCTCTCTCGAAATGAAAAGAGATGCTGCTGGATTAGAGGTCCCGATCCCCAAGGCTTCATTTGTCCCATCCCAGACAAAGTCAGCGTCGCCTTCGATAGTCCCGTCACCGGTCCAAACACCAATCTGATTATTTGCTGGCGTTCCGACCTTGGTTACATCCCCACTGCCCCCAAGGTCACTCACGAGCGCTTTCTTTAGGTTTCCACTGTCACTTGTGTCGCTCAATAACACGTAATCAGCACCGTCCGCTGTGACGGTGCCCTTGCCAGTAATGGCAGCGTTAGCCAGCGTTAGAGCCCCAGAACCAGTCGCGTCTCCCGTGTGAGTCGCGTTGGTAGTTTTAGCGGTATTGAGCCCGATGGCCGTATCCATTATCTCGATCTTGTCCCGGATCGCATTCTTGGACGCAGCATCGGTATTGGCATTCCAGCTCGTAGCGTTGTAAGCAATGTCGCTGACCGTTACCGCTGTGGCACCATCCGCCACATTGATCATAGCCCTGACCTGGGTCGCTGTTAATTCAACAACCGGCTCACCTGCCCCTGCGACGTTACCCAGGATTCTCTCATCCGCTACAACGTTCTGCATCTTCGCGTAAGTAACAGCGTCGGCAGCTATAGTGAGCGCACCGTCCCCGGTCACATCACCTGTATGCGTAGCGTTTGTGACTTTCAACGTATTGGCAGCCACATCGGTTCCAATATCGATCCCGTCTACCGTACCGCCAACAACAATATTTCCACCGACACTTAGGTTACTACCATCGAACGTGAGATCAGTGTCCCCTTCAATGGTTCCGTCCCCGGTCCATACGCCAACTTGATTATCTACAGGAGTCCCGACCTTGGAAACATCACCGGCCCCGGCTGGAACGGACCACGTGTTGTCACCACGCAGGAATGTGGTTGCGCCTGGAGTTCCGGATGCGCTCAGCATCGCAATGTCGACTGCGCCCGCAGCAATGGTCAGCGCTCCATCACCGGTTACGTCCCCCGTATGGGTCGCATTCGTGACTTTAGCCGTGTTGAGACCGACCGCTGTTTCGATAGCGTCGAGGTCAACAGCCTGGGTTACCGAAATGTGGCCGACCTTGGTTTTCTCGGCGTCCGTGTATGCGTTCGTGTCAGAGTTGGACTCGTACTGCGTCTTGATACTCGCAGCAGACAAATTAGCCTGCGTGATCACCCAGTGCGCTGCCGTGGTCGGAGCATCCTGCTTTGCGGTAAGCATGTCGCCAATCTCGACATCAATCGTAAAGAAGGTTCCGGCAACAGTTACGTCGTACACATCTCCGATTTCAATCGATGAACTAGGGGAGACATCCAGGTCAGGAGTATTCGTATCCGCGTTATACCCGCCCTTGTATGCCTTGGCACTAGCAACCACAGAGCCAACATACGCTACGATGGACTGCTGCGATGCGACTTTCGTGGCATCGTCAGAGGCCATATTGTCCTCATCCAGGAAGTACCCATTACCGGCCAAGGAAGTGTCCGCATTTAACGTCGCCCCAGTTACCGTGGTGTCTATCTCGTCAATAGCGTCCTGGTAGTTCGTAGCAGTCAGGCCAGAGGATGTGTTGTCGTACTCAGATTTACCCTTTGGTACATAATCTGAACTGTCTACGTAGATTACAGCCGATCCACTCGCAGCGTTCGAGATCCTCTGTTCTGCAACAACATCGGCGAAATCAGCAGTGATCACAGACGGATCATTCGCCAACACGATCTCGTTGGTCACCGTGTCAGTTATCGCCCCGAAATCTCCATCGGACGTCACCAGAAGCGTATTGCCAACGAGGTTCACTGCATTAGTAACATTTTTGAACCGGACCCCTGAGCCGACATCTTGCAACGCCGACATATCGATCAGGGACCCCATGGGAGCTATTGCGTTCGTAACGTTCTCGAAATAAGTGGCGTAAAAGACTCGAACAGAACATCGACCCGCCGAGATGATCCCATGGGTCTGATCCTTGAACCTCGTAGCACTGACAACAAGGGATACATCGTCGTAGACGTAAATACCCCAGCCATCCGCCAAGTCCCCGTCAAAGATGCAGCCTAAAACATTGATGTCGGAACAACCCGCACGAACATTGATCGAGTTCCAATTGTCGATATTGAAATTGCACCGAATGAACTGCCAGTTATCCGTATTGGTGAACCCAGGAGGCATATTACATTCAATGCAATACCCTGGAGTTTGGTTTACTTCTCTGACCTCGTTCTGGACTGTTGAATATCCCGCAATTGGATTCAGTTTGTCAGAGGCAAAATACGCCCTTGAACCCATGATGAAACCATAGGCGTCATCGACTTCCCACATGTCCAAATGCTTGAACACGATCGGCGCCGTGCAATTCTCGGTCACGAACGCAGCGCCAAAATGGGGAGCAGTATACTCAAGCAACGTCCCCGGAGTAGACACTTGAGCTGCCCTGAGCTTAGGCATCGAAACAATCCTAAACCTGTCCGTCCCTGAAAGAACCGGAAGATTCACACACTCAAGTCGAGTCGCTGTGTTTCGTGTAATTGGGTAGTAAACACCAGACGTGTGACCAGTGGTAAATTCAAGAAAATGCCCTCGGTGCTCATCTGTTGTCCATGACTCAGCCGACGCATCTACGTAGGTCGCAAAGGTCGCCGAAGATGTCGTATTATCCCAGCCCGTCGGGATAAGATCAGCCTCCACCTCGGTAAGCTCCCCAACAATAGTAAGAGAACCGCCAGCGCCCACAAACGAGTCCGCGAGAAGATGATACTCGGTTCCAATCGAGTACGTGGTGTTCTTGACGTTGACCACTACATCCGCAGCCAGAATGCGTGGGATATGATTTGCATCCCTCGTGCATAATCTAGAAAGAGTCTTCCAGGCGTTGCCCCATGAAAGCCCGTCGTCAGCGTCGTCTCCATCAGTCCCGTCTACATAGTAGGTGACATCGGAGGATATAATCTCATCCCCTGTGACATCCCCAACCCCAACCTGCTGCCACGTATTCGGCGATCCAGTCTTCCACCACAGCGTCGCGTCAGACTGCTTATAGAGATGCCCTATAGGGAGGCCGTACAACCAATCCTCACCATCGCTGTTGCCGGGAACCACCGTATTCGGATCTGCGTCCCACGTTAGCGCGGTAATCCCATCATTCAATGTTGTTAATGGGCTCCAGGTTATTTGTCTTCTTTCGATCTCAAACTGGTTCGAACTGGCATCGGCCATGAGATTTCCTCCGCGTTAATCTACCTAGATGGTCTCTTCAATTGTTAGGGATGTCTCATCGGATGAAGAACTGGCCGCTGCCGTGTCCAAGATCCTGGCCGTAGTCGGCGATACCCCAAGTGTCCCAGCTAGACACCAACTGTTAGCATCCGGCGTCGTAGTCGTATTGAACGCCCGCTTGTTGGGCAACGACTTAACAGTCCACGTCAACGTGCATTTTGCATAATCAGCAACCTTGGCCGTAAACGTGGCCTCGTTCGCAAACGCCGCCAGCGCGATCACTCTACTCACGAATCCACCGATCACGTAGTTCGAGTCCCCCGTGTAAGAAGTCGTCTCGATGTTCGCCAAATTGTATGCGCTCAAAGCCTGGTATGTGTAAGTTCCAGGAGTGTCGTCCGTATCGTGACACTGCAATGTCCTCGTCCAAACGAGAGGACCCCCGGTGAACAATCCATCCCACGTTCCACCATTAGCACTTGGAGCGGCAATCGTAGGTGCTATCCGAAGCTCCTGATTGGCTGTCAAGGTTATGGTATGGCCCTGAGTTGTGGTTCCATTTGTACCACCTGTACGCAGCCTTGACGCCTCACTCATGGTTACAGTAGCCGCAACGTGAGCAACATAGACAACCAAGTCTTCCACTGTATCAGCGTCGTTGGCTGCTCGATTACAGGACACCCTGTAGTTCGTAGTGGTCAGATTGTAACTTCCGGCGATCCTGGAGATCCCTGTCTTGTCCTCCACGTAAGTGGTTGAACTAGGAATGCTCAAATCGCTGTTCGGTGAAGAGTAAGCAATCGTGTCGTAGTCACTACAGGTACAATGAACAGACACCGTCTCCGAATCCTTGATCGCTTCTTGCGTAGCGGGATACGTGATCGACACCTGCGTCATGGCCTCCACGGAAGGATACAAGTTGTTGCAGTTGACCAGATTTATTCCGTCAACAGACCCACCTGCATTCGTGTAGACCCAGTCGCTCCAAGTCCCCGTGGACTTCTTAACCCTCACGCGTGCGGGCCTGGCTACGTTCGTCGTCCCTCGATCAGCTATAACCGAAGTGATCGTCGTATTCGTGGTTGAAGCAACCACCTCACTCTGCGAATCGCACGCTCCGGAGTCCTCTACTTCGACCTCCACAAACGCCAGATCAGCTGTGACGCTTATGTCGAATTCATCACCGGCTTTAAGCTCGGTTTGAGATCCAGGGTAGCCATTCGCAAACACTAATGTGCTGATAACAGGCTTAACGTCCTCGGCCACCGTGCACGAAGCAGTTGATCCATCCTCATGAGTAGCAGTCACGGTTGTCCCCACTAAGGTGATGTCCGCGTACCCACGGAACAGAACCCGGTTGTCGTCTTGATACGCAGTGTAGTCCCAGTTGCCCACAGCCGTGCCATTAACGGTAACAGACGGCCTGAGATTGCTCGGCCCTATCAGGGCGATAACGTACACCCTCAAACTGGAATCGTCCGACACACAAGACTCAAGAATTTTATCGTCGGAACCGGTCGTATAAACCTTCGTTCCCACGTTCCCGCCTCCGTTCGGAACGATGTCGTTTATGTAGACTTCTCCGTCTCCGCCGCCTCCAGCACTGTCTAAATTCACCCAACTTGCACCGTCGTACCCTCGGAAGTTGCTCCCGTCCCATTCGATCGCACCGGCAATAGCTGTCCCATTGTAAGACTGAACGCTGATAGCGCCTGAATACATGTCCAGGTCGCCTTCGGCTGTGACAGTGACCCTCCTTGTAGCTATCGTTCCTCCAACAGGACACGTGAACAGAGCGAGGTCTGTACCCCCAGCTCCTGCGGTAAAGTTCTCGACCGCCTCGGCCATGATAGCCACAGGATTGTGGACGCTGAAATCAGACGAGCCATGAAACCCCATGAAGTTGAGAGAGCCTAGTATATCCCCACTCTGAACAGCCGTTCGCGCCGCCGCAGTTCCGCGAGATCTTACGCACAGCAAACCAGGACTTGCAGAGTCGTGATATGTCCGGACCCCAACCGATGCACCCGCGCTCGCAGGATTAACCACATCAATGTCAAAAAATGGAGCCGTATTACGAAGCCCAACCTTGTCCGTGGAATCGTTGTATGTGAACTCCGACGCGCCGCCGAACACCCCGCCGTTGTTGTATTGTATCTGGCCGTCTGATCCGCCAGGAGTCCCGCCGCTTCCAGCCGCCGATCCGAACAAGGGCAGATTACCCGCTCCTGCAACTAGTCGGGCGCCATTCCACCAGGTTATGTTGTAGCTATCGTCCACATAGCCCAAAGGAAGTATGTCCGGAGATGAACTGATCCCCCCCTCCAACATCTCCCACTCTATAGACTGGGCACCCACCGCCCCCGGAGTAGACGTGAGAGCCGCAACGGCCAACGTCTCCAGAGAGTATGTGCCCGCAGGTACCGTGACCTCAACACCGTGAGCCCTCGACTGCATCACCAGAGGGCCATCCATTACCATGTCGTAACCGGGGCCGTTCGCGACGATCTCAGCGTTCGGAATGGATTTAAAAATCAGACGAGTTCCGTCCACCGCAGAGAACATTGCTGCATCGACATTGGTAATCAGGTCTTCAAATACATCCTGCCACTTCTGCCAGTCAGCGTTCCACGCAGGAAAGGGCCATCGGAATCTAGGAGTCTCTTCATTCGACATGTGGAACTCTCCTATTAAGCAGGTGAAGCGGGATACAGAACGATACCATCTTCATCTCTGATTATTAGCGATCCGTAGTTGATGATTTTGTTCTCTCCAGGCACGACGTTGCCCTCTGTGTCAAACACGGAAGGAGAGACAATCGGACCTGTTATTTCAATGTTTACCCTCGTTATTCCGTCAGATGTGATCCTGACGTTTTTGTACAGATCAGACAGGTACAAGGGGGAATTGAAATCCCGGCCCTTGAGCATCCCCAGGATCGTCGCCACGACATCGGATACAACCTCCGCCTCTTTGTAGGCGTCCTTATTGACGACAAGAGTCATCTCAATGTCGACAGGAACCAGCGATGCGCTTCCGTCTATCACCTCAACATTCTGAGTAACTTCCTTGATGCTGTTCAAATGGGACTGGAGCCCGACCATCAAACCGACCGAAGGAGCAGAGTAGTTGCCGTCCACATCCAATCCAAGGATAGGAACTTGGACGTAGTTGCTCTGGCAGTCGTCCGAGAACAGCCTCCCGATCCTGTCGTGCATATCCGTAAGGACCAAATTCACAGATGTGTCGAGCGCGGACGCCTCCCCCTCCATGGTCGAAAGCTGATCCTGGAGCCCGCCCGTTCCCTCGACAGAAGTCTCTATGGACGCAGTATTCGAGGTCATGGACGCAATGATCGTCGGCAGGGTGAACGCAGGAGACACAGGAGCCGCGTTCTCCACGCTGTCCAGCGCAGGAGCTAGGTAATCATTGATCGCAGTACCAAGTGCCGAAGCCGCCGCTCCAGACGCCGTCCTGGCGTTCGTAGAGTTGCTACTGGCCGAAGCAATAGAACTAAGAGCGGAATTCAGATTGTCCGTTATCTCCGTAACATGAGATGAGGTCCACGTTGGAGCAGCTGCCCCTACCGCCTCCACGTATGCAATTACACTGTTTATCAGCGTCGTGGCATCGTCACAGTTAGTTCCGGCCAACGCAGAGCTGGACTCTGAACTGGTTGAACTCGACGATGCGGTAGTGCACTGAGTCTTCGCTGTGCCTATCTGGGAAACCAAGTCTGCGCGTATCGACTCAGCATTGGTCGCATCGGTTTCTAACCCGGCTATCGGGGTCGAAATCTCCGCCGCTGTGGTTGCCGCCGCTGTCTCCTTGGCCGTCATGCTAACGGTGTTGTCAGTCAGATCCTCTTTTACGTCCTCGATAAGACCGTTGAACTCCGCATCCTCATGTGGACCGCGAGGGTTGTACGCATAAGACTTAGCAACTGAACCGTAGGTTGAATCGGTGTAACTGTTCGCAAGAGCCTCATAGTCAGTCTCTGTAATCGCCGCACCACGAGCAGCGAACGAGAACGGAGCAATTTTGCGGGCACTGTCCGCAGTTTCTGGCTCAGTTCCACCTGTAGATCCGACTTCGTTATTCACCGTGAACGTGACAGCCGAACCACCGACAATGAGCGTATCAATAGAGGAGGCTATGGTCCCCGACTTTACGTTCCCCTTCTCTCCATCGATGATAATAAACCGTATTTTGACGTCCGAAGTATCTGGAGGGACATTCCCAGCAATCCCGTCGCCAAATTGGACGATAGGCGGGTCGTAGTTATAGGCAACCTCGTACTGATTGGTCTTCTCGTACTCTAGGAATTCGTTCTCTGTCCAAAGAGCCCCGTCAACCCATACATCCACAGCACCGTTAGCCACGTACTTTTCAGTATCGGCATTAGTCATGCGGTAGCTTTGGTTCTTCGTTCCGTCCCCAGTGTACGACAGAAGCCTCGTTTGACCCTGGCGCACCGGGATCTCGATCTCTGCACCGGCACCGAGCGCCGTAGGCTGAGAGAACTCCGCATAACTCTCAAACACGAGACCGTCTGGCCCTTGAAACCTCCACCTCGCAGGCATCGTAAATGGGCCAGTCGTCCCATCCGGGAATGTGAGCGTCAACGTCGTGCTAGACGCCGCTGCCGGTCGCATCTTGTACCCAATCTGGCTAACCAGCCGAGCAACAGCGGAACGAGTCCTAGCCGTCCCCAGGAAGCAATCACTCGCAGTTCTGTCGAGATACCACTGGATCTCCTGCGCGGCGAACGCCATCAGCTCCAGGAACATAATCCCTTGAGTGGTGGTCGCGTAATCATTGTACACGTCTCCGTATTCAATCTTGATACGCCGCAGCAACGAGTCGAAAATACTAGGGTAATCACGAGCCGCATACTTCACCTTGTTCAGCGGAACAAGATCTTGAACAAGTGGATTATATGGATCAGTCGTCATAACTAACTCCTACGGGGTAGTGATACCAACGGTTAACGGAACCTGGACTGATACAGACTGGTTCGCCTCTACGTAGTCTATGCCTATGAGGATCGTAGACTGCGTCTTGTCATTCGTGTCCTTGATCTCGGCAGTGACATTCTCCACCTTCGCCTCTGGAATCCAGATGCCTATCGCCCTGGAGACCGATGAAGCTATCCTGGCTGCAACGATTGGCGTCAAATTCTCAAACATGAATTCCTGAAGATCCACAAAAAGATCAGGCTGCATTACCCTCTCCCCTGGCCCCGTCATTATCAATGAAACAATCCTGTGGAATGTCGTCATGTTTGGATCTGACATAGCAGGAAAAGATGTAGGCCCGGCCTGGAATGGAAACGCGAGCGACATCCTCGTGGATGAGCTTGAAACAGGGGGTGGTTGGTTAGCTATCGGCATCGTCTTACCTTACCCGACGAACTCAAGTTCGTCACTGTTTGTGTTAGTCCAGCGGACACGACGGCAAGTCCGGAATGTCCGGGATTTTTGGAACCGGAGGGAGCCCAAATGGGATCGATGGAACCGGGATCGCCAAAGATAACGAAGGAAGGCTCAGAGACGGCAACCCAGGGATCGGAACCGACGGTAAACTCGGCATGGAGGGAAGGCTTGGAATCGGTGGTAAGCCGAACGGGATCGAAGGGATCGGGATCGCCAGCGAAAGAGAAGGAAGACTCAGAGACGGTAGCCCAGGGATCGGGACCGACGGAAGATCAGGCATCGAAGGGAGACTCGGAATCGGAGGGAGCCCGAACGGAACCGATGGAATCGGAATCGCCGGAATAATCGAGGGCAGAGATGGTATTTTGCACAGTGTCATCCATCTACCCTATGAAAACGTTAGGACTCAGCTCGTTGTACATCATGGGAGGAGGGGTCGCACCTGTAGCCGTGGGAGATCCAGGCGTAGGAGTCGTTATAGTGTGCTGATGAATCAGACTCCACTGCATGAACTTCATGCCTCGAACCGCTGGCTCAGTTGCATTTTTACCCAGCTTCACCGCCCCTGCATTTGCAACAAACTCCTTGGACATATCAGCCACCATGTTGTCGCCGGTAATCGTCGTGTCCTTGCCGTCAATTCCTATCGCGCCTCCGGACTTAGTAGCCAGGGTAATCTTGTCGTCCCCTAGCATGAGCATCGCCGTGACCTCTCCGCTCTCATTGGCCGTCATTATCGATGTCTCTGGCTTCTCCCCATTCATGAATAACGTCGAGCCGTTTTCATTGGTCAGAGTACACCCGCCCGTTGCATCCATACTCAGATACATGGCAGTAGGTGTCCCATCCCCGTCGCCCTTCGAGATTAAGATCCCCAAGTTCTCGGGGTCGTCATCCATGCGAAGGAAGTGCCCAGCTCGTGTTCTAAACCCGCGCTTGTAGGTATTCTCGCTATCGAATGTATCCGACGCCTTGTTGGCCGTCATCCACCCGCCCATGTAAACAGGGTACTCCGGGTTCCCATGCCGGAACATTATCCAAACATTCATCCCCACATCGGGTGGGTTAAAGAGCCCGGACATCTGCTTGGAGTCGGGATCTACCCCTAACCCTGGCATCGTGGGAAGCGCCCAAAAGTCACCGCTGACATCCTCTTTCTTGTTGAGCTTAATAACAGGACACAACGCTCGCACACGCCCGCGATCTTCGGGGTCCTGGTTATCTATTACCTGTCCCTCGTAAACCCCGTAATAACGCCCAGCAAACCACTCTAGACCACGGGTAGCATCAGACAAAACACCCCTGAGCCACCCAATCGGATTCGTTACCATCTCCTTGGAGCCGAAGCCCTTATTGCCTAAAAATGGCATTACTTGTCCTCCATCTGTCCGCCAATCGACTCTTCTTGATCCCCGCTCTTCGCAACAACACCGTCCCTGCGCACAGTAAGAGACATGTCCCATGAGCCAGGAGCATACGTGTGAGTCATTGCGTCGATCATATAAGGACCGTCGTAGATATGGCCAGCTCCACGAAGGGAGCAGAGATGCCCCGGCCTCTCGTGAGGAATCCCAATACTGGTAATCACTCCGTTTTGCGTTGGGTTGCCCTGCTTCTGTCTCCTCTTTAGCTCTCTGCTAGCGCGAGCCTCCCCTCCCTTGTCGACCGGGACACTTGTTTGAGTGACCGCCGATCCATCAGGGCGAGATTCGTCATTCTTGATACCCTCTGCAACATCGTCCTTGGGATCTCCGCCTGGGGTGACACCGAAGATAGGGGTCTCCAGATCCTTGGGCTTGACCAGCTCCACAGAAACCTGTCCTGTCTCCGTGTTGAGGGTACCCATCTGGGCTCCGCGAGCCACAGGGTCTGGAGCCGAAGCCAACCACAGACCCATGTTCCCGCCTTCCGGCGCCCAAGTGAGACACGGGTACACAGACTTCGTCTCATCGATACCCTCACGAATAGCGTATGTCCTCTTGTCGCTGGTTGCCCCGTCTCCACTGACCAGCTCTCCACGAATGAAGTCAGCCTCCGAACCAACATGCAGCGTTCTTCCCAGTTCATCATTCTCAGAGGGAGCTATCAGGAACGTTAAGTCCTGCTCAGTGCACATTTTCTTGACGATCTCAACGTATGAAAGCCTAAGAAATCGCGAAGGAAACGCCTTCTCAGAAGCAGCCTTGGTCAACCCCTTTACTACCGTCTCCTGCTCTGTGAGAGCTATGACCGTGTCCAAGCTGGCGTTCAAAGTCATCCCCATGCCTTCAGCGCATAGCTCTAGTATTTTGAGATAACTCTGGCCCGCCGCCTTCAGCTTCTCCTCGTCAACGTCATACCCGTAGCTCTCAGCAACCCCCTGGACAGACACAGTCCCTGCGATTCCGTTGGCGTCAGCGGTAAGGTTAACTCCATCGCTCTTGATGAATCCGCCCGCCCAAGGTGTCCACCCGCTCGCTCCCTGGGTAGGATACCCAAAGCGCATTTTGACAATATTGTTATGCTGGAATGGGCTTGGAGGACTAAGCAGCTCAAGCCCCTTCTCGTATGGCATGTCAACGCTGAACGTGAACCCTGACATCTTGGCCTTGTCGTAATTTATAGTCCCGGCTGTCAAGTACGGCAATTCAGGGTAGGTCAGCTTCCACTCCTGCCCGGTATGATGATCGGTAATGATCACCTGCGCAACTGGATCCGTGTACAAGCTCATTTAGTTGCTCCTGAGAGTTCGACCCTGTGGCAGCAGCTTACTCTCGACCCACGCCCGGTTAGGCAGCTTCAACTTCTGTCCCTTGTAGACCTGGGCGCTCGGAAGATCCATGTGGTTCCGAGCCGCGATAACCCACATCATGTGAACATCCCCGTAGACCTCATGGGCGATGGAATCGAGCCGCTTCCAGCTCTCCTGGACTACGTACTCGAACTCGTTCTCTTCCACGTCCTGCCAATCAGGCATAATAAAAGGACCACGAAACCTAACAAGAGCCGAAGTCTCCTCATCGGGTATCAACTCCTCTTTCATGAACTGCATCGGAGATCCGTAGCTCGACCTCAGTATCTTCTCTCTAGGACTAGGATCACTTTTCATTGCCATTTTTTACCCGCCTGTTATTCCAAAGTCGGCTGCCCTGCCGATGACCCTGCACCAGGAGAGGCATTGCCCATCGCCAATATGCCGCTTGTGTCCTCTTGTATTTTCTTCAAAACAACTCGCGTCTTGTGACCGTCCGACGCAATGGCCGCAACCACACTCGCGAGCCCAGGAAGACTCATCGCCGCTTCAAACGTTTGCTCTGCGTCCAGATTCACACCGTCGATTTCTACCGAGCCCATTTTGACGTCTCCGCCCATGTCCTGGACCATTTTCCTGGCGACGCCCTTGAGAAGCGACTTGCCAGCAGCAAGCTCTTCCATCTTCGTTGCGTATGTATCGAGCGTCCCTATAACAGCATCATCAAGGACCATCGCAACCGTGTCGGCAACAAAGTCCTTGGCCTCATACATGCCGTTGGCAAATGATTCCATGACAGAACGACCACCGTTAAATGACCGCTCGCCGTCCTTGAGCGGGCCATCCTCTGGCAAGGACCCACCAAATGGCTTGGCGAGTATCCCCATTGCCCCATATATTTCCGTGAGAGCATCAGGCGTTCCCTCTTTTACACCTGCACCCCACGAGCCTAGAACAGCCGTCCCGCCAACCTTAGCTTTCTCTTGTAACGCCTCAGTGTCCACCGAGTCCGCCAGCTCGTCCGCAATACCCGGAACCGCCTCAGCAGGATCTTTTTTTCTTCTAAAGTGAGCCCGCCTTGCCTCCCCTTCGCTGGCAAGGCGCTTCTCCGTCTCCTTCTGCGTACTTCTTGACAGATCCCCCATGCCGCCGATGTTCTCAGCCTGGGTAACTGCCCGACCCGCCCTGAACTCCCTTACCCAGGGAATTATATTCATACCGCTCGTATCCTTGAGGATAGACTGAGCTTCTTCAAGCAGCATCATCCTGTCAACTTCCAGCTGCCCCTGCGCTCTCTGTTCGTCTGCGCTGGCACCCTTGGCCTTGGCCGCAGCTTCAGCCGCACTCCTTGCGAAATCACGAGACGACGTCCTCGCACTGTATTTCTTGACATCCTCCCTCATCTCCCCGATACGAATCGTCTTCTCAGCTTCTTTGCCTATCTCAAAATCAGACTTCCTCTCCCAGTCTGCCAACGGAACCGACTGACCACCAAACACAGTACCCCTGGCAGCCTTAGCCGCGTCTTCCTTCCTAATGCGATCCGCCTGGGTTTTAACCGCCTGCTCCCTCTCCATCGCTTTTATGGACTTCGTCAAACCAAATTTCTCAGCAAAATCCTTGCCCATTATGCGCTCGAATAGCCTCGCAAAATAGAGAGAGATCTTGTCCATCACCGCTTCAAAGCCAATCTTTATCTTGTCCCATGGAATCTTGTTCCACAGATCCTTTATGGCATTGCCGATTTTATCAATAACCGGATAGAACGATCCGAATATCTCCTTGCGATCAGACTCACTAAGCACGAAATAAGAGGCGATACCGCCAGCTATGGCAAGGCCGCCCGCAGGCCCGAGCATGCCCATTATCTCCATAACAGGAGCAAACTCAGACGACAGCTGTTTGGCCGTGTTCATCGCAAGCTCGAAACCGACACTTAGCTCTCTTGCTCTCTGAGAGGACACATCAAGATCATCAGCAAAACTCTCGAACACGCCCTTGGCGCCCATCTGATGCATGATGGACATCTTCTTGATAAACCCACCCCAGACAGGATCCCCGCCCAGCTGTTTAAGTTCCTTGCCCATGCTCTTGTACGCTTTCATCTGCTTCTTGGCGAAGCCGCGCACATCCGCTCTTCCTATCGCACGGAACTGTGTCTCGAACCCTTCTCGCGCAAGGTCCATGCTCTCCTGCAATGTCCTACCTGAACTATGAGCAGACTTGCCGTATCTCCTAAGAGCACCTTCTCCCCTGACCGTCATTTCGGCCATCTCCTTCAGTCTGTCTCTGCCCACCGTTGTGCTCGAAGCCAAAAATCCTAGACCGCTAGCGCTTGCCCCCATGGCTTTGGATAGCTCACCAAGGGCAGCCCCAACCTGTGGAGAAGAGTCCCCTCCCATTTTGGCGAAGACGTCATTGATCCTCGACACTCCACCTACAACATCTTTGGACCCGTCAATGATGATACTTTTCGCCTCCTCCGTCCCTATCCCTAGCTGGGTAAGGAATCTAAAAAGAGGAGACTCATCCAGGTTTTGATCCCCGCCAACTGCATAGAGAGTTTCAATCAGCGTCGCCTGCTCTGCGAACATCTTGGCTGTGTCTTGCCCCCGCGCAGTCGCATCTTCCTGCGTGTCACCCATTGTCCTGAAGACACCAGATAATTTATAGGTCGACTCCATGAGACTCTGGACCTCATCCGCTGTCCGAGCAATGCCAGGAGGCATCCCCTCGAAGATGTCGTCCAACGCATCAAGCTGACCCTTCATGCCCTTAATACCGTGTTCCCCGATTCCAGCTTGCTTCCCAATGGCCATTATATTGTCGATCATGGCAGCCGCTTGCTTCGGAGACGCGCCCCAACTGGCAGTCATATCGCCAAGCACAGCAGAGAAGTCCTGCATGGTCACGCCCGTAGTGGTAGTGACCTTGACCCAATCCCGCTCAGACATGGCCATCGCATCAATCGCTGCCTTCGCAGGCCCACCGGCACTGTGGATCGCCCTCAGCGTCTCGGCCACTTGTTCGGCTCCGACGTTGAGACCTATCGCCATGCCCGTGACCCGGCCAGTCATCTTGCGAGCCTCTTTGGACGTCAAATCCATACCGGCGATGATCGGCTTCGCAGCCTGGGCCATCGACACTCCCATCGATTCAAGACTATTCGACAGGTTGCCTGTGTTCCCGTTTAGCTCGTTCATGTTCGAGGCAATAGAGGCGATATTGAATGAATCAACGCTCGACTTGACGCCCTGCCACATCCTGCTGAGCTTCTTGCCGTCTTTCAGCTGGCCATTTATGCCCTTGCTAATCTCGCCCACGGACTTGATAGCCGAGGACATGGCGGCCTTAAACCCGACGTCCATTGCGCCAAAACCAAATGATGCTCCGAGGAAATCAGCCATTCAGTCCCCCTGCGAACTTGAGTTCGTTATCGCCTGCGTCTCGGTCTTCCGCCCGCCGATCCAGTCGAGGCTTGCTGTCTGCGAATGTTCTCTTGCATTTTTTCAACGAATCTCTTCCTTCTGCTCCAGGGTATCGACATTGCGTCAGAGTACCCATAACCTTGAATCTCGATCAGGAAGAAGATCTCGCTTTCGAGAACGTCTACTTGACCGACGGGAAGAAAAAAGACGGATTGCCAACGTTTAACTCAGATTCCCACTGAGCCTGGCAAGCCGGGCACGTGAATTCTACATCTGTATCGACACTCCCCTCCATCTGGGGATACACCTCACGGAACTGATTCCGCTCACGAGACGGACGATCCTGTAAAAACTCAATAGCCTGCTTGGTCCCGCGAGGAGTGTTTCTGTCGATAACGACGTCATCAACCTTGTCGATACGGGACAACATAGCCATTGTGAACGGGCTCTCGTTTCGGAGAGAACGCTTCATTCCCTGTAACCAGGACTCGTCCTTCGCAACCATAACATGCCACGTGTACACAGCACCTGTACACATCTCCTGGCTCATCGTCCGAACCATTGGATTAGGCATAGGAGAAATCTCTAGCCCTGAAATATCCAGAGTGAATCGACTCTTGGTTCCGCATGACTCCTTCGGGCAAGTGATCGAAACGTCGTAGTGATCACCTAGAGAAAGCCTGCGGATCGCGATAAGCGAGATCAGGCGATCCGAGGAAGACATCTGAGCCACCATGTTGGAGATGACTTTACGGTCATCAATGGAGCCCACCCGAAGCGTACAGTTGATAATGACCTGACTCAATCGCTCGACCAGATCCCCTGTCCCACCGAGAAGATCCTCCTCTTTGCCGGTCATCTCTTTGAACGTGATCGTCCTGTGCAGGTCTTCTCCGTGGATACACCCGCACGGAAGATCTACAGTGATCGTTCCTGGGCCAGCATCCAGAGCGTGTCCCTTGGTCTTTCCAACATCAACGACGGTGTTTTCAGCGTCAACTGGCGCCTCGTCAACCTTGCTACCAACAACCTCAATCTTGGAATCTGTCATCTCGATCTTTCCTCCGAATTTTTCAACTCAGCCATTTGTAACGACTGCATTTTTAGCATTTCCTCTGACCGCTTGTCTGCATTCCAACCGATAACCAGCGATCTAACTACGTCGCTAAGGGATCTTCCCTCCGAGGCACAGTACCGAGTAAACTCCTCGTATACGACGCCCTTGATTTCAACATTCAACCTCATTCAGCCTCATTGGGCGTTATGCCTCTTTAGAGAACCCCTGACCCAAGGGAAAGGGAGGATGCCAATGAGTAGATTCTACTTAGTGACGCGCTGGCACACAATAAAAAAAACAGGCGACGGAACCAACAGGAATGTTGGCCGCCGCCCTTGAGGGGGGTTTACAGACTCCTCCGCACAGATGAACCGTATCACCTATACAAACGGAACACAATTTAGTCCCCCCCTTGCAGGTTTGTTGACAAAACGTCTTTAACAGGTTATTTTCTGTCCTCAAGAAAGGCTGAGCATGATTTCCGTAGAATTCAAAATCCCACACGACAAGGCTCATATGGCTAGCGATGTCCTCAACGCCATAGAAGCCGAGCTGGCAACCTCATCCTCATGTGAATTCTTCACTGTATCCATAACATTTGGAGACAGCATCTACCCCGTGTACATTAGTGGAGGCGACATTGATCAACTATGGATAATGGACGAAATCAAAAAAGCCGTGCATCGAGTTGGGTGCGCAGCTATGGAGGACGAATGAAACGCTGGAGCATTTCATGGACCACCAAGGATTTAGAAACCCACGCTGATACATTTGAGTTCGAAAGACTATCCGACGCCCTGCGAGCTATAGGAGAGAACGTTATCGCCGTCACAGCTTTTGAGTCGATAGGCAAGAACATGATCGTAGAGATAGGAGACACCGTCTCTGTTAATCGAAAGAACAAAACCATAAAAGGCGAGGTCCTGGAAATCACAAGCGTCGAAAAAACACCCAGAGACACATTCATAGAACTGACCATCAAACAAAATAATGACGACGAAGACGTTGTCCTTGTCCGTACCCATATGTCCAAAGTCTCCCCCGTATAGCTCCCCTCCTTGAACCCATCTCCCCTTTCCGGCTTGACAACAACTAGCCCCTAGATAATATCAAGTGTGTCCCCCCTTTTCTTCTCGTCGGCATAGAATGGCCCCTGAACCTCCGTTCTATGCCGACATCTTTTCTCGCGAACTCAAGTTCGCAACTAATAACACCCGCCAACATCACGACAAGATTTAGCAGCAGCGACACATTTTGTATTCAAGTCAGACTCAGGGTTAATGTCTATGCTCCCACATACCTCTACGCACGCCACGTCGTCCCCTGTGCCGTACTCTCCATCATACCCAGGGGAACCTTGCCACCCCTCGCACTTAAGCTCTGCCATGCGCTTGCACGCCGCCTCGCACTGCCCCACGACGACCACAGGATCCCTTGGAACATTAGGTCCAGGGGGATTGCGAGTCTCTTGAACCACGTTGCACTTCGGAAACAAGACGGCTATGGCCGCTAGCACAGAAACGATAAATACATTCATCTTCTCAACCTCGACCAACCTCTTATGGAAACAAAATCGCTCGTCTCCTCCCAGGTCATGTAATCCTCGGACATCCTGCAAAACCCCTCGTCCCCAAACTCTCTCCCCCAGCTGTTCAGCACATCAAATTCTACTCCCCCGTCGGACGCAGTCTTGTATCCCACTATCAGCATCGCATGGCCGCCACCCGTCACCGTCTTTGGCCTGCGGATAAGCCCCCCGTCTGCGCGATCCGTGAAGTTATCATGCAGCATTGTGCCAAACGCGACGGGATAGCCCGCGCAAATCGATGACATTATCTCCCGCACGAGGCGATCGTCCTTGGATTTAATGAACGCATACTCACCGTGCATACGCGAGTGTGCACGCATATGCGAAATCCATGGCGGTATCTCATTCATTCGCCCATCATCCCATTTAAACGACCTCTCAGGAGGAGCCCCGAACCTAAACAAAGCAGAGGCTGCCGACCTCATATAAGCGCCAGAGTCAGAGATCACATTGCTGTTCACCCGCCTAGCATAATAATACAAAAAACGCCTGGATATAGGATCGTCCCTAAGCCCGGCCTTGCTCTCAATGATGCCTACTGCACTGGCCAGCGCATGAGCAACACAGGAATTCGTTCGCCCCTGGTCGTGGACATGCTTGACGAATCCCTTCAGAGACCATGCCACAGCTGTCGTTTCCGAGATCCCAAAACTCGCTAGAAGAAGATGATCACGCCTATCCTCTTTCTGCCTATTCCACCCCGTCCACTGGAACTCGCTCATTGCTAAAGCCTCTCTATGTCCAAAACTGGAACTTTGCCTTTGCCCACCACCTGATAATCAGAAACACGACCAGTCTTGAGCGTTCGAACTAGATTCTTGTCGCTGATCTTGATCTTCCAAAGATCCCGGCCCTCGGTCCCTCCAAGCTCCCTGCCAAATCCCTCGGCGCGGTCAGCACTTGTGGTGACAAAGATGCCAGTAGGAACCCCCTTGGCGTTGTCGTATATCCTGCGATCTTTAACAGGACGCGCCGTGTAAACTGTCACCGCCTTGCCAGATTTCTTAACACTAGAAGGATCTCTGATCGCCTGCACCAGCTTAAAGTAGTCAGCCGCATCCTCATCGTTTTTAAAGAAATCCCTGTCTCCGAAGTCCAACACATCATCGACTTCACGAGGACCGAAATAAGTAAAAGAAGGGGTGCTGTGACTAGGTTTTGCACCGCCATGAACCACCACCTCAACGGCATAAACATCAAGAAATGAGCTATTCCCGTCTTTCAGTATCATTGGATAAAACGTGACGCTACTCTCAACACCGGCCTTGGCCGCCATTCTGGACACAGAGCTGGCCATCTTCCATGCCTTCTTAATCGCTGTCCTCTTATAACTATCGATTTCCTTATCAACATCCCAGTCTAGCTCCCGGCCACGACTAAGTGTGTACTCGGCAAGATCTCGAATCTTATCTTCGATCACTCGATCAGCCTTTGACATGTCAATGTTGAGCTTGCCGATTCCTTCGAGAATGACAGACCCATAACCAGTGCTCTCAAGCACAAACGTAGAACTTGAAATCGTCCCGCCGTCCACCGAGATCATCCCGATCTCAACAGGTGTCTTCTTCTTTTTCTTGGACTTGCTTGTGATCTTTTCTACGTCGAAGATCGTCCCTCCCATCGAACGGCTAACAGTAAGAAAAGGTCCGGGGACAGAGGCTATATTCGCGGTGGTGGTAACCATGCAATCGTCCTTTCGTCGTCGAAGACAACGCGCTAGATCTTGATAATACGTGGAACACTCAAAAGCCGCAAACTGCTATACATCGCGCATAGCCAAAAGATCTCTAACTAGCCGACAAGCCTCAAAACAACCTTGGCTCCGGCATCCGTTCGCTTGACAATCACCGAGCCCACTTCTGGCATCCCAGCGAATCTCCGGACTATCTGGTTACCCACGGATACCGAGTACCTGCCCTCCATGATCATAACCAGTCGGGCACCCTCCTCTCCAGGGTGCGACTCGAACACGCACCTGGAGATAGAGCGACCCTTTGTGGCCCTCTCTCCCTGTGTCCTTAGCGAGCGATAAAGACGCTCTTCCAGCTTGGTAAGGCGAGCTTGCCCCTCTGGAACCTCTATGAATTCGTTGAGCTTCGACGCTAAATCTTTCATCACAGTCCTTTTCCCGCTCTATCGATCAAGTCCTCTAGCATGTATCGGCCATCGGCGTGGCTTGAATAATCCCTGTGGCAAACCACCCCAGAGGCAGGAACAGCACGAGGCTTGACGTTCCAGCCCTTGATCTTTCTCTTGCCAGGCCCCAGATCAGCAGTCGGGAATACGTATGGAATGGATAGCACATTGCACAACCAGGGCACAAGAATTCGAATGACTACCAGCTGTTCCTCTGTCGGCTTCACATATCGCTTAGGTGCGCCTTTTGGACACCATGTCCACCACTGAGCCGGGATCTCATCATCCGGCCCCCACGGTGGCTTAGAATACTTAGGGCTATACGGATTCACTACCTCAATACCAATCGATGTCTTGTTCAGCTGGTTACCATGAGTCATTACATCTCTCACGAGATCTCCGTGACAGCTCAAGTCCCCGCTTGGCGCGAGAATCAACTGAACTCCGTACTTCTTTGCCAGCAACGTTCTCTTGCACCCCTCAGCCGTTGTCCCCGCCGTCTCATGCAACACAAAATGCCGAAGCGGAGACCTTCTGTTTCGACGGTTGAAACGAGGCTCTCCGTCGTCCAGATAATTCGCCGCAGAAAACCCCGCGTCGATAAGCACATCCGGGATCTGGATCCTCGCGCCGTCCACAACAACACAGTTGGACTTCCATGGCTGCATAATCGTCGGCTTCTCAAGAGGAGTGTTGTCTCTCTCTTTTCGAACCTCTTTGATCTTGGCCAGCGTGCCCTTGCCCAGCTTGCCATCGATAGTCAACTTGTTCTCACTCTGAAATAGCGCAACAGCCCACGCAAAACCCGAAGCAGAGCCCTCCCATGACCATGGCCAAGGAAGAGCAGCTACGTCGTACAGATCACCAGCCTTTCGAGCGTTGTATCTTATAGCCTCGTTTAGCTCGTCACGCTTTATCATCACATCAGCCTCATTCCTTGGAGCATGGCCTTGTCACGGGATTTGTTCTTCTTCACCTTACGCATCGTTCGATTCAGAGACCCTATGCTGACATTGCGATTCACGAGCCATCGCATATGCGCCAACACAGGAGCAAACCCCTCCAACGCAGCGATATAGTCCCCAAACGGGACGTAGATAATCGTGCGGTACCAGAAGCCGAGCATCTTTTTCGTCCACTCGATGACTATCCGAACTTCCCCCATGTCAGGATAAGACTTGAACGTTAACCTCACCTCTCCAACTTCTTTGTGTCGGTTGTTGACTATCTTCGAATGTAAAATGAGCTTGTTATTAGGACCTTGTACAGCTGTCCACTTTGCAAAGGATCTAAGGATCAGCCGCTTTTCCAGCAAAAGGTCACGGGACAAGATCGCCATGGACCGAACTTGATCAGGAACATTGACTCGATCTTGAACTTCAATCTCCGGTGTCTGTTCCACTTTGCGCTCCCGTCAAAAAATGCCTTCGTAATCAGGCGAGCTTTACTTCGCCGCCTTTTCCAGCTCCTTAACGACACCGTTCACGAAGTCTTGCAGCTTCTTAGCATCTGGAAGAAGGTACTTTTTCACATACTCTGAAGCCGTCTGATAATGTGCCCCAGACTTCTTGAGTTGAGCGGTTCCCTTCTTGGCATCCTCAAATCTATTCATCAACAAAGAGACCTTCTTGCCGAGCGTCTTCTCAACCATGCCATACGACTGAATCATCTCGTATGCCTTGTCCTGCGGATCGCCACTGTCGTCCTTCTCCATGAGATCCGAATCCTGCGCTCGAAGCTCGTTTATCCTCTCGACTATATCTCTCATTGGTTTTCTCCGTGATTAGATTTGCGACCCTTGAATCTTACTTATACAACAAATCTGTTTGAAATCGAAGTTTGGAAAACTGGCCACTTAGTGGAGTAACCTCTGGACTTGACGAACTTAGCGATGCCTTCGCTGACCTCGTCGTAGGAATCCATCGCAGAAAGCTCAAAGGATTTAGGCTTCTCACCTTCAAGAGTGAACGTGAACCTGGTCCCTGCTACGCCCCCAGGCTTTACAAGCGGCTCTGCTTCCACAGTAGCGTCAAGAACCATCTCCTTACCATCTTTGTATAGCTTGACCTCAGACGTAGAGGATAGATCCCCAGACGCCTTTCTAACCATGGACATACCAGGCAGAGCAGCTGCTACCATCCTAACAGCATGAGCAAACCACTCCTCGGCTGAATCCTGAATCGCCCCGATCATTGTATCGTGATCTTTCTTGCGTGCGCCTCCACGAGAACGCTCTGTAATCTGGTCTCCCGCGAAACCTTCGAGTTTTTCGATTATCTCGTGCATACTACTCCTCCAGCCTCATAAGGCCCTCGTCTCTGTCAATATCTGGCCCATCGTCGTCTTCGACTAGCATTTCAGGTTCAACTGAGTGGGCCACAGGCGGCGGAACAGCCCCCCTGGCGACGCCATGGTCCGCAACTCCCTGCGCAAGGATATAGGCCGACAGAACGCCCAGAGCGGCGTACACAGCATCGTCACTCACAGGCTTTCCAACCGCATCGTTAACAACAATGCAGATCGCCGCGAATATACCGATGATCAACTTCCTTGATTTGAGTTTCGATGAAACCATTGACGCCTCCCTGGGGATTTCAACTTGCAAGAGATGCTTACAAGCTCACCGGTAACACTCCGCTAATTACTGTTCCAGATTGCAACCACATCCATAATCGATCCACGAGGGTTACCTACGATCTCATCGACTCTCCAGCCCGCCGCTTTCGCGGTGTCCCATATATCGGATATGAGTTCCTTGTCGGACATCGAGTAGTACCCGTTGTTATGGTCTTTCACCTTCTGCTTCACACGGCTAAGATGAGGCTTCCACGCCTTCGCCACTTCAGGCGGGACCGATCCCTTGCCTTCTTTTAGCCATGATCTTTCAACAGGCGGCATCTCATCAGGGTAGACGGGTGGAACTGTTCCGTTCTCCTTGTGCCACCCACTCTGCCATTCCTTCACGACATCCACTTCGCAGTCAGCCTCTTGGATCCTCAGCATCCCCATCAACCTTGCGTCATGAAGCGGCGTGTTTTTCATCCCGCCGAACCGAGCCTCCCTGCCTAGCCTGAAAGCCTTCGATGCCTCCTCTGGTCTAGACACAGCCTCAGAAAGATCACCAGAGTAATCCTTCTTTATTCTATTAATGACGGATCCCAGGCCAGACCCCTTCGCAATGGACGCATCTCCCTCTGGAAATAAATGCTTGTTCAGCGCAAGGCCCAACTTCCGGTCGGCGTAATTCTTAACAGCGCCCACCTCGTAGTCCCCGTCGCCCAGGTTCGTTTGATAGACATTGACGAACCCGTTCAACGTCAACCACGCTTTGAGACCGCGTGGATCCTTATCCTTTTCGTTAGCATGAAAGAGGATCCGGAAAACAAAGGGACCGTCGCCGGACGACTTGCTGAAATGCCAGAGACTTGGAAAGCCAGCTTTTGCGATGTCCTTGTTTAGCGCTTTCTTAATGGCGGCAACTGTCTTCTTGACAGCATCCCTGGACATCTTGCCCTCTTTGCTCTTCTCAGCCGCAACATACGCCTTGGCATACGCTGCGACAGCTTTCTTCTCATTCGGTAATAGCGCGGCCTCTTCGAGGTTTTCCTCATCAACTGATTCATGCTGCACTTGGTTGGTCGCCTTGGCTAAAGCGCTAACCAACCGGTGGATTCCGTCAAAGTCTTTGAGGCCCTTATAGAGATCGTCCAAAGCCTTGACCACCTTGTCCAAAGCTGAGCGAGCATTCGAAGGGAACATCTTCTTATAGTCGCCTGACTTCATTAGCTCCTCAGCCGCAGAATACGCCTTGTAGGTCGATGCGAGCGCTTCGTGTATAAGCTCCTCGTTGTCGTCGTCGGCTTGAAAAACATTCTCGTAGTCATCGCCCGCTTTGGCATCGAGAGGCTTAAGAGTAACCTTTGGCTTCTTGGCAGCTTTCGCCTCGGAAATACACAATCCTCCCTCGACCGACTCCGTCTTAAGGCCATCGACCGCCTTGGCAAAAACCTTAACCGCTTTGTCTATATTACGCATTGACCCTACCGCGTCATTAACGTCGTTACCTATCTTGTATATTTGCTCTATTATCTTCCGGGCCTTTGGGGGGAACATTTCTTTGTAGTCGCTTCGCTTCAACAAATTACGAGCCGAGAGAGTAGCCTTCGTGAGCCTTATCGTAGCGTCAGCTACCTCACTCTCACTGTATTCGTCAGCCCCTAAGATGTCCTCAACTTTCTCCATCGATTCTTCGTCGATAGGGATCTCTTGGCCCTGGGCCTCTTCGATGCGGTCCACAAATCCAGGACGATCAAGGAAGGCCAGTCCTTCTTCAAGCGTCCTGGTTATAATCTCAGCCCTGCGTGCGCCCGTGCTGACCATGCTTGCGGCCTCTTCCACCCCACAAGGCCCAGCGTCTTCGTTTGCCATTATTGATTTTTTTGTATCTTTCATAACTCACATCCATTTCATCCGGTAAAGACGCCAGCCCTGAACATCGCCAGGCCGCGCTTGCAAATCAGGGCAGTGTAGTGATTTCCGTAAACCCAAGACTTGCGGCTAGTTTCTTAGCCATGGTCTTGGCTTTCCCATAACTCGCGAAAGGCGATCTAAACCAAGTTTTGTCTCTCTTGGAAGAATCCAGGTAGTCCTTGCTGCTCCCTGCGCCTGGGCCGAACCCAAACATCCACTGACCTTCACCCTTTGGCTTACCATGCGAACGAATGTACATGTCTTCCCTTACACGCACATCTTTGGCCCGTACCTTCTCTTCCGATATGTCATCGGACTGAGCGTGCTTGTTCGTTATCTTCTCTATCAGATCTCTCATGGATGACCCCTTTGTGCCTCAGTGGGCTTTTTTCATTTTGTCTACAAGCGCCTTGCCCTTAGCTTTGTTGGCAGCGAATGGATCCAGCGGAGGATTTTTTGCTTCCTTCTCGTACCCAGCTACCATGGCCTTCATCCCGACCTCTCCACCATCAGTAGAGTAAACATCGCGAAGCTGACCCCAGACATGAGCAAGATCGCCATAGAAATCCAAGCGAGGGATACTCCCAAGATCATTCATCGCAGCTTCGACGTGCTTGGTCGCGCTCTTGAACAGCTTGGCTCTTTTCTTGAAATTGGCAGGAGTCTTTTCGTCTAGGTCCTTCCTGGTCCTCGGATAGACGTACTCCTTAACCTCCAAAATCTCGCCCGACCCATCTTCTGCTGACTCTTCGGCCTTGCCTTGAACCTTCTTGGCAACATCCGTCAGCGCATCACTGAGCTTGCGCAAAAATGCAGCAGCCTTCTCATCCTCGGCGCTTGCTACAGCGAGCCCCTTGAGAAGCTGGACCATCTTGAAATACGCGTCCGAGTCTTTGTAGTCCGTGTCCCTGAGTGCCTTGATGACACCCTCCGATTCCGAACCTTCTACTATGTACTGTTCGACCATCTCTTGAAGTTTCATCTCAACACTCCTTAACGAACTCAAGTTCGTGTACTAGTTCTTTAACCCCTTTAGGGTTGTTTGTCAACACTTCTACGTCGGATCCAGCAGGGTCATTTCTGTGACCGCTTGGGGTTGTATCTCTAGCTCCGAGATACTGACGCTCGAACTGGTTGCGTCGAAGTCTGACGCCGCCTTGTACCGAGTCGGGAGGCAATTACCCATGATAGCGACCTTTCCGCCTCTTCTTGTTACGATACTGCGATTCCTATTCGATACGCACCATACGAATTCATCTACAAAAACCCTCTCTTTGATAAGGGGCTTTTCTCTTTCCGCCATGCGTCCAGGGCGAACAATTATCCACTCTTTGTCCCGTGCCGTAAGGCAATACATAGCATGCCCATTTTCTGTCTCCCGCTCATAGCAGCTAAGCGCTACTCCGCGCACCGTCGCCATCCACACAAGGGCGTCAGCCTGCTCCTTGGAGGGACACCACAACTGAGAATTGTTTATCCAATCGTCATCTTCTTCATTCAGGAAGAAGCCATTTCCTTTTACAAGCTCTTTCCAGAAAACCATAAACTGATCACGGGTCATGTCGTGAAGCAATTCAGAAATATCCTTGTCAAGATACTCGCTGTACCTACTCCACCCGGACAGGCCCTTGCCCCCCGTTCCCTTGGGGACGCCAAACTCGTGAAGAGGCTTGCCATTCGCATACGAACCATCATCCACGGATCGCTCAATAACCCGCTCCGTGAAGTGCAAGCCTATCCTACTCAGAAGATCCCTAATGTCGTTACGGTATTCTTTGGCTTGGGATATGATCAGCCTCTGGCCTTCCTTGAGGTGACCATCCGTTACAAACCACGCGACAAAACGAAGCTCATCGTCGGTCAAATCGACACCCTTGTGTTCGCTAGACATGCGAGAAGCAACGGGCATCAAGTGCTCTCCTTTTAACGACAAAAGATCCGCAGCCTGATGCCGAACCATGGCGCCACCATTGGAAGGCTTGAGGTAGAACCCGTGTTTACCCGTAACCCTGAAGTTAAAACGTCGTCCTGCTACAGAAACCATGTCATCATCAGGCGCCCTTCTACGCTTCACATACCCATCAACTGGGACTGTTTCCAGCTTCTCCGTCTCGACATTCATCGAGTAAACAAGATCGCCCTCCTTAACACCATCGCTTCCCCTCCATCCTTTGCTTGTCAGGATCTCAGTGTCCTCATCTAAGCAATCCCACAGAAGCCATGCCTTGCCCGGCAAAAACGGCCTGGTCTCCCAAGCGTCAAACGGGAGATCGCTATCTCCACCTACCGGCATGGCCATGTTTGTGAAATGGAGAAGGACGAGATGGCGATTCGTCATATCATTTCCACGAATAGCCGTCTGCATCCAGTTCCACATTGTTTCGTCGTATCCGCGCACGCCACGAGTAAGAGTAATAGGGGAGACCGAGCCTCCCCCGTACCCGTACTTCTTGTACATCGAGTTCAACTCTTTGATCTCGACCATTTCTGCCGTGTACTCAGGAGAGGTGATCGACTGGAAACCCATGAAGGGCGTACCTAAAACAAGGAAGGGAAACGTAGCGCTAGGGACGACGTCCATTAGCCAGAAACGATGCGTTAACATCAGATCTTCTGTGCGACTCCTGGCCATTGAGCGTCACCACCTCTCTACGAAGTTTTGATCTCGAAAGATTCCAACGCGAAGTCAACTTCAGAAACAGAGACTTCGGAAGATGTTGAATCGAAATCGCCAGCCGCTTTACCACGAATAGGAACACAGTTTTTGCATTCCACGCGACGGATGTCGTCTCCAACCTCAGACTGGCTTGCTTGACCCATCTCTGTGCGTTGGTAGTGGTAAATGGTTACGTCGCAACGATACTCTTCTCCATCAACTGAGGCTCTTACCCAGTCCAAGAATGCAGTATCCTGCTTCGCAACACCACGCATCAAGGAGACGTCGGAGACAGTAGGAACGCCAGCGTACTTCTGAGTCCACTGGAATGTGCCTTCTCTGTACTCAGCGACCTCTACCGATAGCTCAGGAAGAGTTGCCGACGTGAAACCGGCTTGCCCACCGCCCTGGTATTCACCCTGGCGAGCATACTCAAGGGGATTCTCTCCGCCTGCCGTTTGAGCGACAACGTGGAACCGGAATCCTTGCATAAGATCATCGACTGCTGCTCGTGACATAACTCTCTCCTTCCAGCCTTACGATCTTTGCATGGCCGGTGGTAATACTTGTGTTCCTATTTGGCCGAACAAGGAAGTTGTCAACGTTCCCCATTCCTGCGCCGTGTAAACCATCACACGACCCACGCTGTCATAATCATACGTGGCAATCACATTCGTTCCATTGAAATCACTAGGTGTAGTCACCGTGATCTCAACAGCCCCTGTCACATAGTTGATAGTCCCTGTTCCGCCGCCGCCGCCTGCACCCGTTAGAACGCCTGCGCCGTTATCGGTGAAAGTGACAGAACCAGCGACCAGTGAAACAGACGACGTGGTAACAGGACGATTAGCAAGCTGAACGCTGTAATCTGATGTCGTTCCATCCCCTGTAACCCCTGTATCTTCAGAGGCTACCGATGTGGCTGAATCAATCGCCACATTCGCCTTAACCCGGAGCTTGAACGAAGGAGGAACGAGTATCCCGCCGTTTGTCTGGATGTAGCTCCCCGAAAGAGCACTCTCCGTACTAACGAGATATTCGATTCCACCGTCGTCTACCAAGTAAATGGAGACATCCGGGTCAGTGGCACAATCCAAGTTCCAGAAGACCTGAGAGACTCGCATCCCTATGCCATCCGGAGCCGAGAATTCTCCGCCCTGCGAAGCGCCTAGCCATTCCTGGATGCGCCCTCTGTAGAGCGTCTCGTCCGTGCCGTCTACATCTGGAGGATCTCCCCCTAATGTCACGCCGGTTATGACCTCGTGCACCTGCACAGCTGGGATAACTTCAGTACTCATCTCTCCTCCTTCGCTACCAGGGACGCCTTAAAAGCATCGACGACATCCGCCATCGAATGCCGCTGATACCATTCTTCTACCAATCCTAGTCTCGCCATGTCAGAAGGCCCAACGAGAACAAGCGTCTCGCTCGGATACATGGACACAAACTCACGCATGCGATCCTCTGCCTTTTCATTAAGCCAACCCTTTACCTCGTGGTATTCAACAGACCCATCGACAACCACAGAGAAATCTGGTGTGTAGCACCGTCGCTCGCTCAGATCGAAACTGCGCGGCTCATACGACCACCTGAAGCCCCCTTTGTCCAGCCACTGCGCGTAAAGATGCTCCCAGGTCGATTTGAACATCCACGTTTGACCAAGGGTGTCCATGTACTCAATCGACCCGGCCCTGCCACTGGTTCGGTGCTCAACATTGAATTCATCCAAGCAACTCTTGACCACCGAGCAAGACACCTTGTACTCACTCTCTAAGTCGCTAAATGTAGATCCGTCCGCGTATTTACGAGCAAGCTCCAAACGTTGCTCATCGGAAAGAACCTTGCGCTTAACATTCGCTCGACGCTCGATCCCTCTGCGACGCAGAACCTTCAGAACCGTGGACGGAACAACACCGCACCCCTTGGCGACATCATGGACATTGAGGCCAGATTCATACAGAGAAATCATACGATCCTCTGCCTCTGGCAAAATCGCCTTACTCCCCCTGTGAGGAGTGATCCCATGACTACGGAGAACATTGCGGACAGTGGTATCAGAGACACCAAATCTGCTCGCAATGCCCTTCGTCGTCATATCGTCACCCTCGTACAGCCTAACAACTTCCAACTGCTCCTCGCTTGACAACACCATATTAGTCTCCATTTCTTTCACAGCAACATGTGCTGCGCTTCTATTGGAAACAGAATGCTGTGTCAAACAATTCACAGTCAAAATCCTCGGTTATGCTAGGCTTCTTTGGGAAAATCTAAATACCAAATATTCTGCTGGTTTGTTGGTAGCTGCACCAACGTCACAGAATACAATGCCCTGATCCACGGTGTTCTGAGGATTGTTCGTTCGGTCGCATACTACGAAGAACGACTCGTCCGGAGTGGTTCCCGCGAAATAACCGGCCTGGAACAAACCTGTCATGAAGCTGGAAACCTGAGTTCTGATGGCAGACCACAGCTGAGGTCCGTTGTTTTTGAACACATGACCATGAGTCGCGTTGAACACGGACTTCTTCAGGAACATGAACAAACGACGACCCTGGATGTACGGCCATTCTCCGCCTGCGATGTCTAGAGTGCGAGCACCCCATACGCATCGACCAGTGTGCGGCCATTGAACCAAGCAGTTGATTCGGTTCGGATATACCGTTCCGACTTGCTCAGGAGTTAGATCCTGCTCTAGGCCGATTGCCCAGTTAAGACGACCGTCGTCGGTGCCCGCAGGAGCCTTGCCTACGTTGCGGACTGTATCAGTACGCGCATAGACGCCTGCTACGTGACCACCACAAGGAACGTCTGTCGCTACATCCGTCACAGGATCGATGATCTTGATGTGCGGGTAGTATAAAGCAGCGTAGGAGGTGTACTTGTTCAACTGGAATTTCTTCCAAGTGAGAGCTTCTTGCGGAGTCAGTCCAGCAGGAACTGTCAGGATAACGAACTTGTCCTGTGTCAATTCTGCATAGGTGATTAGCGCGTCGGCAACAGTGACATCGGTCTGGAAGTCGGATGCAACTAACTGCATCAACTCATCAACCTTGCCAAACGCCCAGAGGCCCTTCTGGTCAGAAGCCAAGGACGCTCCAACGATGTCCGAAGACGTCATCGCAGATCCGTTGCTTCCCAGCGCCATCTCCCCTTCAATGCTTGTGCTTGGGTATGTATAGTACGTGGCTACCTGAGTGACCGCCGAGGAAATGCTGAGAGCAGGATTCCCACTCACCGACCAGGTCAACGTAAAGTTGCCAGTCGTGTAATCGATCTCGTTGGTCCCGTTGGAATCAAGAACGAACTTCTGAGGATAACCAGTCGCCTGCGTGGTAGCCAGCGAGAGGTATCCGTCTCCATCATCAGAAACGTCGACCACGGCTGCGTACTGGCATTCCAAGTAAATCGCAGAACCCGCTACGAACGTGTCAGCAAGACCAACACCGCCTACGTCCAGCTGATTCGCTGTAGCGCCAGTGTCGGAGATGATTCCGGTTGTGTAGTCGATTGATCCAACCACAGTGCTCGTCAGCGACTCAGAGAGACTTCCCGCTCCGTCATCAACGATGGATACCGTTCCGTCGCCAGTCAGAGTAGCAGAGATGCGAACGCTGCCAGGTGTGATTGCCGCAGGAGCAGAAGCCGTCCCAGGAGATACGATAGCCGCCGCAGCCGCAGGACCAGCTGCTCCGGTTCCGATCTGAGTCCCACTGCACCAGCGGATGTCAGAGCCAACTGCGAATGTGTCAGCAAGACCAACACCGCCAACGTTGAGTTGGTTAGCTACAGCACCCGTATCAGCAATGGCACCGGTTGTGTAATCGATTGTACCCACGGCTGTGGATGTCTTTGCCTCTGTGAGGTTACCGGCTCCGTCGTCCACGATGTCTACGAATCCGTCACCTGTCAGCTTGGCGCTAATGCGAACCGTCCCAGCGGTGATGGGTAGCAATGTCGTATCGAAGACATCTGGACCCACTACAGTAGCAGTAGCTGCCGCTGCAACGCTTCTGGCCATGAGAGGCCCACCCTCTTCAAATGTGAAGCTGGCGGTGAACGTCGCAGGATATGCTCCGTTCGCTAGGTCGTAAGTCCAACCCTTCCACTTCGTGTTGTAGTGGTCAGGAGTGACAACCGAAGAGTCGTCACTGTGTACCATAGTCGCAGAGAAATCCTCTGCTGTCGTGGCAACACCAGCCAGCTCAGTCGGGTTCATTTCGTTGCCGTATCCAATGACCTCGAAGAAATCCGAGCCATTGTAATCAGCATTCAAAATCGTGGCTACGTAGTTCGGATCGGATGGATCGTCGAATACCAAGTCGGTAAACTGCTCATCCACCACCCATGAGGAAATGCCAGTTGCCCCGGCATCAATATCCTCGTCAACAAACACGTTGAACCGAGTCCACTCAGCCTGTCCAGACACCTGGTAGTCATCAGACCCAGGAGTGATCCTTACGCGGTAATAATTCCCCGCAGCCCCAGGCCATTTCATCTGGAAGCGGAACACGCGATAAGTGTACACGGCCTCAATGTGATAGGAGCTACCTGTGAACTGAGCAGGGTTGGTCAGCGTAATGTTGACTTCGCCAGTGGTGTAATCGATAGATCCCGATCCGCCAGCGCCAGTTCCAGAAGCGACAAGCACTCCGTCCGAACCTGGGTCAGTAAAGATATTGGTGAGAGTACCCTCGAAGGTAATCGTCACCGAACCCGGCGTAACCGGGGGATGTGCAAGTTGAAGCTCGTAAATGCCACTCGCCTCGACTGTGTTTCCAAGATCCTCTTCGCTCCCGGAGGGAATCGTGTACTCGTAGTCGTAGTATGCCTCGTCAGCATCGGACGGAGCCGCACGCACGACGTACGCACGCTGCCCACCGTTTTGGAAGAACGCATACGCCATTGTTGGCGTTAGGCCGTCTTCGGTAAATGTCCCGAACTTCGTCTTGAAATCAGAGAAGCTGGTGCACAGTGTAGGCTCGTCGATTGGACCCTTGTTAGTCCAACCGAGCAATCCTAAGTTCGATGTGGAGACGCCAGTGATCGGTCCTGGACCGCTCGACTGCTCCTGCACATATACCCCTGGGTACGTGTAATCTGTCATTTTTAGCTCCGTTTGCCGAGTTTAGCGCCTACGCATCGCGTTTTTTGCTTTTTCCTTTGCCTTGTTTTTCTTTTTTGCTCTCAACGCTTTTCAACTCGTCAACCACGGGCTTGTCACCCTCAGCTAATCCTACTTCAGCAGATGTCATCTCGGGAGCCCCCTTGAGCTTCTTAGGGGGCTTGTCAGGACCAGTGGAGATTCCTTTTTCCGCAAAGCTATCAGCGATAGCCGAGCGAGGAGTCACACTCTCAATGTCTTTTCCTGTCACTGTCTCAGCGTTAATTGTGCTCTCAACGCCTGCGGGCTTGCCGGTCCTCTTCAGCTGCCCTTTTTTGATCAAACTCTGCACTTCGCGAGCCTGAGCATCGAAAATCTCAACCCTCGAATGTGGCCGCACCGCAACGCTCAAACCTTTTTTTACAGGGATAGATCTCGAAACAGTTCCTGAATAGTAAAACCACGGCATTTCTAATCCTCCTCGCCTATCACGAATTGCTCATACGTAATCCTCGGTTCCAACATGGCCGGGAATTCACGCGAGTCATGTAGATCAACCTCGCCACGAACAACAAAGGACACCGACCAGGCAACAACTCTGTCCGCAATATCGACAAGCTCCGAAGCGTTCGTAATAGACACATCTACAGCATCATATTCCCGCACGTCCCCTAGACTGTCAATTATTTTGAAAATGAAGCTCGGCGGAAGAAAGTGCCTAAGCGCATATGTCAGCATAAGGGTTGAGTCCTGCTGTCGCCTCGCAATGACGCTGCACTCGTAAGATATGTCAAACGGAGTACCCCGCCATTGGTTCTCATACTCAGTATAACCCTCTGTCCCGTCTTCAAGAGTGACCTTCCTGGCTGTCTTCGAAGGGCCTCTTGCAACCCATTGATACCAAGGGTGGCGATCAAACGCCGGAGTCATATCAGAACGCCTAAACTGGAAACACGGAACCCTGTACGGCTGATACACTCCCTCTGGCTCAACAAATTGACACGGAACTTTTCCATCTATGGCAGGGAAGCCAGAGTCAAGTCCCGGAACATCGCACGCGTAAATATTCCGGGTATCGCCGTCCACAACATATGTCGTGATCTCGGCGCCGAGAGTCTGCATACACCCTTCATCCCAGTCTCGAATATCCGCTGTTCCGATTACTGTCATTTGCTGCCCCTTGCGAACTCAAGTTCGCGAGTTCAGTCTCCGCACGCTGCGCAATCGTCTACTTCGATGGCTCCAGCTTCCTGGGCCATATTGATAATCTCCAACGCGTCGTCGATCGTCGCATCCTGGCGCTCAATCTTTCGACTCATCAGGTTGTTCTCTACATCCTTCAACGTTACGTTTAGTTCCTTCAGCTTATCTTCCATGTCATCCTCCAACTTTCCCCGTGGGTGCATACGGCGCAAGCGCTCTCGCAAACGCATCGCCCTTTCTGTATTCAGCACTGGTCATCTCCAGCACTTCACTGGGTATGTTAAATGAGCTTTCTCTGCCGGTTTCAACATACTCGATATACTTTCTCATTAGGCCAGGGATTTCGTCATCCAATGCCCTCAGAGCAGGTCTCCAGTGAGCATTTTGCGACTCCCCGTCGTACCCAAACTCTGCCCTGAGCACATTGTACCCCATGTCTTCTCTAGCCACAATCCCGACGGCATTCCCAGACGTAGCGTTGTAACCGTCTTCTTGGATTTCATAGCTCGGAGCCTTGGTCGCCCTCAGTGCCTTCTGTATGGCTTTACGCTGCTTCAGTATCCGTCTCTTCAGTGCTCCAATCTCATCCTCGCGAGCACGGCGCGAGATAATCCGCGCCTTTCCCTCTGGAACATAAAACGGGAGCATGTCGGACGGCCAAGGACCATAGTGCCTCAGCACGTCAACCCACTCCGGCGACCCATGTTTGGGCTGAAAAAACAAAGCGAGTTTATCCACGTCCTTCTCGCTTACCTTGAACGACCTGGAATCGAGATATATCGCAACGGCTACGTTGCTCTTCTCGACATGGAGAAGGGCAATGCGAAGATCATCCGCGTATGAAACCTTTTCTTTTCCAACAAGAAGATCTGGCGCCAGTTGCTGAACCTTGCTCCTCACGATATTCGCTACTTCCAATAGGAACAGCATCATCCCCCAGTCAGCCCTGTCCAGCGCATCGCTAACCATCTCGTTGTACATCTTGATGTGCTTGCGGGTCATAAAGATCGCAGGCACAGGAGACTCTGTGGAAAGCCTTGGCGGCCTATACCTGAGAGTCTTCTCGCTCATTACTGATACACTTCGCTAACTGTGAACTGGGTAGTGTCCCCGTGCCCACTCCAGTTCGGCATCTCAATATAAGACTGAACTCGATACTCTCCCGCCTGGTCGAAGTCATCCACGTCAACCACGTACTGAATACTCGTTGACCCAGAAAGAGAGCCCACCCACCTATCGGTGGTTCCGTCCGGTTTGGTTACGTCCAACGCCATGAGGGTAGCCGTAGTTATATCGCTGCAAACATCGATAATGATAATAGTCCCGATGTCTCCGACATAGTACTTTCCTGGACAATCACATGGAGTGCTACAGGTCATTATTCTTCTCCCTCTAGGTCCACTTTCGATGTTCCGGTCACGGCTGCCACTACTTTGGACACTAGTTCCATAGATGTTGCAACTTTAGATGAAAGATCCATGGACGACAATGTCTTAGATGAAAGCTCCATGGACGATAACGTCTTGGACACAATCCCCATGGACGTTGTGACTTTAGACGACAGATCCATGGACAACAGCGCCCTGGACACCAGATCCATGGATTCCGTTACCTTCGACACAAGATCCATGGACGCTGTAACACCCGACGTGATCCCCATAGATGACAACGTCCTGGACACAAGATCCATGGACGTGACGACCTTGGATGTAAGACCCATGGACGTCGCAATCTTTGATGTCATGCGGAGAATCTCCACAAGCTCATCAAGGAATCTGCCTACGTTAAATCCGCCAGTGATCAGTAGATGGCCTGGCCCAAGCCCTCTGGTGACCAGTTTGTTCAAACAGGTCTCCTCTCAGAGACATCTATGGATGACGGGAGCCCGTTCTCGTCGAACAGATCGAAAGTCATGAAAGGTGTCAATCCATCCTCTGCATAAAAAACCATCTGATTATTCAATATGCGCCAGCGCCCAGACTCGATAATCCGAATGGTATCGATGTCTGCCTTGACCGCCAAATCCAAAACATCCACGTCTTCAACCGTGGTGCTCTGCTTCGAGTTCACATCGGTTAGCGTGTATTCAGCGAAATACGTTCCCGGAGACACCGTGGTTGCCCAGGTATACCGAAACGTACTGCTCGTCCCTACCTGAGCCAGCGCCGTCGAGGCCAGGACCTCTGTCTCAACGCCTGATACTATATGGTAAACCCGAACAAAGGCTGTCGTTATATTCGTCTTAGGGGTCCCATCTAACTCTTGGGCGACGACCTGAAGTTCCACCTGGGACACATTCTGTAATTTTACCACTATTTGCCTCCGTAGGCGGTGTCATACCCAGGAACATTATTGCATATATCTAACCCGCCCTCTAGTTATTCAACTTGAGCAGCGGACGCACCACCACCCAGACGTGCTAGTTGTCCCACACGTCCTTCGGAGGGTTGACCTTCAAAAAGTCGCCGTGCCTTTCCACGAAATTGCAAAACTGAGCAGGAGGGACTATCACCGGATCCAGGTTCTCCCCTCCGGGAACCCCTGCCCGTTTCATCACTGTCAACACCCACTCAAAGCACATATACCTAGAGGCCCAATGAATAGGCTTAAGCCTCTTGATACGTAGAATCTTGAAAAGCAGCAGCTTGATGATCGAAGTAAATAGTCCGAGCCAGTCGTACCCTCCGCCAAGGTCCCCTCCTGATAGACGTATGCCTTCCCACAGATCTCCCTTGTACTCCCAGCATTCGATCCGCTGGTAACGCTTCATTGCCCGATCCACCGGAAGAATAACCGGGCCATCCTCTAGAATGTCCAGCGCCATCCACTCCTCAAAACCCTTGTCCTGGTACACCACAAAAACATGATTGAACCAAGTATCAGTGACAGCGCGAATCAATGGCGCATACCAAGAGTTGGACCTTGCCAGAACTATCAAGACTCTATTACTCATAGATCTGGATCCTCGTAGATCTCAACAAAATAACGAGGCTTCGCGATTGTTGCGTTCTCTGCCACATTCGACTTCTTTTTGTATGGAGCGTTGTCTGCAATTCGAATCACCATCTTCGTAAGCTTCAGACCGCCAGCAGCGTCAAGCCCTTTTGTTGACCAAAACGTTGGCGGTATCGGAAACGAAATATCATACTGAGTGTAGTCACCAACTGCACCTGACTCGTTTTTCACAGGCGTCTTCGTGTGCGCTCGTGAAATCCAATCTTTCATAGTCGCGTACGTGACTGTCTTTAGCTTCATTTCCGTTGTGTAGCCGTCTTGCGGAATATACCCGTAAAACTCCACCAAAAACTCAGAACCCGAAGGCATATCAACATCTTCTGCAAGATCAAGTTGCATGCCAGTAATCTTGACGACTTTGTCCTTGTAATCAGATGGCGCATTTTCATCGGATGGGTCTAGAACCCACGAACTGTCAGCCGTACCGTTAATCCAAGAACCCTCATCTGCAAAATCATGCACGCCAATCGAGTCTTGAATGCACTCAACTGACAACCCGTTTTTCTGTGTTCCAAAACTCAAGCTCATGTCGTCCACGCTCTCCATTGAAATTGCATCGTTGTGATGGCGTCTCCCTTGCGAGAGCCATTAGCTTCAACTAAAAAATTAAACCCATTAAGAGTTGTCTTTACAAGCTCCATATTTGCAAGTCCGGTTAGCTCTGCATTAAAAATCTCTATAGTCGGCTCAGACGCAAAAGCACTCCTAAACTTAACGCGAGATCGGTGTTTCGATCCGCGCTTATTCCCCGCCTTGTGCTCAAAATACTCCTCACCCTCCTGTAGCTTGAACTTGCTTGAGATCTGGCATGCAGAGACCAAGGCTTCAAGCTCAGCCTCCTGTGCCCCTGTCAGTTCCTCGCCGTACCATATTTTTATCCAGTTTTCCCCTGGATGATAAGAGATGTCTATCCATGACAATCCAGCCATCACGCTGGACCGATCATGTAAGAACTTCAGATAACCTTGATCCGGCTTACCAGGAAGCCCCATGATTTGTTTCATACTCATTCGTGCCTCCTAGTAAACCGTCGACATGGTTAGAGTCGCGCTATAAACCTGGCCAGTCAAACTCGTGTGTTCACACATCCACTCAATGTAATCGTCAACCTCCAACAAAACCTCGATACCAAACAAAGAAACGGCCATGTCCTCGCCCTGGTAGTTGCCTGTCCTCACCCTCGAACCAGGAACCTCTGTTGTTCCGTTTTTTCTCAACCAGCACTCAAAAATCCAAGTTGAACCGCCCGTTGTGTCGATATTTATTGTTCCACCAATTTGGTAGTTCTTTTTGTATCGAGCATAAATCCTGGATGTATTTGTAGGCGTGTCCCATTCTGAAACATCCGGGTTCCCAGCTTCGTCTATTGTGTCCCACGGCAACCCAGTGGGCGATGAAAAGTTTGTAGCTGCCCACGTAGCTGCCCGTCGAACTTGCAAATAATCGGGCAAAGCCGAAATACGCATCCAAATCTTAGCCAACGAAGCATTTGAAACAGCAAGCGTCGTTTGCTGCATTTGTTGAGTCAGTAGAACGCTTTCAAGCCCATCCAAGTACTTGCCCTCAACGCCATCACAAACAACAGTAACTGAACCTCCGTCACTCAGCTTGCCGACGTAAAACATCCCCTTAAGTGACCCATCATTATACGGAAGACCAGCAGGGTCTGGCAGCGTTATAGTAATGTCTTGACTGGTTTCCACTCCAACGAGCCCGTCGTTCTGAAAACCAATCAGCTTCCCATCGTCGGTCCCGTCTGTGTAAGGGCTAATCAGAGCAGTTGTCGTAGACAGCTGGACCATCAATCCGCCAACAACATTCCCAACATCTGTTGGCGGCATAATGCTGATCCATTGCGCAATGTACCACATGACAACATGGCCAGACGTAACTGCCAGAGAACCAGCAGTTAAAGTACCAGCATCGGTTACAGTGTACGTGTCACCTGTTACTCCCGTTATTCCATTCAAATAGGAAACAGTCCCGTTACCTACGTGCGAAGTTACGGCTGGTTTAGTGTTGACAGGAATAAACTTGTAGAACTCTTTCATGTCGTCCCAACTAGGGGACCAATCTGCAATTATTACCGTTCCATACGCAACAGCGTACAAAGACTCATTGACCCATTCGTTATTTACCTCGTCATACACGATCGGATGACGCCGTGCTGGATCTGTCAGAACTACATCGAAACCCTTAATAGCACCTGCGTCCTGTTCATCGGCCAAGACCCCGCTCAATCCAGCAACGCTTATCTCGTCTCCGCTGCCGTTTTCATGGGACGCCTTATGCGCCTGCGGAGCATTTGATGCTGTCACGTCAGCACCAGTTGCGATGCCGTTCAGCTTAGTTTTATCAGCGCTAGACATCAAGCCATTGACGCCAGTCGTAACAGCGTCAATTTCATCGGATCCACCACCCTTGTGCGTTGCAGCATGGTCACCAGTCACAAGTGCTGTCTCAGTCCCAGCGTCATTCTTGAAATACCACTTACTGTCCTCTTTGGGATAAAGCTTGTTGTAACCAGTCGGCGGAGTGGTCTGCGTATTCTCTTCTTTTACAGTTATTCTGCCCATCGTAGACCCTCCTAATAAAGGCTCCTCAGCGTCATTCTTGCATGATCAATGCTACCAGCCAATTGCGAATTCCAAAACATAAGTTCTATATATGTATTAGAACCAAGAAATGCCACATACGACGAATGAGACGTATACATGTTCTCATCCTCCCAGTTCACAATCTGGACCCTGCTTTCTGTAAGCTCGGTCGTCCCATTCACCCTTAAATAAGAGTCAACCGTATATGCAAGACCAACAATTGTTGAATTCACCTGTGCAAACGTACTTATCTCGTACCATCCACTGTGCAGGATGTTTATCCTGTTCGTGTTGGTACTGTCTATCTCCATGATCTCAGTAGATCCAGCCTCCGCAGTAGTGTCCCACGGGATCCCAGCCGCCGTTTGAAAATTTGTATGCGCCCACGTAGCAGCTCTGATCGCCTGAAACACGTTCTCCAGCTTAGTGGTCCTGCTCCAGCCAAGTTCTGGAGATGCAATTAGAGACACCGATTCATAGTCTCGCAACAAATGCACAGCGTCCAAGCCATCCCTGAATACATAAGGAGAGGCTGGGCGTACAATTATTTTGCCCTCTGTCGAAGACGCATATCCCAATCGCTGAACAACAATAGGTCCACGGTAACGGTCAGAGTCTTCTAAATCACCAGAGTAAGGCAACGAGATTGTGATGTCTTCTGTGGCCTCTGAACCAGTTAAGCTGGTCCCATCAAAAGACATAAACTTCCCATCGTCCGTGCCATCTGTGTAGGGGCTTACCAGTGCTATGGTTGTGGAGAGTCTCAGCCTAGCCCCTGACTCAACATAGCCTTCAACCCCACTAGTCGCCATTATCCAAAAAATGCCCATGTACACAACAACAGCACCTGGTGTCACACTGTTGAATCCGATCGTTCCTGAATCAGTCACTACATAAGCTTGGTTTTGCACAGGAGACATTGCATTAATCTGCGCCACCGTCGCATTGCCTACAAAGTTATCCGAAATAAGCCTAGAATTTACAACTATCATATCCCCAGCAGAATCAAGCTGTGCCCATGTGGGGGTCCAGCTTTCTCCTCGAACGCGGTCATATACAAGCTCAGATGGCCCACTGCTCCCTCCAGCAGGCGGTGCCCACGTCCCATCCGCTCGCAAAAAATTCGACGTTCCACCCCCTAATTTGGGAAGCAAACCGTGCTTAGAAGTAGAGGCATTCAGATCAGTGTTATCATCTGGGGCTCCAAGATCGTCCAGTTTGATATTAGCCTCAGCTACATCCAGCGTAACGTGGTCTCCCCCATCTACATAGCTAAGCTGCGAACCGACACGCAGTACGCCATCATTAGATGCTGCACCCAAGTAACCAGCAGTTGCACCCGAGTCGACTCCAACCTTGTCATTCTCACCTCCACCGCCAGGAGGGGCCGCCCATGTCCCATCAGCTCGCAAAAAGTTGCTCGTTCCGCCTCCGAGTTTTTTCAACAAACCATGCTTCGAAGTAGAGGCGTCCAAGTCGGTGTTGTCGTCCGGTGCTGCTAAGTCATCGAGCTTGATTGCATCGCTAGATCCGGACACATGACTAGCAGCGTGGGCCTTCGGAGCATTAGACGCTGTGACATCAGCATTGGCTGCGACAGTGTCCAATTTCGTTTTGTCAGAACAACACAACAGGCCAGGCACAGACGCCGATGACTCAGGCAACGCGTCATCTCCACCAACAAGGTGCGTTTCAACGTGAGCGAGAGGAGCAGATGCTTCCGCTATGCCTGACTCATTCCCATCCGAGTCTTTTTTGTACACTGCGCCATCTGTCTTGACATAAATAGCCGTCGCTCCAGATGCAGGAGAGTCTTGCGTGTCTTGATGCTCAAAAACTAATCGTCCCATCAGCTCACCTTTTTTCTATAACAACCCTTGAGCCATCAGCTAACAGATTGATGGTACTTGTCCCACCACTCCTAATCGCTTGCACCTTGATAATATCATCCTCAGTAAAATCCTTAATGAGTGAAACAGAAGCCGTCCCTCCCCCTTCAGGGTCTATGCGATTATAGATAATTGCCCTAGTCCCATCTATTTCAGAAAAACCGCTTCCACTGTCGACAAGAACTCTAATCGTTGTCTCGCTTCGATCATTTCCTGACGTAATGTAAGATGAAACTTGAACATCAATCCTATACGTGCCCGTTGCATCGATAGTCACTTCTGCCGGACTAGTCACCGTAGAGTGAGTAAATCCATTTGTTTTTTTATTCTCCGTATCAAGAGGCACATCAATCCACGTAGCTGCAATGGCCGTCCCTCCAGCGCTGTCATAACCACTAAACACAGTAAACGATGGTGTTGCAGTAGGCGGTGCCCACGTCCCATCCGCTCGCAAAAAATTACTTATTCCGCCGCCTAGCTTGAGCAAGAGCCCATGCGCAGATGTTGTGGCATTCAAATCCGTGTTGTCGTCAGGACTCGCCAAATCATCTAATTTAATTGCGTCTCCACCGGCAGCCTGATGGGAACTGGCATGCGAACTCGGTGTTCTGCTAGCAGACGAAGTGTCCAAAGTTGCATCCGAAACAAGTGCATTCAATTGCGCCAGGGTTGCCGACGTATGCTTCGAACCACCCAGCGCGTGCGCGACAGGAGGTTGATCATCTGCAAGCGTTCCCGATAACCCAGCTACACTTATTTCATCAGAATTGCCATTCTCATGGGAACTTGAGTGCGCATTCGGCGTCCTACTGGCAGACGAAGTGTCCAAGGTTGCGTCGGAAACTAGAGCGTTCAACTGCGCTAGAGTAGACTCCGTGTGGTACATCCCACCAAGTGCGTGTTCTGCAAGCCCTCCACCTTCTTCATACCCTCCCAGTACAACTGCTTCACCGTTTACCAAATATTCTCCGGCAACGGTAAACTCATCATAGGTAATATGCTGATGCTCTTCCTTAACAATGAATGTCTCCCCAACGGGAACATTGTCCTTCACTTGATCGTCGTCATCACCGCCTGCCGAGAGCAGGTCGTCCAAAGTCTTTACACCTGCAACTTGTCCGTCTTGAAACGTCATGTTGTCTGACGCATCTCTTGAAACCAGAACCGTCTCATCGTTTGACGTGTCATTTTGAATGACTACGCCGCGAACATCAATCGCGTCCTCTTCTGGACGTATCATTGTCTGGTAAATGTCAGTCTGCGTGCCACCAGTCGACGGATTCTCGATCTTCAGTACTCTGACCCTGTCTAACGCCATACGAAGACCTCTCAAAGAAGAAAAAGCCTGGGGGCCGATGACCCCCAGACAAGAACAACACTAGAACTACGCGAATTGCTTGTGGAGTACCCTTGGCATCACAAACAGCGTATCGGCGTCAACAGCAAACCCTATAACAACAACCCATTTCTGGCCAGTTGGAATAGTAGTTGTCATTCCGCCAGTATCATCGAGGTAATACCTCGCTCCAGCAGTCGCACCCGTAAGCACATTAGCTGGTCCTAGAGTAATAACTTCGACTGGATTGCCGGAACTGATGGTCGCTTTGGCAACACCAATTGTCTCGTACTTGCTGTCGTCGCCAGCATCTGCTTTGGCCACTTGGTTGTTGGTTGCATCCAGATAAACTGGATCACCAATCGTGACGTTCTCGCCTGCTGTGAAAGCGTTCTCTACACGAGTCGCCTCGTCGGAACCAGCATGACTATGCAGCGTGGTAACACCGCCACCTGTCAAGGTGTCGAGGTTAGGGGCAGTAACGTTCGCACTGACAGCAGTGCCACCAACTTTGAACAACGAAGGAACACCGACAACTTTAAGGCCGTCGCCATCAACGTCCAAGGTGTCTGGCGTATCGTCAATTTTGATTTGGAGCCCACCAGCCGCTTTCTCTACGCCGCCTGTCGACACGACAGTGACTTCGAGATCACCTGATCCGTCAAATCCAAGAGCAGGAGTGGTTGCCGCGAGGTCAATCGCAACACCATTGGCTGTCTTCTCGATACCAGCTGTGGTATCAACGTCTACTTGCAGATCACCACTGCCATCGAATGACAGAGCTGGAGTAGATGCTGCGAGGTCAATCCCGATACCAGAAGATGTGACTTCGATACCTGCGGCGGTATTCTCTACGACTTCAAGTTCACCAGAACTAAAACCAAGACCTCTGTTGGATGCGAGATCTATAGTCAAGATACCGGTATTTACGGCAAGACCAAAATCACTGTCTACTGTGATTTTACCCTTAATCCCACCACCAGATGCAGCAGTCGCATCAGGGATAGAAACGCTACCAGACAGAGCATTCCACTCGTCGGCATCGTCATCCCAACCGTACAACCTGTCGTTATTCTCTACATAGTGAACCTCACCAGCGATGAGGTTTGCTTGTGTCCTGCGAATACCGAAGTTTGTAGCGCCAGGAGCAGACCCAGGAAGATTCGACGAAGTCTTCTTCGTGTAGTCGGTCTCATCCGTGAAATCAACAAGCTGAATGCTGGCAGGCGTTGCCCACGTACCATAAACCTCAGAATCACCAGCGCTTGTAGTCGACTCCATAATAACAACAACACCAGCGGAGTTGATTGCGTCCAGATCAGTGTCGAAATTCGACACCCATGCAGACCCGTCAGCTTCGATTGCTGCTGCAAGATTTGCCATCGTGTCGGCTGGAGTTGCACCAATTGTGTACTGAGCATCGCCACCAGAAGTCGCGCCGTACGTTCTGGTTACTGTCCCGTTCGTGATTGTGATTGTATCGCCAGCTACCGGATTAGCCGACATGTACAATGCCGAAGCTCCCAATACACCTTGTGCATTGTTTAGCTGACGGGAATAAAGAAGAAACTCTTTCCAAGTTCTACCCAATGTGATCGCATCTTCCATTTGAGAAAGATTGACCGCGTGATGACTGACAGTACCATCAGCTAGATTGGTAATCTGCTGCGAGTTCATGTCAAGAGCTGAAGTCGTGATAGACAGCCCGCTTAGCTCAGCGCCAGACTGTCCAAAAGAGAGCGCATCACCAGAAGCTGTAGCAGCAGCCAGCTCAGTGACTTTGTTGGTGTTCATGTCGATGCCGCCAGACATCTCCAGTCCACCTAGTTGAATGTCGTCCGCTGGATCCGCTTCACGCGGGTATCCGTTAGCACCACCATAAAGGAACTTCCTAGTAGCCATAGCCTAACCTCCTGACGCTTCTAGCGCCGAACTAAGCCTCCGCTGTAGCAGTCGGAGGCTTCTGTTCGCCTTCTTTGCTCTCGACTTCGGCTGGAGCAGAATCGCCCACCGGTAGCTTGAGCTTCCGTTTCTTTCTCACTCTCTTCTTTTTCTCCTCAGATTTCTCAACATCAATATCCTTCTGCAACGCTCTCTGAGAATGGATCCTCTCAAGGACCTCATGGCTAAGAGGAACTAGCACTCCTGTTGCGTCGTCATACCCCCACTCCGCTAGGCTAATCTCGTACTCTTCCTCGAACATCTTACGAATCTGAAGAATCTCATCGGCTAAGGCTTTTGCGCGAAGCTCGAACCCCTTCGCCTGAGACTGTCTCTCGATCTTAAGCTGCTCAATCTGGTCATTAAAGGCACGCCTTTTCAGCTCCGCCATGAGCTTCGTCTCGCTAACGCTCTTCTCTAAATACATCAACTTGAAGACTCTCAGATCCTCAACTTTTCCCGCCTTTACCATTTCCTCTTTGTTCTTACCCTTGCTCATCGTTCCATCTCCTTCATCAGTCATCTCTTTCAACTTTCATTAATCATACACTATATCCAATCATATTCACATTTCCTCCTAGCATCAAAATGCTCTCGCTTACTGCCACACCGAGATGTTGGCCCCAGAACACTCCGGTCGGAGACGAAATCGGAACCTCTTCTAAAAGGCCCCCGCTTGTTCCAACCATGTAATTAACGCCAGGCGTAAGACCTGTGAATACATCACACACACCAAGTATTTTTGCCACGCCGACCGTAGGGGTAGATTTAGAGATTAACACCCCTAAAGACGGCATCTTCGTGAAATCAGTAGGATCCGCTGTCTGGACCCTCCACTTCCCATTAATCGGAGCCTCCCGTATCGACACCGGAGACCCAACAACGTCCGTCGTTAGACAAGCCACGTCCACGTACCCGGTAAGACTCGGCTCACCAGCCTGTATGCGTACCACCCACGTATTTGGCCGCTCTGTCTTGTCGTATATCGTGCCGTCTGAATGCTGATACGCCGACCCCATCGCACAGTTGTAGATTAACTGCTCCCCTGAAGTTCCAAGAGGAGGGACTGGTACTAGGTTGGGATCTCCGTTGTATCCGAGAGTTCCGCCGCCCTGGGCAGCAGACATCGACGTGTTCTGGTTGTACATAACCGAACGTCTTTGAATCTCAAACGCATTTCCCTCAATCGTCGCCAAGGATCACTCTTCCTCTTCAAGCGTAACGTAACTTACGTCGGTCGATGAAAGCGCAGCAGACGTGTCCTGTATCAAGATCCTTGTCGGATACGTGTCCAGCGCATCAATGGTCCATGTGTCCTGTATGTATTGTGTAGTATCTCCGATTGTTCCCTTTGTGATTACTGTCGCATCAGACGTCCACGAGAAGACAATCTTCGATGTCCACTCTGTAATCCTTACATTTATCTCCCCATTGTCGACGCTTCCAGGTATCGCAATCGTCCGAGACACGAACCCGCCAACTTCATAGTTCACACCGCTCGCAATCGTCGTCTGAGTCATCCCTGATAGGTTCGTAGCCGACAGTGTATTCCAGGCAAAAGAACCCACCGGGTTGTCATCGTCGGCCTCATACGTGGCCGTCCATGTGTCGCCGGATCCGGAGAACATACCAAACGCGTTGTCATCGGCAACAGCCTTGGAAAGCAAGGGCGCCGAAATCAGATCCTGAGAGGACTCAATGAGGATTTGGTAAGACTGGACAGGTGTCCCATCGTTGCCGCCCGTCCTCATCCTAGTCGCTCCCACTATCGAGACATCTATCACGGGCAGAACGTTGGCGATCTTTATGACTGTACTGCTCGTATCCTGCGCCCCATTCGCGATCCTGGTAGCCAGAATACTGAGATTATCCACGGTAACATTGTACGATCCGCTCGCCCGGCTTACCGACTTAGGACTCTCGTACACTGTGTCGTTCACTATCGCGAGCTGCCCAGGAGTCGAATACGTAACCTCGTCCACAGAAGCGCTCCATCCGGAGATGGTATTCACCACAGTAGCCGACTCGCTGTTCTTCAGTGCACTCTGCCCAGCCGGATACGTCTTCAGCCCAAACGACACGCTCGGAACAGTGTCATTGCAGTCCACGGTGTTCGTAATATTGAACCACTCGCTCCACGAGCCAGAGGGTGTACTCACGCGCACGCGACCGCCCAAGGACTGCGTACTGGTCCCTGTTGCATCTATCGTCGCGTCCACGGTCGCTGAGACCCCCTGTGTGACCGCCTGCGTCCCAGACCTAAGCGCTCCACTGTCCTCGAACTCAACCCTGTCAAAATCGATGTCAGTGGCCACAGAGACGGAGAACGTATCCCCGTCCTTCACCTGTGTCTGAACAACGCCCGTCGGACCAGTCGGATACACGCCCACGAATTCAGCAGATGAAATAACAGGACGAGGGTCCGCTTCCACTATGCACGAATCTGTCACCCCGTCCTCATGGGTAGCCGTGACAACCGTCCCACTCAGAACGATGTCCGCGTATCCCCTGAACAGCACCCGATTATCTGTCTCGTACGCATCATAATCCCAGTTGCCTACGGACACTCCGTTCACAGAAACAGCTGGTCTTAGGTTGCTCACGCCGATCAAGGCAACAACGTAAACTCTCAAATTCGGATCATCGGCAACGCAGGACTCAAGGATGTTGTCATTGGAGCCGGTCACAAAGACCTTGCCCCCGACGTTCCCTCCTCCGTTTGGCTCAATGTCGTTTATATAAACGCCACCGCTTGCGCCTGTTCCGAACCGAGCAATCTTGGTCATGTTGCCTCTGAATCAAAGAGATCCATTATGCTGATTCTCTTCTCCTTAACAATTACACCCTTTTGACTGCCCACGATCCTTTTCAGCTCATCCATATGCTCTTCGCATATCCCGATCATGTGGCGCTCGCCGTCTCGCTCCCTGAACTCGACCATTGCGGTGGCCTCTCCCCCGCACCTAAAGCAGAAGCGTGCTCGCCCCTGCCTCCAAGGACCCTTGTACCGAGGAAACCCACGGCTAGACGCCGGTCCGCCGCAGTCCTCCCGGCACGATAACGACCCTGTTTTGTCGTACGATTCCCATAGCCTCTCGCACCAAGCGCACATTGCAACCAGTCCGTTTTTAACAGCTTTGTTTGCGCTATCAGCATCAATCATCGTCAGTCCTTCTTATCAGGCGTAAACTGAGTTCTTTTCTTCACTTCTAGCCTGAATCCCACGTACGTCGTCGAGTCTAACACATTACCGCTAGTTCCCGATCTAACAACATCCCACCACTCATCAAACACATAAATCACGTCACCTTCTTTGGGTAGACGCCCCTCCACGGTGGTCCCCTCGTAGGCACACTCCCAGTGGTTCCTGGATATGGATACGATGCCGTCGAACTCAGCAACGAAACCACCCTCCCGAACAGAAGGAGTCCGCCCGTCAGATTCGACGAACTCCATAGCGCACGGGAAGGTAATATCAGGCTCCGGTATCTCTGCCTCCGCGTCAGGGTAAAAGTTCCACGCGTCCTCGCTCCTAGATGGAGTCCCAGGAGGCGAAGACCCACCGTACAGGGGATCATTGGTCGGCTCCCCGTAAAGAGCGTCGACGTTCTGTCCCCTGTTCAGTGAGAAGTATTCGCAGGTCGGCCCTGATAGCTCGATCCGCTCCTCCTCAAGGCTACGCAAATACGTAGCGTCTTCGTCGTAGTAGACACGAGCCATGGTTAGACCCTTCTGAGAGACTTACTTTTCTGTCTCGTCTTTGGTAAGGAAATATTTCTTCAGAATGATGTCTGCCATGTCAACCCCGGAGATTTTCGACACAGCTATGTAAAAGATAATCGAAGCGTTCGAGGGAACCGCCCGGATATACTTACCAAGCATGGGGGAATGCCTGTGAATGTTTCGCATGAACTTCTGAAATGCCCTCTTAGGCGAGCGAGCAATAACATCCTGGGCCTCGGCACGATCTTCCGTACCAAACACCTTGTTCCAATCATCCCAGCCTATCTCGTCTATGACCTTGTTGACCTTTGTAAACAGCGCCTTGTCCAGTGTCCACTCGGGAATGCCAGACTTGAACAGCTTGATCGCCTTCTGGCTAATCTTGAAAGCCCCTGGCTTTGCCTTCTTCTCGTCGTCGGGCATGGCCAATGCAGGGTCGGCCTTCTGAGCCTCTCTTAAGTCGATGTCTTTACTTTGAAAAGGGGGTGTCTCTCCTCTTTCCTCTCCGCGCTCTGCCTCCATCATGGCAACGCTGCGGTCAAGATAGTCCAGTGCCTCGATGAATGTGCGGAGTTCATCGTCAGAGATGTCCTCTTTCCTGAGCTTCTTCTTTAGGACCTTGGCCATAGCGGCCCCTGCGCCTTTTGAACCGTCCCAGCAGCGAATGTCTTTACCTTTTTCGCGAGCAGTTCTTCCACAGGGACGCTTGGTAGACGCAAAGTTCGCTACCATGTCACCACTTTTGGCCTTCTTTGCCTTCGTGAACTTGAGCTTGGTCTTGCCAGAGGAAAAGGATCCACCGTCCGCTTTGTCGATCTCCTTTGGACCAGAAAGTTTCCCCTCTTTGTCGTGGAACGGGTTGCCCTTTTTGCGCTTCTTGGGTGCTCCAGAAACCTTGTACTTCTCGTCTAAGGCAACCATTACGGCCTCAGTCAAGTTGTCTACTGCTTCGTCGCTATCCTCGGTAACGTACTCGTCATACGCCATGAGTACGGCCTGGAAAACGTCCGGCTTGGTCCAGATCACATGTGGAGCAAAATGGACAGAGTTCTGCCCCGACTCCATGGTCAATCTGACTTCACCGGCTTCCAACATCCCTGTGTCCAACACGAAGTCATACAGCTCCTGCGCGTCGGAGAGGTCTTCAAATGTGAAGTAAATCTCTGCATCGCTCTCTTTGCCCTGCGCAGGCTTGATGTCCTTGCGGTCTTGCATGCGCATGAGGGGAACCAGGTTACCGGATATTGCTATGTCAGACTCGTCGATTTGATGAATCTGATCAACAACGGCGCTCTCGTCCAACTTCCTATACCCGAGCTTGGCCTTGTCGTCCTCGCTGAGGATCTCCAGGACGTCCTCGTGCATCTCTTTCAGCTTCTTGATGTCGTGGTACATTTCTTTCTCCCGCGAACTCAAGTTCGCAAATTATTCTGCGAAGAAGCCGACTGGCGCCTGAAGCAACCTGGCCTTCTCCTCGGTGTCTTGCTCTAGAGCCTCTCCATTCGCATAGAGAGCATCTCCATCCATCGTGAACTCCCCGGTCGCCGAAGGCTTCCCAGAGTATTTCATCCGGATAGTAGCCAAAGTCTTCATCGCTTGAGCCAGGGCATATTTCCTGAAAATGTACATCTCATGGTTCTCTAGGTACGTGAGATCCACATTCCGAGAGATGTAATTCACAAGTATCGTGGTCCCCGCATCTGGCTGCGGAGTCAGGACCAACACTCTTCTTGCTCGCTCGAAAACCCAATCCTGCTCAGCACCTGCAATCTGCTTGGCCATCTCCCTGTATTGAGTGTACTGAAGAAGTGCCGAGTATCCACCACCGCCGCCGCCGTAAATCCACTGATATGGGTTCACCTCTACATCCGCCCACTTGAAATAATCAGTCAGCGAATGACCAGACACCTCAAATGCAACATCAACCACTGAGTCAACATCGTCCGCAATCGTATCCACATCGTACTCGGTAGCCCCGGTCAGCGTAAACAGGGTCCCTTTGCCCTGGCCAACCCAGGACTGCCACCATACTTTAGCGTCGGTTATGGCGTCGTTGAGATGCTCCGCAGTCAGCTCGACCTTTACTGTCCCTAAGCCTAGCCGCCGCTGGATCCACTCTTTTATTTGAGCCTCGTTGAAACGCATTGGCTACTCCTTCGAAACTTCTCCTGCCAAGACCTTGTCAACAGCATCGCTGATAGCCTGAGCCACGCGGAGAACGTCCTTTTCGAGAATGCCATTCCGCTTCAACGTCTTGATAGCTATGTCGTTTATGTCAGACAGAACTTCGTTAGCCTCAGCGTCGCTGAACTCGCCAGCCGACGAAATGGAGCTTTTTATATCCGACGGAAGGTCTTCCGGATCGACAGAATCGCTGTCCCCATCCTTCTTACCCTTCTTGTCGTCTTTCTTGTCGTCTTCTTTATCGTCCTTGGACTCTTCGTCTTCTTCGTCTTCCTTGTCCTCTTCGTCCTCTTTGTCCTTCTTGGCTATACTGGAGGACATCTTCTTTGCTCCCCCGGTATCCGAGGCAGTAGGATCCCCCGCCTCACTCATTGCATCCAGCTTGGCCTGAACACGAGAATCGAGGGCATTCTCTACCTCTTCCTCCGCCTTCTCAGACGCGAACAGATAGAGAGAACTCCGGAAGAAGCTAGTTCCCCCGCTGCTCTCCGCCATGATGATACCGAAAGGAGTCACCGTCCGGACAGACCCCGACATGACTTCTTTGCCCATTCGAGTCCGGACAACAACCGAGTCACCTGTTGAAAGCTCTCCAACAGGGACAACGTTTTTCATTCTCATCTCGTGTTCCAGTGCCATACTGATTTTCCTTCCAATTGAAGCGATCTGAGATTACTTGCCCAGTACGTGAAAGAGCTTCTTGAGTTTTGCCTCAGGTATCCTTAAACCCAATTCCTTGTTTATCTGCAATGCCCTGTCGATAGACTCTCCTCCAACAGGGCTCTTTGGAACCTTCTGAGCCGCTTTGACATAATTTTTGATGAACTTAGAGGCTTTTGAAACTACAACATTAATGGCAGCTTCGGCCTTGCCGACATGTTCAAAAGATGGATCGCCTTCAACGGTCCAGGCGCTATGCCTGCCCCCTAAATCACTGTAGAGAACCTTGTTGCCGAATTCAAACGATGCAATCCTGCTCTCTTTGTTGGTCGCCGGGCTAAGCGCATAAAGAACAAGAACAGGATAATGGTTCTTGTATCCCCGCTCCTCTAGGGCTGCCCTTATCTGAATCGCATTAGGAGAGTCCACCGGAGCTGATGCTGAGTAACCAGCCATAGGCATGGGCGAAGCACCAAGCGGAGATAAGACAGCCCTGAAAACATCCTGTGGGTGAGTAACCACAAGATTCTGCCTGCCCGGATCATGTGTATGCTTGACCCTGGACATTGCCTCGGCTAATTCCTCGCTGGAACCATTGGACTCAGGAAGATCGGCATCGGAAACCCCAGCCATCTCTAGCATCTCATTCAGAATACTCATTTCAAAACCTCATCCATGTTGAGACAGGCTGACGGTTCGCCAACCATGAACTCTGTAAACGGGTAATATTCAGACACTTATCAAGAAGAAGACCCACGAACCCCTCTGCTTCAATGCTTGTGCTGGCCTTTTCCACAGAAAGGTTCATCGACCTTGTCATTCCTAGTTCTTCAGAGAGGATAACTTGCTCCTCCTTTTGGACTTCTTGGGCTTCGGCTTGACCTCTACGACATCGTCTTTCGTGCCAAGCTCACCGTCTTTACCAGGATCTATGGTCGCCTCCATATCGCCGATCTCGACTTTTATAGGCTCATCTTGCTTCTCATTGTCACCCTGCGGCACTTCGGGAGCAACAATTTTTTTCTCCGGCGCCTTGACTGGCGGTTTGGCAATCAGCACCTCGGTAATATACCCGGCCTCCACGATTGCGCTCATGTCAAGATCCGTCTCCGTAATCTTGCCCGGTTTGAACGCTACATCGACAAATATCTTGCGTGCAGGAGCATTTCCTTCGGCTGCCACATGCTTAACCCCGTGATGGGTACATGGCTTGGTCTGGAATCCTGCGAGCATATATTTTTTAGACATGAAAAATCTCCTTCAAAAAAAAGGGCCGAGCCGGTTTTCCCGACCCAGCCCTGGGGGTTCTGATCAAACTAGTGAGCTAAGCCTTAGAGACTAGTTGTCACCGAAGGCAGACCCGAAACGTTGATCACTCCGTAGTACTCAGGACGCAACATCTTAGTTGCGTAACGAGTGCGGACACCCTTACGGAATGTGAAGTCGTTCGGATCCATGAAGGTTGGTGTCAGTTGTAGTGGCACGTAAGGTGCGTACACGTAACCAGCGTCCAGGAAGCTGTTGCCTTTGAGACCGACGAGGATCTGTCCGTCCGCCATGTAAGGATCTTGGTAGACCGCATACTTGCGAAGCAGAGTTCCGATTCTGGTGATGCCGAAGTTGGCAGTCACAGGACCGTAACTTGGGCTCTGGATATTCTGCTCGATGGAGGCGAAGTCGCCGTGTGTCGAGAGTTGGTCCAGGAGTCCACCGACCGCAGTCGAAACAACCAGGAAGTTCGCGGGAGCGCGAGTGGTTGTTTTGTGAATGCGAGCGGACACTGCACTGATTTGAGTCAGCAGCTGGCGAATGCTCTCTACTTCACCAGGAACAGTCGAGCTGTAGGTGTAAGCAGCGGTGTGACCGGCGTTGTTCACGAGGTCTGTGATGATCTCGCGGTCTGTCTCCAGAAGAACCTCGTTGGAGAACGTAGAAACAAACTCTGTCTCTGCATCCAAGCCGTGAAGGGCTTTGAGGTCGTCCATGGCTTCTACGGACCAACGAGCTTTGAGCTTACGACTCTCGGCTTGAACGGTCGATAGAGTGATGTCCAGACCAATCGAAGGAATCTCGGCACCAGAAGTCTGGCCTACGAGTTCCCAGTTCACGAAATACTGGAGGTAGATGACGGTGTTGTCGACGAACAATGCGCCAGCAGCTGTACCACCGGAACCGACAGGATCAATCGCCCATGCGCCTGTGGCGATGGTGAATGTTCCAACGGTGTTGCCAGTGGCAGTATTGTCGATCAGATTGCCAGAAGCATCCATTGTGGCGATGGCTTCGGTTGGAGCCGATGCAGCATCAGGATCGACAAAGCGGTAGTACGCTTTGACGTAGAAAGTGCGCTGTCCGACTGTTCCGTTGTCACGGATGGGAGACCATGCTGCTCCACGGCAGTTGGTTCCAGCCTGGGTCAGGGCGTCTGTGGACGTTCCTGTGTCTGTGCAAACTACGTCGTAGTCTACGAACTCAGAGCTGTAATACTTCGCGAAGTTCTGATTGAGATTGTCGCCTGCTGCCAATTCACCGTCGTAACCCATGGCTGTCGGAAGATCAGCAATAGGTGTCTGAGGAATCTTGGTTCCTTTGCGATCTTCGTACTTTTTCTCGTAGTAGAAGATGCCGGAAACAGGAGAGGTCATGGGCTGAACCGATACCAACTGGTTGGCAATCAGATTCGGGAAAACCCTGCGCAGGATCGGGAACACGTATTTCGTGAACGCGCCTGCGTTTGTGGATAGAGTATCCTCATTGAAGCTCTTCAAATGTTGAAGCTCATTCTCCAAAAGGACAGCGGTGTTTTTCTTCAGATGGGTGTCCTCGATGCCGCCAAGCATCTTTCCCCATTTTTGGACGCATGCACCAGTATAAGACTCGTCAAAAACAGTCTTGGCTCCGGCTTGCTCGAATAGTTCTCTAGCTTCCATCAATTTCTCCGTTGGTTAGGCCGCTCTAGTTACTCCAGACCGGCTAGGCGTTGCATCTCGCTCATGTTGTTACCGAACTCGTCGACCTGTGGACGACCAGATGCGGAAGGCTTAGCTTGATGCGACTCGTTCAATTCCCTCTCGGACATGGCCTGGCCACGGGACAACCTTGCCCGCATAGCCTCCAGATCTCCTCCTGGGATCCCTTGAACTCCCCTCTCTTCAACCAACGTATCAATTGCGCTCTTGGAAGTTACACCCTCCATTACGCTCATCAACTGTCTACCATTAGACAATCCAGCAACCTTTTGGACCTTGTAGGCTTCCAACCTGGAACGCTTCTCCGCATTATCCGCCTCGGCTAATGCTTCGTCGCGCTCTTCCGTCATAGCCTCAAGTTTGCCATCGAACTCTTCCAAGGCGTTTCGCGCCGCCTGTAATTGATCGCTGGCCTCCGTACCCACTTCTACAGCTTTCAACAATTTATCATTCAACGTATCAGTCTTCTCCGACAGGAGAGAAATTTGACCTTTTAACTTGGCGTTCTCCTCGCGAAGCTCCGCCTCTGCATCAGACACATACCCCTCACTCAGGTCAGGGGCTTCCTCGATCATGATGCCAATCTTGCGTTCTGCGTCATCCACGCTGGTGAATTCTACACCCTCGATGATATTCCTAAACGCATCACGCATCGGGTGCTCGCCGATGTTCCTCTCGATAACCAGCTCGCACTGCGCTCTCAGCGCCGCTTTCTCGGCATCCTTGGCTTGCTGCCTTGCCTCGGATACCTCTAGCTCGGAAGCTCGGAGAGAATCGCGTACAGCGTCCTCGTCTGGAACCGAGTTGTACGCAGACACCATCTCAGAGATAGCAGCCAGGACGCCTTTCGCCCCGCCTACCTCTGGATCGGACTGGAACTCTTCACGGATGGACTCAGTGAGATCCGCACGCACACCAGTGATTGCATCCGCTAAACGCTGCTCGAATCCCTCCGCCATTTCCCTGCGGAGTTCTTCCTTGGCAGTAGCGTCGATCTCTGCCTGGGCCTTCACCCTGGCGTCCTCTTGGATCTTCCCTGCAATCTCAGGGAACTCAGCCAAGAACAGATCTGCTGCATCCTCTTTCTCGTTAACATCCTCGATGAAGATCTCAGGAAGCGCTGTCTTGACCGCAGGATCAGCTACGAAATCCCATGTCTTCAGAACGAAGTCATCTTGGACAACATCGCCTTCCACCTTGGGATCGTCAGATGGGCGAGTGCTCCCGAATCCACGAGAGGAAACGCCTATCTGAACATTGGCAGCGATGAGGGCCTTGAGATTCTTACCCTCTGCGGTATCCAGAATCTCTGCCTCTCCGATAATCAGACCGTCATCGTTGACTGTCAGATCGGTAATCACATGAGAAACCCGCTTTAGCGAAGTCTTACCGTCGGATGGATGGTCAAGCTCACCTAGTACCCGACGAGAAGAGATGTCCTCCGAAAGTCTGCCGATCTCTCTGTTCATCAGCTCTTTACGATAGATGCGACCATTTTGAGTTGGGATACCTACGCGTCCGAACTCACCACGAGCAACAAATTTCCCGTTCTTAGACTCCGTGAGAGTCATCTGAACCGGGCTAGCTTCGATTAGCACCTGGGGCATTCCATCACCTGTTTCTTCACCACGCCTTCTGACGTGCGAGTATTCTTCTAAGAGGGTTTCGCTTGAGCCTCCGCTTGGCTTCTGGGGAGACTTTCCTATCAGTTTTCTTCCCATCCGGACGAGCGCTTTTCTTGAGTGACTCAAAACCTACTGCCTCCTTGCGACCAGACGAATACTTCGTCCTTCTCTCTTTGCCGCCTTTGCGACGGCCTACTCGTTTCCCAGTTCACTACCTTCGTTCTGCTCGATTTGACCGAGAGACTTAGCGATAAGCTGGAGAGGAGCTTTAAGCTCTGCAATAAAGTCGTCTTCGCCCATGGTGTTCTCGTCAAGGCGACCTTCGTCCATAGCCTCAACGACGCCTTCATAGACGCCTTCCATGACGGATGTGACATTCTCGTCCAGGAATTCCTCGTGGAGCATCTCCATGATGGAACCGATGCGATCAATGATCTCACCGCGAATAGTCACTACGCTCTCGACTTGAATATCGTCGTTCTCCAGCAACCCAGCGAGTTCCGCTGCGAATGGGGATAGCTCTACATCCTCACGACGTGCTGCCCAGCGAGCAGATTTCTTCTGGGACTTCTGTCCGCCGCCGCTCTTGGACCAGCGAGCTTTTTTGCGACCCTCTTTGGCGAGCTTGCCAGCACCGCCCGCAGCTTTCGCCGCTTTTACACAACGACGGCCACCGGGATCTTTTGGATCCTTGCGAGTGCCTTGAGGACACTGGAAGGATGCTTTTTTAGCCATGGAGCCAGCCTTGGACCTACGGGTCTTTTTGGCTACGGCCTCTGCAACCAGAACGTCAACGATTTCTTCTGCGCGTTCAGCGAGAACTTCGTCACCTTCTGGGAGATTCTTCTCTTTGAGCGCCTCTAAGACGTCCGCTATGTCATCTGTGTCCATCTCGGAAATCGGAAGCTCGGAGATAGCATTGAGCATCTCCATATTAACGTTATCAGAGTCAAGAGCGTCGTCCTCGTCAAGCATGTCGATCTCTAGATCCTCGACATCCTCTTCCTTGGCGCCTTCCTCTTTCTCCTCGTCTTTTTCTTCCTTCTCTTCCTCTTCTTCGTCGTCAGCCTTGGGGCAATCGTCGCCTTCACATGCAGGCTTCTTGGCCTCTTCTACGGATTCTTCAGCATCGTCGTCTTCTGCAACGGCTTCTTCCGTGGATTCCTCACCCAGCAAGCTGGAGTTAACCTCTTCGCCCTCTGCGATTAGACCGAGTGACCTAAGATCTTCATCTAGACTTTTGACTTTGCGCGTGATCATTGCTAGCTCCTCACTTCGTTTGCGCTGCGCTTTTTGAGGTAAGCGGCAACGACTGCCATTTGTTTTGCTCGCCCAGCAAGTTTGTCATGTGCCACGGACATGCGCTCCATATCTTCAGAACGCATCAACTTTTCTGCCTTGCCGAGCAAGCCCGTGAGGACTTGCGCTTCAACTTTCAACGATTCACAGGTGGCACCAAAGAACTCATCTTCCTTTTGATCAAACATGATCGCGTCGCATTCGTCAACTATTCCTTGAATAACGGACGATATGACACCCATGGATTCCCTGATTTCTTCCTCAAACGCATGGAGCTTTCCAGGGGAAATGCTCGCGTATTTTGTACTCGGGACCGCCCCCTCGATAGCCCTAATACTACCGTGCATGGCAGTGCGGACCTTCTCCTGGTTGGCCTCGTACATTTTGAACCAATCAGAGTCCTCAGTAGACTCGTCTATTTTGGACAAAACGCCAGTGAGCCAATAGTCCCCGCCCGGCTCCATCACAGATGCCAGCTCGCGAACTTGAGTTCGTGAAACGTCCTCGCCCATTGCCATCTTCTTCGCAATGTCCCTAAGCTCACCTGCTACAAAAGCATCCATGTTACCGCTCTCTATCACGGGTATATCTTTACATATGGACTCTTTTGTGATCTTGGCAATGTCCCCGTCCATCTCGTAACCAACGATCAGGACAGGACTGTTATCCATAACCACTACCGCCGAGTCTTCCTGGACTACCATGACCTGAGCTTTCTTGCCCTCGAATCGCTCCGCTACAGCCACGTCCACGGCATGACTCCGGTGCGCTAGGCTGCCACGGTAATACTTGTCCAGCTTGGATCCTTGGATAAATGGCATTTGCTAACTCCTCTTTCCGGACCCGTTGATCCGTGACATTTTATTGATCCGAGTGACAGAACGCTCAATCGCGTTAGCCTTCTTGCTCAAGGAGCGAAGAAGCCTCCTGTCCTCGTTCTCCGCTATAGGTGCCTTCTTAGGGGAAACGCTTTCTTCTTTCCCTCCCCCGTCTTTGTCGTCGAGTGCGCCCTCAAGCTCGGGGAATAACTTCATGACCTTCGCTTGCGCTTCGGCTTCCCGGACAACATCCCCGGACTCCTCATCGCGTTTCGCCTGGATCATAGCCTGGGCATCGTCTCTCGTGAAGTTGAACACGCGTTGGAGAATCCAAGGCTTGCTCATGTAATCAGACAGCGAAGACGCCAGCCCAGCTTGGGCATTCATAACCTCAATCTGCTGCATCTCGAAGATCGCAGACGGAACCGTCATCTTGATTTGCCAAGGCACAGAATCGGGATCGATGTTCAACGCCGCGAGATGTATACGGGCAACCTTCTCAAGCCCCTGCACGTACTCACGCTGGAGCCTCATACAGGCACGGGCAAATCTCACGTCATCCTGGGACGCCATCATGTTCGTAGAGTCACCAGGATCCCCAAGACCCATGAAGCGCCTCGGAACCGTCGTCGATGTAACCAGCTTGCCTTGGAAGTATTCCACGTCGTCCATCATCTGAACATCTGGCCCAGAGATGACTTCGATCCTTGTGGAATCTTTCCCTCCACGGGTAGGAATCCAAAAATCTTCGGATGGCGAGTTGCAAACTACAACCCCAGAAGAAAGGCCAAAGTTGTGACACGAGTCAACAGTCAGCGTATACGTGTCCTCTCTCTCGGAAAGACGCTCAACAGACACAACTTTGTGATTGTAGGAACACGCAGATTCCTTGAACTCGCTGAAGTTAGAATAGCCATGCGCCCTATACGCCTTTAAAAGCAAATGACGATGGGCTTTCTTTATCACGCGGCAACTTCCCTCATTGAGAAGACCTAGAGCAACAGAATCGCTAGACACGAAGTCTGCCACATCGTCTGCGCTCGACCCAGGGTTGCTCCTGACGAATTCCTCTAGCGCCGAAATGAAGACATCCGAGTAGCTGATCGTCCTAGTTTCCGAATACTCAGACCTGGCATCATCGGTCCAGAACGCCTTCATGGCGGAGCTTCTCTGCGCGTTGTCTTCTACATGCTTGTCAGAATCGTTATAGGCACGGATGTACCTACCACTATCACGCTCGATGTTACTCCGACGCACTGCCTCAGCATTCCTCTTTTTCCACTCAGGATCAGCGTGACGCTCTTTAAGCGTCCTCGACGCTGCATCTCGTAACTTTTGATCCAGAGCTTTATCCGTCTTGCGAAGCTCTCTGAGTTTAGCACCGCCCATTTGCCCCAGTTTACAATGATGCTCCGAGTGCTCTCTCCATGTCATGCTCTCAAGGCAACTAGGATTGTTATTCAGCTTCCCTGCGTTGTGATGAGTGAGCTTGCCTTTTTCCTTCATCCCTAGTTCCCGCACAACCATCCTGTGCGTATACACATATTTCTTGCTGGACGGATCGTAGACCTTCTCATACCCGTCCATCGTGTCTCCCTTCTCAAAAGAAGAGATTGTCCTACGCAACGGCATCAAGGATTCGCCAGGAACCAAGTCCTGGGCATCCTTCAGATCTCCGCTTCTCAATATGCACTTATGATCAGGAGTAACCCTGAAAGACTCGCCATTATCTAATGTAACGCGCACTAGCTCAGCGTCTTTACGTGTCTGACCTGCCCACACAACCTTGCCAGGAACCATCTTGCTGTTATTTTTCCTGTCAACGCCGTAAACCCACTGCTCCTCGCCCCTGTCGAACGCTTCCGCCATCTCGACTATCGTTTTTTTACTCCCATCAAGGAGAGGAACTTCCGTGTCACCCGCTAGGCACAGCGGGTTATTGCGAAGATCCAGCTGGCCTGTGCTCGGATCGATCAGACGCTTCTTCTTGAATCCGCTCTTAACCTTGCGGACAAGAGCCACCGCTTCTTTAGGCGGCAAGTCTCCGGTATCCACGTAGAACGCATACCGACCCGGAGCCCTTGTCAGCTTTTGAACCAGGGCTGTGTCCTCCATCAACTGGAGACGCTTCCAGATCCACCGTGAACTGTCTAGAACACCGTACCCGTAAGGAGAGCGAAGCCGCTTGGAGCGCAGCCGCCAATGGACCATCTCCCAAGGGTAGAAGAAGGTAATCCCAGAGTTGTTCTCGTTTTCAGGAATGGGCTTCTTGCCAGCCTCTAGAGCCTCTACAAGCGCCCCCGCATCGTAGTTGAACTGCCCAGACACATCTTGGATGAACCCAAGAAGGACGCCTTTGCTGTTTATTATTCTACGTATCGACGGTGCGGGAAGCCAGTTGATACCTATTACCCCGCCCTTTGTGGTCAGAACCTCCCCGTACAAGTTCCCGTACTTTGCCAAGCTCCTAACTGTGACCCAGGCGTCCTCCTCGATACGGATCATCCTGTGAAGCATGTCGTTCAGAAGATCGCGAACGAGCCGATCCTCCGACGTAGCCCACACGGTCTTCCTATGGAGGGTATCTGGAATAGTAGAGTCATCCGCGAACACCGTTAGAGCTGCGCTGGTTTCAACATAGTCGTCCATATTCTCGTAATCTATGTAACGAGAAATCAGATCTTGCTCGATGGCTAGCTGGCTCTGAAGGGCATTGACGCCCTCTGTCCCGCTACTCGGATCCATACTGTCAACAGAGACGTTGGTAGCAATCGCCGTACCCTTGGCAATAGCTGCTGCCTGGACATCCCTGTCCCTCTTGAAGAGCCCTTTGACTAGTTCGGTAAATCCCATATCAGTCTCCAAACACAATAGGGACATACTCCGACACGTCTGTATCTCCCGCGTCCTTCATGTCCCTTAGCTCTTCGGCGCTTATGCCGTCCGTCTGGATCATAGGTGAGACCCAGTCGTATTCGTTTTCAACAGCGGCACTTTTACTATCGCCCACAATCGCAGGGATTTTGGTCGATGTCTTCATCAAACCATACACCACACCCGCTACTGCGTCACTAACGTCTTTGGAGTTGTGGACGAACACTCCAGAAGAAAGCGAGAAGTTGGAATACTCCTCAACCTCTAAGTCATACACAGCCACCGGCTTATCAAGGCGAACAGGAGTTACATGCCTGACCTTGTGCTCAACCGGAAAAGAATTCAAATCAATCGGCATCAAACGGTCAATGCCAGGATCCAAGTCGCATGCCTTCTTGTACGTCCCGTCCCTCAACATCCAAAGGTGCTCATGCGTACACCTCTCGACAGCCCCGCTGTCCAGAACCACATCCACAAGCTCGGTCACCTCTTTCGTTAATCGACCCCTTGCTCGGCCCGGAACAATGCGACCACCCTCTGTACAGGAGTACACCCACGTATCCACCCCATCCAACTCTGAGATCATAGGGCAGCTTCCATCCAGAAGAGGAATCCGCGTCTCTCCGACAAAACACCCGGCCTGCTGATGATCGATCTTGCCCACGTTGCGATCATATTCCAAGTCTTTGATTTCCTCAATAAATGGCTGATAATGATAGTACGTAATCCGGTTCTCGTACATCGCCATCTTCAGCTCATCGTAAGGATCCGTGGACGTATCCGTCGATATGATATGGGTAGAAATCCCCCTTCTCTTTACTTGCTGGTGCATCTCCGCCGACTGGTATGTGTCCGACGAAAACCCAAGGAACTGATAACCATGTGCCTGTAGTTCGTAAATGAAACGACGCAAGTCCGGCATGTAGATTTGCTCTCCAGCCGGTGGGTTCACTCGCAACATCACGTCAATGACGTAAGAGGGTGCCAGGTCCGTGTAACGAACCCCGTCCCCGTCTCGCCTTACTACCTCAACCCACTTGTCTATATGACCAACACAGAAACCCGTACAGTCCCCCGAGAGAGATGTATCAATGTGACACCATCTCATCTTCGAAGGATTAATCTTGGGGGACCACGCTGTCTCCGTGTATCCGCCAGGCAGCCGACGCTCGAACATGTTACACAGAATGTTCCACTTGAACGCCCCGGCCTGCCCGGATGTCCACTCATACGCAGTAAACGGATGCTCCATCTCTTCGCTCACACACGCGTCCACCGCGTCGGGCCTCTGGATATAAATCGATATAGCCTGAGTAGATATACCAGCAAGGTCCCTTAGTGCATTCTCAATGTCTGTCTCGAAGTCCGACTTGTACTCAACCGGAATGTCGATCAAAAAAGAATCGTTCTCCTCCAGCCACTCGTCGGTGAAGTGCTTCACTTCATCGTCTCCGATTATCCTAGAGCGCATAGAGGACGCCGAACACAGAACCCAGAACTTCTCCCCGCAGAAGTTAGACCCAGGCTTGGCCGTCCACTGAGTGTGATCTCGGACGAAGACAGAGGAATCAAGCCTGCTCTCCCGGATTTTCCGCTCAGTGAAACTGTCCAGGGTAGCAGCCGAAGAAGCCAAGATGATCATCCCAGGGAAATCCCCGCCTGCAACCTGGAACCTGGACTTTATTCGCCGGACCAAGTTCCGGTAGACCTTCTCCACAATATCAAAGTGAGCCTTTGTCTTCTTCTGGCCCATAGCTGTAGTGATCTGCTGGCTCTTACGGTTCGGCGGGAAGTTCGTATTATGCACCACGAACCCATCAGCGATGAACGTCTGATGCTCCGTGCATAGAGAATATGTTTGTTCAGCGGGCAGGGCAGAAACGGACACTACTTCCGCGAGGCAAAGACCGACAGGGATTTCTTCGACATGTGTTCTTTCGGGGCGGATTCCTGCGAACTCAAGTTCGTCATTTTCTTGCGAGGACCAAGTTTCCTGCCCTTCAACGGAGATGGTCTCCTTCCCTTTGGCCTTTTGTCTATGAGCGCACTCCTCTTGGCATCTCCGCGCATATACCCATCCACGAACTCCTGCGTCACGAACGGACCAAGGGACAGATCTGGATTCCTCGCTTCCTTGAGGGCTAGCAACATGCTCATGCCCATCTCTTTGCAGTGATCCCACATAGCCATGAGCGCACTCCTTGATGATACGCTCCTCGCGTTTGTCCCATGTATGGAATAGACAACCACCTCTCTCCCGTCCCGCATGAGAACAATAAAGTCCGCCACAGCCCTTCGCGCCCGCCCCTCGAACTCGAACCTCGCCACGCACTCCCTCTTTGTTGAGGAAATGGACTCCACGCCCTCTTGCTGACATAGGCACTCCGCCAGCCTCATCTCCTTCTCTGTCGCGCAATGGATCGTGCTCCCGCTCGGAGACGCCACCGTCAACGCAGGAACTCTGGCATCGGCCATTAATCCTTGTCGAATCACCCCTGTGCCCATGACGCGCTCGACAAACGCATCCGTGACAAACGGACCCTCCCACACATTTGGATCCACGGACGCATCGGCAAATACCATCATGAAACTGCAACCGACAGCCCTGCAATGGTCCCACATTGCATTCATACGATGACAGAGGCCCTTGCTCTCTGCAAACGTGTTGCTCTCTACATTCACAAAAATAATATGTCCGTCGCTGCGAGTAACCATGAAGTCTGCAACCGTCTGGCGCCCCTCTCCATTCACCTTGTGATAAATAGCACTCATCTTGTCTTCGCCTACAACAGAAACAACCCCGCTCTGAGAGCAAAGATGATCGGCTACACGCAGGCTGTTCCTTGTCCTGCAATTGACGATCACCCCGTCCGGAGACACAGTGCTGAACAGATACTTTCTGTCTCCTCCAGCTACTCTTTTCCCGTGATGCCCAAAGCCCGTTCGCCTTGCCGCAACCCCAGTGGCACGATTGTCCGAAAGCAGTGACATGGGAACAAACCCCTGTTTCACCATCTCCACAAATTCCTGTGTCACAAATGGACCGAGAGACAGATCGGGGTCCCTTGCATGGTTGAATGATATAATCATGTCGAACCCGCACGCCTTGCAGTGCTCCCATGTAGCAAGAAACCGAGCCCTCTCTCTCTCTCCGTATAGCGACCCCTGCGCCTTCCCTTCTACGATAATGATTCGACCGTCGCTTGCTGTTACCATGAAGTCCGCAACCGTTATCCTGGATTGGCCGTTGAAATCGTACTCCACAAACGGCATCTTGTCTTCGCCGACAACAGAAACAACCCCGTCCTGAGAACAAAGATGATCGGCTAGTCTCTTCTCCGCCTCTGTCCGGCAAGGCACAACCCCACCATCCGGAGACGTCGCACGGAACTTGTACGTCCTCGTCCCGTCCTTGATAGCCCGCATGTTCCCCTCGGAAATCGCATCCTTCGACGCCTCCGTATGCACGCGAGGTTCTCTCGCCTTTGCAACCTCGCTCAGACGCGCCTTCGTTTCCTCCGTGTGCTTCTTCCCGTAGAAAGGGTTCGCCTCTCCGTGCCGGGGTGGCATGTTCTGGCCAATGGTGCCCTCTGCCCAGCCCCTCTTCGACGACTCGCTCATCTTCTTTCGCCACTCTGGATCGGCTGCACGACGCTTCGCAGCATTTCTCATCTTCTCCTTCGTCTCCTCGGAAAACTTGCGCCCCTTTTGAGACTCGCTCATCTTTCTCTTTGTCTCTTCGGAGTGAGGCTTCCGCTGTACACCCGCCTGACCCTCTCTCATCTTCTTCCGCGCCTCCTCGGAGTGAGTCTTTCCGTAGAAGTGATTCGCCTCTCCTGTGCGCTTCTTGGCCGCCTCTGACAGCTTCTTTTTGTGATCCTCTGACAGGGCGCGACCCTTCTGAGCCTTGCTCATGTTCGCACGAGCTTCGTCCGTATGCTTCCTGCCTGTATTGGCTTCGCTTATCTTCCGTCTGTGCTCCTCGCTTGCAGGTGCCTTGCTCTTTTGAGCCTCGCTCATTCGCTCCCGCGTCTCTTTCGAGATCTTCCTTCTGCGATTCGCCTCTCCGATCTTCCGCCGATGTTCCTCGGAGAACTTCCTCCCCTTTTGGGCCTCGCTGATTTTCTTCTTCGTCTCCTCTGACTGAGTCTTCCCCTTCATCGGATTGACGTACCCATTCTCGTACCGCGCCTTTTGCGCAGATCTCATCTTCTCTTTCGTCTCCTCCGATAACTCTCGACCCTTCATCTTCTCCGATTGTTTTTTCTTCTGCTCTTCGCTTACAGTCTGCCCCTTCGCTGGCATCACGATCCTCCATGACAACAAAATCGCCAGGGACGACATCCTCCGCATGAACGTAAACAAGCCAGTCTCCTCTTTGGACAAGAACGGGATGTTTTCTCGACGGCGATACCGACCCCAGCGCAGTCCTGATCTCAACAAGCTCTTGAACCGTGGACTTCTTGATTCTCCACCATCCAGCCTTGAGCTTATTCTCCGCATGATCAAAACCTACAACCTTGCAGTTTTCAGCGTCCTCTGGACTCATTTCCAGAAGATCTCCAACTGTCATGGATCGCCTAACACCTTTTCTTTCCGTTGTCAAACCTGCCTCTAGTATTAGGCACTCATCAAGCCCAACACAGAAAACGTTCGAGCCAAGAACTCGCTCACTACCGTACGACCCTATGATCACTCGGATGTTATGAGGAAACAGCGTGGCTTCCTTGGAGATCTTCGGAGAGAACTCGTTCATGAAATACGGAGACTCTTTGATCTTGTCGTCAACCGCCGTCTTCATGACAGCACGCGCCAGCGGAAGGTTCTTTGAGATCAACGGAATAACCATCTCCGTACCCGACGACAGGCCGAAAGTCTTCTGGGGATTCACTAAGCAAGACAGCTCGTAAAGCACCCTGCATATGGCTATTGAGAGCACGAACGTATTGTGAACGATAACCCCGTGCACTGAGAAGTTCCTCGTCTTAGGAACCTCGATGTCATACACAGGCTCTAACTCATCGCCGCACTCATACGATTCCACCTCATCCCAGAATACTCCACCCCACCAGGAGCACCACTCGGGAAGATCATACGCCTCAGCGAATCTCAAGAACACCCCGTGGCCCATTTGCGAGCCCTGCGCCGGACGCGGCCAGTACGCCTTCTTGGGCACCGGCCCGATCTCTTTACGAACCCTGGTCATCACCTCTCTGTTCATGGGGGTAATGTCCACGTTCGAGTTGCCCTTTACGAACTCAAGTTCGCGCCGCGCAGTCTCGCAATCTTCTTCCTTGCCTACGAGGTTTCCAATCGAATTCAAGAACCTAATAACTTCATCCCTACCCAGCACCTGCAAAGACCAAGCATCGCTATGCTTCCTCTCTCCGTTGTGCGTGTACCCCATCTCACGCGGACGCATCCGAGAGTGAATCCCAAAACGAAGCAAGAGCTGTTGAATATCCCTCACGAACGGCTCACTGGCTAAGGATATTCCAATCTCCCAGTTGCCCTTTTTCTTATCCCTGCGACAGAACCATCCATCACACGACCAAATGCGATTCAGCAACAAGGCAAGCTGGCGATTGTCTAGCCCGTAGAACTCACTCGGAACTCTCTTGTCCTTGGACTTGTGTTTGAGATCAAATTTATCCCTCAAGCGATCAAGCCCCAGGACACGAACCCTCCGCGCATCAGCATCCACATCCTCTTCCTTCACATCCCCGCCAAGCGATTCCGACAGAGACCAAAACTCTGAGATTATTTCATCAACACCCTTTACGAAGACAATCCGAGACGTTGTCACACCGCCGTCTGCCAAGATGTAGCCCACCCACTTGACCTCATTGTCAGAAATAGCCAAAGGCATCTCAGGTAAGGGCATCTCTCGCGAAGTCGCAACAAGATCCCCCTTCTTAAGCTCTCCGACTGGCTTGTATCCCCACGGTGTCAAGACAGGGTGATCAGGAGTTAGTCCAATCTTCTTCCCGCTCCCAAGCACGAGATCCCCCGCCTTCTTTCTTCCGCTTTCGAATACTTTGCACCCTCCACTCACTGTCTTCCGCTCATCCTTGTTGAACGTGGCGCACGCTTTGTACTTGCCAAAAGATGCAGCATCTTCTACAGTTAGCCTTCTCCCCATGACCGGATCATAAAGCTCGTTCACCCCTCGTTGGCATTTGCCAACTCCAATTCCGCCTGTGAGCACAACTTCTCTGAATGGATAATCAAACAGATCTATGAGATCTTTCTTAAGCTCTGGGTAGAGAGTCGAGCAAGACTCGCCCAGGTAATGTGGATCCTCTATGAATTGCTCCATAGAGACAGGCTCTCGGTGGTACAAGTGCCCGCGCATCGTCTTGTGGTGCTCTATCTGAATCTCCGGATCTTCGTCTATCAGGCCCATCACCAGCTCTAGCTCTGCGTCTGTCAGGGCGTCAACCATGTCACCGGCATGGGCCGCCAGCTCCTCCTTGGTTATTACAGACTTCTTTCTCCCCTTGCGTGTCGTAACTATCAACAGTCATCCCCATCTGCGAACTTGAGTTCGCGAGCTAAGCTCACCTCTTTATCTTCGGCTTCTCTGGCCCAGGAGGGAGAACTGAAACTGGGGCAGGCTTTTCGACCGGCGCCTCTTTCGCCACTGGCTTGTCAGCTGGCTTGATCTTGGCCTTCTTCTTCGCGGGCTTTTTCGCGGTCTTCTTCACTGGCTTGCCCTTGGCTTTCGCGACATCTCCGGCGTCTTTCGCGACAGGAATCGCGACAGACTCTTCTTTGGCCGTAAACTCAGCGTCAATCACAGCACCGTCAGGATCGGAAACCCCCATCTCAGTAGCAAGTCGCTCGACTGACTTATCTCCCGACACCTTCCGTATCGCACCAATGGCTGCCAGAACTCTATTTCGAGATACAGGATCGGCGTATGCCTTAGCTGCATTGTCCCCGTACTTAAGTCGTACTTCCTCCAGTCTCTCCGCAGAGACTGTGATCGTACCGATGTCCCGCGAGCCGACAAGTCCAAGATCCATTTTGATGTCGTGCATTCGCGCAACCACATTCGTGAATTCCCTCGTCATCCTGTCGACCCCAGGGTCAACTGCGTTCGCTATCCGCTCCACGCCATGGGCCAAATCAATCCGATACTGGAGCACGAGGATCATATCCTCCAGGCGCTCAAGCTCCTGCATTTTGTTGGAGAACTTCTTCTTGGCCTCTACAAATACCCTCGGCATTGCACCCTGGACCAAATCCCCGCTATCCTTAAGACTCTCCCTGTACCTGTGAAGGGCCATCACAACAGCCTGCTTAGGCACATCAAGATACTCTTGCATTTTGTCCTGTATCAAGTTGGCAATCGCGGTCAGCGGATAGCCTGCGCACACCATGTCATGGACAGTCTCGTAACACCTAAGATTAGCAATCCGCCCAGTTGGCTTACCCTTTAGACGTTTAGCTGCTTTACCCATTGAAGACACCAACTTCCAATTTCACAGTTTTCCTCCATCAGCCTACGCTCCGAACAGCATTGAATCATCAACACATATCACGACTTTACGAAGATCTCACCAATTAGTCACTCTTGGATAGTTTGTACTTAGTCAGGACCCATCCGATCCCCTTCAAGAGATACGAATCAGCCGACACCGGCTCGTCGACCCTACCGTCAGCCACATCGTATTCTATCCTTAACTCATCCAGAGATCTTCTGTACTCTTCGCCGTTACTCAGCCGAGCAACAAAGCTCCCCACACCGGAAGCAACGTCTATCTCGCAGTAGAACTTACCAGCGTCACAGCTAATGCCCGCACCAACGCGTCCCGCTCGCCCGCCTGGGGCGATCTTCTTAAAAACACTTGGGGTCATATTTATCTCATGTCTCCGAGGACACACCAGTCAAGAGAGCTGGCCACCCTCACTAAATCGCCGATCTCTTGCCCCTCCACTTCGGGGCACATGCAATCCCGGCAAATGAATTCCTCCTTGTACCAATCAACCGCCCTGGCTCCACACTCGCACTGTGAACGAAAAATCTTATACCGACTCGGCCTTTTACTCTTTCGCCTCTCAGCACCTTTTTTCGCCATGGGCAGCCCCTCCTTGTAATTAGCTTTATACCGCTGTCACTGTTTTTTTCCTCTCTACCTGTATCTCATACAAGTTTGAAACCTACAACAGGTTATTGTCAAACCCACCTGTCGGGACTAACAGATCTGATGCCCTCGACAGAACCTTCAATAATCCTCGTCCCCTTTCATACCGCTATCCATCGCGAACGTAATCTCCCCCGTCCGATGGTCCACCGACCAAGATTTTTTGCAATGAAAAAAACGATCCTTGCAGAGCCCCTTGTATGCAGGCTTAACTTTTTGGCCGCAAACGATGCACGGTCGCATACGGGGTCGGCTCACCCTTATCGTTATCTGATCCCGGCTGAATAGCAATCTCTCCTTGATCACTGAAACCTCCGCACCTGGCAAGCATCTCCAATGGGTCCAGCTCCTCAAGGCACCTCTCGCATATCACTATGCGCTTCGCTCGGTCGATAACGATGACGTCATGACCACATAGATCAGCCTTGCCCCTCTTGGAAAGGAACTTACTCAGACTGAGAATGCCGCTCATCTATCCATGCCCATGCGCACGTAGAACTCACTCATGGGCATCGTGAACCCAGCAGCACCCCTGTGTCCGCCGCCTTTACCGTTGCTTATCGAACGCGCAATCTCCCCGCAATGGACATGATCCGACGCCCCGTACAAGCTGGCTTCCACCCAGTCTCTCCCCCTCATCCTGTAGCTAACCAGGATCTCATGCCGAGGCTGAACCTTGGACTGAAACATCAAGCTATTGCCACGATGGTTTACCACCAATGCAGTAAGCTGCTGATCACCCTCTGGAACTGTCATCACCGTAGTGAATGAGCAATTCTCCATGATCTCAGCGTGGAGAGCGTCTTGCTTTTCGCACAGCATCTTCCCGATTCGGACCCCAACATGCTCCAGCGATGGTATCTCCTCGATTGACCCTTCCATAAGGTCACGCGCCTCTTTGAGGGACGGATCCAGACCTAGCCCATCAATAAACTGAGCGAAGAACCTAGCGAACCTCTTGCCATTGGATCCATCCAACATATCAACCCACCGGAACGTATCCCAGTCTCCTACCAGCGTCACACATCCAGGGACCTTCCGCCCTGGCCAGAAATACTCCCAGCACAACTCGCACGCTGCAACCTTCTCATTGTCCGAGGAGATCCTTACTCCGCGAACTGTGGACAGTTCCATCTTCTTCTCAGTATCAAGCGATGTCTTATGATGGTCTATCCATATGAGCCGATCGCCGAGCTTGTCAGCAAGCTCGCGCATCTCCTGATCAGGCAACGAAAAGTCAAGCATGTACACTTCGTCAAAGTCGTAATTGATCTTTGGGAGATTCTCTCCGTACTGGATCGAGTGCATCTTTATATCGCGCACGCCCAATTCGCTCAGCTTCTTGTGCGCTAAATACCCCGACATAAAACCATCTGCGTCGCGATGTCCAATCACCCACGTGGCTCCGAGCATCCTCGCCCTCCTTTTCATCGAACTCACCCTGTCCAATGTTCAACTGGCAATTAAAAAACTGGGCAACCTGTACTACGGTCAAATCTGTTTTGCAAACAGAACACGAACTTGAGTTCGCGAAGACCGTGTCGTCCATTTTCTACCTACTCCATGGCCACGAATTCTGCGTCCGTGTCCCTGTTGTTGGCGCTGTCGTCCGAGAACTCTAACTCGGGATAGCGCTTCGAAAGTTTGGCAATATTCGCCCTCATTACATCCTCAAGAGTCCATCTCTCCTTGCGAGCCAAAGATCGCACCCCGTCCACAATACGACTAAGCATTGAAATCGCCAGCCCTGGGGCTATCTCTCGACCATAGAAGATCCGAGCCTTGGCTATGGACAGAAGCTCCCCTGAACACACGACCATGTCCAGCTCCGCATCCCCGGACCATTTGCGACTGCCACTGTCGACCCCTTGTCCCACCTCAACGCTCGCGCCCAGAGCCCGACTAGCTAGGCCCGTGAACCATAAAATATCCCCAAGCTCTCCCAATACCTCTCGGCGATGCTCATCGGACATAGGACCTGGCTTGGCATCTGCTTTTCTATAAGCGTCCAAAAGCTCGCCCATCTCACTGGATATACCGATTGTACCGTGTAAGAAATCCACGAACTGCCTACTGCTCATCAACTCAGCCAGCCGCCCGGAGCTTGCCCCAGCATCGCTCGCCAGCTTCATCACAACATTGTCAACATAGTATTCAAACTTCATCTTCAACCTCTCTTCATTCATGCAACATTGCGACAACACTACCACGGGTCAACCACGACGTTAAACCAAAATCTCGCAATGCTATAGGTGATTTAAATGACGGAGAATCCTAGACCTCGGACTGCTC